ATTATTGAGTCGTATTGTGCAAGATCAACTGTTAGTTGTTTCATATAATCATCTTAATAGCCAATGCTATAATTACGCCTTGCGGAACTATAATTTTTAACCACCATCTCATATAATGTTTATCATTGCTTATTCGGCCGCACAATAGCAATGACCAGTACATTAACGATGAAATGGCCAATCCAGTTATCGCAACTTCACTAATGATGTGCAAATTTTGCAATTATCACTACTTACTTCACCTGTTCCAGTTTCATACCCCACGGATCGAACTCAAATTTCCCATCAGCTAAATTCCATACAATTTTCAATCCGTCACGTTTAGCGTCAAGCCGCTTTTCTATCAACGTGTCAACCCATACATATCTCTGTCCAATTGCTGGCGCAGCTGGCTTATAACCACCAAAAGCTTCATCATCAACATTGACACCAACGAACTCGCTCTGGCGCTTTATAATGTCCATGCCCTCAATTAACAATTTCCTGATTGTTGTGTCATTCATGAATGGTTGTAATGCAACATCAAGTTGCATTTTGTTTTTTACGACTACTTTTTCTAATCCTTTAATCTCTTTTTGCATCATCTTTACTCCAAATTTTGTGGATTACAATATTAAATGGGACTCTATCAAGCCATCTTTTAAATAATTCATGTAACATGTTTGACAATCTATGTATTACAAACATGCTTATGACGTAGTCTAATATATATATATTAAATAATTTAGGTGCAAATAGTGCAAAGCATGCAGATACCCATACTGATGTGCAATAACCGCAGTTTAATAATCTTCCCATAAAATTAGGAGACATTCTTGACAGTATGTCCCTAATACTAAACATTAATTCAGAACTAACTATAATCTCAGTAATAGCTTCTACGCATATTACAATTGCCACAAAACAAATTAGTTCGTTAATCATGACGATGAATATTTACATCTAGCATTGACACAGACATTCATTATATCATTTTTACGCGATTTAATGTTATATTTATTAACTTTACGAGTTGGCCAACTACATTTTACACACGACTTAGATGAGCTTTTTGGTGGTGGTTGAGGCTTCCTATTTCCACATCCGCCACACGCCATATAATTACCCTATAAATGTAATTTATTTATTCTTCAAACCATTTCTAATGGCGTCTATTCTTCGTTTGAATTCATCCGGATATGGAAATTTTGACAATTTCTTCTTAGTAAAGCGTTTAAGACTATTTTTAATCTCGTCTTTATTATGACATAATTCTAAACGTGTTAATAGTTTTTGTTCTTCTTTAAATTTTTTGACAAATCTTTCAGAATTATTTTTCCTTGTATGACACGACTGGCAGATCTTCCGCAAATTCGAACGATGACACCACAGCCTATCAAAATAAGTATTCAAGTCCACAAACCCAATTTCAGGGTCTATTACTGGTTTAATATGATCAATGGCTATTTTAGAATCCTTAGTCGACCGTTTCCAACAACTACAAACATCACACAAATGTTCTACTGCATCAACCTTATGGCGGGAGCCATCCTTTTTAAAACGTGGAACCTTACGCCGATTTTCCTTCATCAATTCTAAAATTATAGGTGAACGTGAAAAGGCCCTCCGCAAAGCTTGACGAGCAGCCATTATTGGGTTATAATTTTTCGAACGTTTCTTAGCCATACTTTATATTTGCAATATGCTAAGAAAATCTCCTCACTGGTCATGAGTGACCCCGATCATGTAGTGCACGGATGCAGCGGACCGCCCTAAGGCTTTCCCTATTTCTCGGTTTGACTTCCCACGGCGCTTCATGCCCCACGCGCGCGTTACCTCGCGCGGGGTCCACGATCTGCATCGCCGCGTTTTCATTGGGCCTCCACTAGCCATATCTTAGCAATAGCCGTCGCTGGCAACGGAGGAATAATCACAACTTGGATAATCCTTTTTTACAATAGCTCTAGCTTGAGTTTCATGCTGCTCCATACAGGCAACAGCCAACGCTGCTATTTTGCGTATTGTATCAAGACATATTTGTGTTGCTTCTGGATTAGTATTGCGAGTTGCTTGACTGATTCCCTGCCTAACATAGTCATCTATATATAGGATAAATTCTGTCGGAGTGTGTAATAAGTCAGGTGGGCTGCTCCATTTAGTATTTTGATAATCACGCTCTCCATCGATCAGTTTATAAACTTCTTCTCTTATCATTATATCCTCATATTATAACCCAAAAGCCGTTAACAGCACAGGTGCAAATGTCTTTAATATGAATCCACCAACAGTTCTTAGGACAGCAGCAAATGTCTGTCTTGCAGCGTCGTCCAGTGTCATTGCAGCACTTGCTATTTTAATGTGAACTTGTGCGTTTAAATCTCTAAGGTTCTCTTCATATTCTTTTTTCTTTAATGGATCATTAGTGCTGGCTATCAATATGGTCCAACGCGCATATTGTCCAGCCATGTCTTCTACAAACGCAGGAACGCCATCAGCATCCCAATAGTCCTTTAGACTTGTTTTTAATATATCTAAAATCTTAGCGGTTAGAGGCGTCCAATCAACAGATGTCATTCGTCTAATCCTTATCTAGCTTCTTTTTCGCTTGTTCAATAAGGTCTTTTAGATCATGTGCTGTTTTGGCTCTGATAAGTTTAGTACTCACATCGATCGTTGGGTCATTCGTTATATAATCAACATACCTTGAATGGATTACATCAACATACGAAGCATCAACAGCATTTACAAATACCTTGTCGAGACTCGAGCATCCACTCAAACAAATCAGCGCTGTCAAACAAATCAGATATTTTTTCATAGATTACCTATTTGGCCATCTAATAATTTCATATATGCCATGCGGATTTAATTGGTTAGATCCGCTAGACTGAGTTGGAACAACCGCAGTAGCAGCAGCATCCAGGCCATCAGCTACGCCATTAAAAAATGCCAATAATGCCATACGCGTTCTGTCACTCAACTTTTCAGCTGGATTTTGTGGGAGATCTATTCTGTCTGCTGCAAGATCCATAGCTAATTTCACTACATCGACCAATAATGGATCTAATTTAGTGGACAATAACACTAAAGCAGCATCGACAGACGACTTTAAAAGGTCCCCAGAGGTGCCACCAGAAAATACTAGAACTACATGAGTCCTAATCGTAGACGACACAACAGCTGCATTAGCTTTAAGGGCAACCACCTTATCAGGATTCTTGTTGAAAATCAGAGTAGCAACAAGACTAGATGTTGACTTTGAAACTGTGTAGACCTCATTTGCTAGATCTCCATCAGAAACATCAGTCGTCTTACATCCAACACCAGCCACAGCGAATAGCATTAACCCAACCAATCCTATAATTTTTATCATGACGATTCCTTTCTAATAACAATATTTATCACTGAAGATGTTTAAACGGCACAGCTAAATTATTTATTTCAGACATGACTCCACGCAATTTACATCTCTGTATTGTATCCTCTAATTGTTTCATGTCAAATGACACTTTGTCAGTCTGTTTTCGTTCAACGAACGCTAGATTGTCATGAAGACTAGGACACAATGCGAGGTCGATTATTAGCCTATTTAAATTAAACACACTGTCGCCAGCTACTTTACGTTCGCCATTTACAGTGGCAATGGCCTTATCAGATTCGAAGAATCTTTTTCTAGCCAACAGATCATCCACTAATGGCTTAACTTTAACCTTTCCAATTTGATAATATCCTGATATATTGTCTGATTTATCACCTATAAACGATTTTATTAAAACTGGATCGCGCTCTGGTTTGTCTTCTAATCCATTCCCACTCTTCTTTAATGGATTATACATCGAAGCATTGTTAAATCTGAATAATATCTGACGAAAATCGCCATCACTAGATACTATCAAATTTTGTTTGTTAAAATTTGAATGAACAAAAGCATATATCAAATCATCGGCCTCTTGACCGTCTTTAAAATATTGTCTTACATTCAGATACTTTAACATCTGAATTGTTACAACCATTTGTCGTTTAATCTCAGATTTGACGTCTAATCCATAATAATCATTATAAGCATCAACACGTTGTTCTTTATATGCTGGATATAGTTGCTTCCTCCATAATGTGTGGATTGGTGCATCCCAAAACATGTGTACTGATTTTGGCCTGAATTTATTAATGTAATTTGATAAGAATCTCAAGAAAATTATGAAATAATCATGGCCAGAACTCTTAAATCGTTCATCGGCATATCCAGCAAATACACTACGATATATGTTGTTTTTCCCGTCAATCAACATACTATCATGATTCATATATTATTGTGGCCGGGCACCATTACGATGTCCGGCCACAATTGATTTAATTGTCTCTGATGTCAGCCAACAGTCTGGTTAACTCTTCATCGTCTGGTGTGTCAGAAGCCGGTTTTTGTTGAACAGGCCTCTGAGCTGTTAGAGTTGCTTGCTTTACTGTCGTAGCTGGCTTCGCTACTTGTTTTTGCTGCGTTGTAGCTAGCTTCGTTTTCTGTTGCGCTGATGTATCTTCTGGCTCATCTATTAAAGTGCCCGAATCGCTACTAGTGGTGTTTGGCACACTAGACGTATCATTAACAGGCTGAGTTTCTGTAGTTGAAGATGCATCAGCCATCGATCTATCAGATTCAGGCTCACCCTTCAAAACCTGGTCTGCGAGCTTTGCTAATGCTTCACCATCACGCTCAGCAAATTTCAGGAACAAATCATGGCGCTGTGCAAGAACTTTTGGCATTGATGCATCTAGGTCGCCATCTTTATTCTTTATCATAGGTCCATAAGAACTATGCAAGAATTTTGACTGCTTATAATCATTGTAGTTGCCTTGATGCTTGATCTCTAGCTGGAAGACATAAGCATTTTCAGGAGAATAGAATAGACCATATGCCTGTGGGTCTAATTCATCGGCAGATGCATCACGCATCACTGTCGCTTCCATGATATCAAACACTGTCTTTGGCATTGCATACCACATGACCTTCCCGCGCAATTCTTGTGGGGTGCTAGAATATGGCGGGAAATAAATGTTGACAACATAAGATGACCGCGCTAGATATGTCTTAACAATATTCTTGCGCTGGACTTCATCATCGGTTTCAGATAGTAAGTCAAACCCTAATTGGCAAAATTTGCATTTACCATTGTCATGGATACGTGGACATTCAAGTGGCTTCTTATTAATCCAATGAGTACCAGCCGTAGTATACCACAGGTCCATGCTTCTAGAAGCCTTGCCAGTAGCACAAACATCGTCCGCTTGCAGCTGTGGTAAGACATAAAACTTATACTTAAAAACCTCATTCGGCTTGACTTGCGGTGGCACAAACTGCATAGGATCTTTAGCCCGTGTACCCTTCTTTTCGCGCATCTTCTTCCGAACTGCTTCTAACGCTTCTTGACGATCCATAAATTCCCTCTAATAAAATTCACTCGATAGTTATGTACTCTGATCAGAGTCACGCATTTCCTGTTTCTTAAATCCAGCCAGACTCCTCAGCATCTCTGATTTCATCCGCATTGCATCTACAACTGCAAATATTTTACTTAATGATCTATTTGCTAGTATTAATTGTGCTTCAAGTTTTTCTATTAAATCATCTGTCTCAATAAGATCTTTGACATCTGTTCCACGTAGTCTGACGCCCTCTTTTTTCGCTTCGTTTAATAGCAAATTGGTAACTTCTCCGCGTCGTCTTTTGACTTTTCTTTCAATTATGGCTACAATTTTTTTACATTCCGCTAACAGTATAGCCCAAAATGAGAATGATGCAGATATGTTTTGTAGTTCTTCCTCAAGCATGTCATAGTTTATATCAACGTCTGGTCGAACATCTCTGTCAATTATCTGACCATCGATATTGACATTAATCCTGATTAGCTGCCTAGCCAAATCATTGCCTAAATTATCGTCAAACCAAGACATATTACCTATACGTTTTAAAAAGTTTCCAATTACGCCATTTGTTACCTATACTTACTCTGAGAGGAAATAATGGATTAGAATCTATTATGCCGTTAAATGGATGTAACATCGTGTCTTTTACAAACTCGACCGTTTTTTTTAATAGATCTTTCCTACAACATAATATTACTGAATCATGCATTTCAGTTAAAATTAACTCCGGCATTTTTTGATGCAACTTTATAAGGACATTTTGCATAGCATGTGCTACACTGCCTTGAATAGTTGCGTTGAACACCGACCTATGGTTGTTTTTATTTAGATGAAATTTTCTACCAAGAATAGATGAAAGATATTTATCTATTTCGAGCTTCTCACATGAACTAATGATCCAGTTTTTTAACTGTGGATATAAGTCTAATATTGTATTATCATAATTAAGAGCATAAATGCTACTTAATAACGCTTTCTTGCATTCGTCTCGTGTGACATCAGTGTTTATCTTGGTTGCGAGATATTCATATGGATCAGACAATTCAAATGCTTTTTGCATTTCAATGTCGTTAGACATTATCGACGCCATACGCATATCAGCAGCTATCCAATCGGCATATACAAAAATATCATTGTCATATGATACTGAAGTAATATCCTGTCCATCACCCATTCCTTGTATGTTAAAATCAGATGTAGACGACCTTCCAGTAAATGTGTTAGTTCCATATATCGGATGGACTAACATTGATTCAAACAACACACCACGATTTTCAAGATCTTGATACACCAAGGTTGCGTTTGACAGAAGTGACTGCCACGTTTCTTTATGTGGCTGGGTTTTAATTTCAATAATTTTTGACATCAATATTTTCTTAAGTTCATCATTATTTGATTGTTTAGTGTCATCTGTGAATGGTATATCAAAGGTTTTATAATCTTTATTGGTTGGTAGACCAAATGCACATAAATGTGCTTTAAAATCATTTACAGCCACTTCACCATCAAACAACGAAGCGATGTATTTCTTTCGCTGTTCAACAGCGTATAATTTCAATCCAGAGCCTTGTAGATATAAGTCATATATGTCTACAGTGTTGTTAATGCTATCGTACACTATGGTAGCTAATGGCTTTGATGGTTTTTTGAAAGCTGTGTAGATGTAAAGCACCGGCCTATCTACGCGGTATCTTCTTTTTTCTCAGAGTATTCTTTAATTCGTCAACTTCGCCAGACTGCCGCGATGATTTATATGGGTCATTATTAGACTCAAGCAATCTTAAATCCATCTGTCGTTTGCAGTCTTTACGATTTAGGTAGCAATTTCCACGAACCCATGTTGTCAAGTTTGCGCCATATAAAGTTTTAACTGCGTTTTTACTACATACTGGGCATTTTATTGTTGGTGTCTCATTCATCCCATGTTGTATAGTCCATATTAATACCCCACCCTTATGCTTCTCAATCACAAGAGACTTTTTGATACCGCGTGTAAGTTGCTTAACTTTACAAGGGGATTTAGCAGAACATTGATAATTATAAAAAGCCACCTTAGTCTCCTTTGTATAGGCAATACTTATATTGCCTCATCTTGTTTAACATGCATAGATGGATAGTTGATTCGTGCTCTTACTGTTTTAAATTTCGGACCATTCCTATTTTTAGCAATATACAGTCTAACAATTCCACGTTCGTATTCATCAGGTGTTTGATTTATACTTACACAATAATGTACTGGCATCGCTTTAGCATACGACTCAGCAATTTTATTAACGCCTATTACCTCTCCATCAGCGTCAGACTTACCATTTTTATAGTTTCCGATGCCATCTCTGTTGGTTTGTGTAGCAGTGAATAAAAGAACTTTCTCTTTTTTTGCCAAACTGCACAATTCCTCTGATATGTCACCTTGAGAATTGTAATCTTTATCATCCCTGCGCTGCCGTCTTGGCATCATTTGTTCTAGATAGTCAACAATTAACACGTCTGGGCTCCAATTATTGGTGCGCTTCAGTGTCGCGATTAACTGATGTAACGTATCAACTGTAATCTCTGCTTGTGGAAAATCAACTATTCTAAGGTCTCCAGTAGTACTACTTTTAAGTCTAAAAAGTCTTTGTTCTATCGCTTCTCGACGATCATTCCTAGTTTTTATTATTTCATCTGTAAAAGACCCCATATAACGTTGCATTGTTTTAATTACTGAATCTTCCAACGTCACATGCAACACTTTCAAACCTTTTTCAACACATATCCTACCAGAATTTACTAACATCAAACTCTTACCAACGCCAGTTGGAGCAATCCACACAAAGACGTCCCCTTTAATCGGGCCGCCCTCATTAATATGGCAATCAAGTGCGTTAATTCCACATGTCAATTTTATTTCAGTGTCAGCCTGAAATAGTAAATGCACATTTTCAAAGAATTTAAGCCCGATATTGCTGACATCAGTTATTCGTCTAGCTTTCTCGAAGAGATCAACGAGAATCTCATAATCCCCATGTTGTAACGCTTGAAATGCTTCATCGCCATAAAGAAGCCCAAATGCTTTTTTTTGCGTCCATTGTAACAGTGTATCTTTAATTATTGGGATTTCTCTATGGTTTGATTCACGTTTGATTGCATTTATTATTGGCTCCCAATCATCGTCAACTGACAAACTTTTCCAAGCAATATCTAAAGCAAGCTCTCGTGTCGGTACGCAGCCATGTTTTTTGAATTGCTGTTCGATTATTGTGTAAACGTATTTATGCTCTCTAGCTTGAAAATGCTTCCAGCTTATATGCCTACCAATTTGGCTGAAGAATTCTGGCATATCGAACGCTAAAGATATTATAGCCTTTTCTTCATTGATTCCAAATGGGCGTTCTTCTATTATTTCTGTTTGTGTTAATTCCGATGTCATATCCTTAGCTACTACACGGCACTTGCTTCACTAGTACAGAGATTAAATTTTATGGTTAATAGTCTACTTATTTTTCTATCTAAAGCTGCTAACGACAAGTTTAATGCTGTACACTTATCAACTAATTCACGCTCTTTAAAAAAGAGTTGCATCGTTTGACGCAATCCGTTGTTAAACCTAGCTGATGTTAGGTCGAGCTCATATGTGAATTCTTGCGAATCTTGAACTCTATGGATACTAACAACTTTATATGTTTCAATGAACCCAATAGAAGCCGACGCTTTTATAAAAACAGTGTCACCAATTGCAAACGTTGGAGCACCAATTACTACAGGTGGCAACCCAGTGGTTTCACATTCAGCTATAAGATTTTGTGTTTTGTTAATACGTTGTTCAACATTTTTGATTGCTGTGTTAACAGCACTGCATAGTCCAATTAATTCAGATTCTTCAAACAATAATTCCTCTGGTTCTTTAAGGTCTATTCTATCCCCAACAGTCTGTTCAGCTGGTGGTTTTTGATCTATAAATATCTGATAGAGCCAAACATCTGCAGAGGCTTGTTTAATTGCACCAATCCTATAGGCTTCAAGTTCACCAAGAGAGGCCGACTCTGCAAGATAGACGATTTCATTAAGACTGAATATTGGAGCTGACATATTATACTTTCATATTATTAATTATGGATATCTAACATATTTTCATACTATTCAATTTCTATTGCACTCTCAGCTGCTTGGATTTCTTCAGCAACGGCTACTTGTTTTAATTTAAGCCGATCACGTAACTCAGTGTCCAGTAAGCTGATGCATGCTGGATTTTTTTCAAAATATTCAACTAATTTGGCTCGTCCAATAAAAGTTTTATTGTCATATTTAAACGATGAACCAGCCTTTTTGACAATATTTAGTTCTTCAGCTGATTGAATTAAACATCCAAGTTTATTAATTCCTTTACCATAAGTAATCTCGAATTCAGCTTGTCTAAATGGGCTTGCCACTTTGTTTTTCACAACTTTGGCACGAACTAAATTGCCAGATGGTGAAACTTCTCCTTTTTCGCGAACACCCTCGAGACGTCTAATATCAATTCTAACGCTAGCATAGAATTTTAATGCACGACCACCTGGCGTAACTTCTGGGTTGCCAAACATCATACCTATTTTTTCGCGCAATTGATTGGTGAATACGACAGCTGTATTTGTCTTATTTAAAATGCTTTTCAATCTGCACAACGCCTTGCTCATAAGACGAGCTTGTGCACCTGGATTGTGGTCAGCCATTTCACCGTCGATAACTGCCTGTGGTGCTAGAGCAGCAACAGAGTCTACTACTACCAGAGATACTTCCCCAGATTTTGCAAGACGCTCACAAATATCTAAAGCTTCTTCGCCAGAATTTGGTTGACTCAACAATAATTTAGTAGTGTCTACCCCAGGGCCACTTCTTGCATACAGTATATCTAACGCGTGTTCGGCATCAATAAATGCCGCTTTCCCACCAGCCCTCTGAACATTTGCAATTATTTCAAGACATAAAGTAGTCTTTCCACTGGCTTCTGGACCATATATTTCTGTTATTCTACCTTTTGGAATCCCACCTATACCAAGCGCTACGTCTAATGTGAATGCACCAGTTGATATTCCTTCTACACCTTTAACGACATAGTCCCCTTGTATAACAGCTCCATCCCCATAATCTTTTTTAATGCTTGCCAATACTTCATCAAGGCCCTTTGGCTCTTGTTTTGGTTCTTTTTGTGCCATTTTATTCTCCAATTTTATTCTGTTTATTTAAACACTCTTTCAATTTTTGTAGTGCCTTTTCTTCATATTCTTTTGAATCGACCCGTAATGGAATTTTAAACTTTTTGCATATACTCAAAGCATGCTCATATGTAACATTCATAAGCCGTGTTACGCTTATTACAATATCTATGCTAGCAATATTATCGACAAGATGATTCTTAATGTTATTTATGTCATATGATGCTATGATAGCTATATCTGATATTGGTACTTTTATTATTGTTGTTTGTTTTGCTAGTAATGCTTCACCGTCAACAAACCCGACTACGGACCATTCTCCCTGTGGTGAGGTAGCTCTACCAGTTGGCCCAGACAAATATCTGACATTTTTTGATGTAATTAATCTAACAACATCAAACTGATTGATAGTATTATTATTTTGGTTTTCCATTATCTAATCAAAGATATCGTGAGTATTGATAGAGGACTAATATGGCCCTTAATAGTACAGAAAAGCTTATTCTCGAAGCTGTTGCAGGCATGCTCCAGCAAGATGCTAAACTTGGTCTTTCTATTCATACAGGAGCCGTTGGATTTAATAAAACCACTGATCACCATTCACAATTTAGATGGGAAGGCATAGACGATTTATTTACGCTAAAAGTCGCTGGCAGCCCATTTAAAGATGCAGCTACTTCAGCATTTTTCGCAGTTCATAGTCATAAATATATAGATCATCCAACTTTTAAATTATCATTTGATAAAGAGATGAAAGCAAGAGCTATTCCAACAGCAGTACGTGAAGATTGTCTCAAGCATGTTGATAATATAGTTGAAGATTTATCAGCAAAAAAACCAAATGAACAGGATGCGGGATGGAGCCCACATCTAGCTGAAATAGTCGATATCACTTCACATGCAGACACTCGTACCGCAAAAATGACAGAACCCTTCACAGGTGGTGGTCCAGCTCCAGATGGTAGTAGAGACATGAAGATGAAATAATATGGGAATCAAAGAAGATCTTGAATCCATATTTAATGAAGACGTCCCACCAACTTCTGGTCGTACACCAGATCGTAATAACGGTGAAGAAGAGGTTATAACAGAACAGCCTCCGAAACTCGGCCCTGGAGCACAGCATTATTCTGGCCCATTTGAGATAATTGATGTTGTATCATTTACTCTAAATCATACAGCTGACGAATGGCAACAAGCAATTGTTGCAAAATTATCCGTTGATAAAAATGAATGTTTAATTCGTTTAGATCGCCGTGGAGCTGACAAAACAACAAAAAAAGAAAGCTGGACTACTGATAATATAGACATTATCAGTCCTGTTATTTGCAATGCAATCGCTGGCGGTAGTTTATACAAAGAAATAGTTGACATTGTAAATGAAAAACATGGTGGTAAAGTTTCTGGCAATGATCCTGGGCCGTTAAGATATAATATTAGAGAAAAATGCCAAGAGGCATGATGAAATTAGTAGCATTATACGAAGACTCATTGAGTGACAAATTGATCTCAGCTATCGGGAAACGATTTTTTAAAAAATTAGCTGATCCGCTTCGTCCAGAGAAATCAGGGAATGCTGCATCTAAATTATTACCACAGAGATCTGGTAATCAAGACACTCCATTAACACCTAGATTACGTGATTACTTTAATTCGCCTATTGGTACGGCAAATAAGATAGGATATGGAGAAATAGACAATACAAGCTCAAGACGTGCTAAATCAATAGAAGATACAGACAATCTTAAATACCCAATAGATCAAACACCAGAAGACAAACAGATAGAGAAAAAAGCACGCAAGGCATTTGGGAACCAAGCCATTTCTGGTCAGAAACCAAGATTGCGACTTTAGAGCGAGTCTAATTTTTCTTTAATAAGCGCACTTAGGAATGGATTTTCTTCTATGGTAATTTCGTTGACTATTTGATAGATATACGCACCACCACTGATTGGTGGAGCCTTGTATACTTCATACGTTAACTCGCTATCTGTAATATACAATTTTTTAATTGGCAGACCACCTAATTCAGTGAATTCGATCCCAATCCAAGGCTTTACCCCAGGAGATTTTAACTCTTCATCTGTAAGTTTTCTGAATCTATTCCCATTGATTTTGTAAAAATCTGCCATTATGACATTATCCCACTACCATTACATTTTGGGCAAGTTTTGTTCCCTATTTTAGTTGTTCCAGTACCTCTACATACTGCACATTCACGAATAGCATATCCGCTTCTGAAATCTGGTGATTTTACATTTGATTGAGACCCATGAGCAAGTGCTTTAAATCTTTCTTGTAAAGCTTTGTCACCACCAGTATTCACAACATTTATTTCGGTTGTACCAGCTTCGCTTACTATCTTCTTTGGTATTGCTGTCGGTGTTCCTGCACGACCAGAAATGGTTTGCTCTTCATGTTCAATTATACCAGGTGCATCATCAGATATATCATATGGTTGATGTGAATCCAAATTTACGTCACCATTTGCCCCTTTGGCAACGATTGGCACGTTGACAGGTCTTACATTCACTTTTCGTAGAGTTTTAACGGGGACGGCTTGTGGCTTTGCCTGTCTTTGTTCTTGTTCTGGCATTGTGGCTGTTTTTATAGATTCTTGTGTAACAATTTTACTTATTGGTACTAAAGTATATCCAATCTCAGCGGCTTTCCGTTCTAATTCCACTATTGTAGACTCTCTTTGTTCGACAGCCTCTCTGACCAGCTTTGGTGATGCAGTCTCCTCGTGTGATTGGCATATGTGAACTGTTTTAGCGCCTAGCTTGGTGGTAATTTGTATTGAACTTGTTAAATTTTCTATTGAATCGCAAAATATACATTTGTTCATAAAAATCCTCATTATATTGTACGCGTAACTAATTGTATGACATCTCAAAGAAAAAAAATTGAAATAATAAATGTTAATCTTGATATCGACATCGATGCAGAAATTAAAAAACAATCAACCATTGACCACACAACCCGCGCTAAAATTAATAATATAGTTAATCGCGCAAAGATTCGTACCCCTGATAAGAAGATAAGCCAAAAAGATGTCGAATGGAATGATAAATTTGAAAAATTATTCCAAATTATGGCCCCACTAGACAGTCTATTACCATTACCAGACATCAGTAAAGAAACGGTTGTAAGCATTTTAGAGATCACAGCAGACCAGTTAGGGGCTATTTTAACTAAATTTAAGAAATTCTTAAGAGAATCTAAGCTTGGCAAATTTGTAGTCATAATTGGCAATTCTCGCCACAAAAGAACCTATGCATTAAAGAGGTTCTCTTAGCCAATTTATTACTAATCCAATTGCAAATCCAACAGTGAGCATAAGCGCTACAGCCCAAAATGCGGTTATCAATGCCGTCGCACCATACCAAAATGAATCAAAAAATTGTGCTTTATGTCTTGACGCGGCTTGATTGACTTTATGTTTGTCCATTTTTATTCAACCTCTTGATCATCTCACATAAAACTCGCATATCAGCTTCAAATCTTTTCTTTCTATGTTTATCAGCCATATTTCTTGGTGATGGATGATAGACAGGATATACATTCACATCAAATTTTGATTTAACTATCTTACCAAGGCTGTCCGAAAATGACAATGATGGACATAATGATTCAAATGCTACAGCCCCAAGCGACACAACAATAATTGGTCTTAATAATTTAAGTTCTATCGTTAAGAACGGTTCGCAAGCCACAACTTCATCAATTTCTGGCTTTCTATTTGACGGTGAATAACATTTAACAACGTTTGTTATATAAAATGTACTTCTTGATAATCCGTTTCGTTCTATTATTTCATCAAATATCTCACCAGAATCGCCAATTAATGGCTCATCACCAATACATTCATTATATCCGGGGTTTTGTGCTACTACCATATATCTTGATGGATTCATGTTGCTAAATACATGACATTCCTCAAGTTTGTTATCATGTTCATGCTGCATGCGACCTAATCTGCACATAGTACATGATTTACATGTTGCACGTAATGGCCGCAGCATCAACAATTTCTCAAGCTGATCTTCTGAAAGTCTATCACGGTTCTGTCTATTCCAATCATGATATTCTATTTCTCTCATAGATCGGTCTTGTCTGTGATTAAAATCCATATTTATCCTATTTGCAATTTACAGATGCGTTTAATTGTGGACGCAATATCAACAAAATAATCCCACTGTGCATGACAGCCAATTGGTGATATATCATCAAGTTTTACTATTGGTGGCGCACCAACTGGGATTGCCTTTTTAAGAGACGTAGTGTTTAATATTTCTAATTTGTCCTTTAAAAATGCTCCAAGGTATCTCAATGGTTCGTTCAAATCACGTAAACAATGGAATATATACTCATTATCACTGATCCTATTAACTTTATAGAAATCAAATAACTTATCTGCGACATATACTTGTTGCGCCCCCTCAAAATTTAATGATGGCGTTTTTATATGATAATACCAACAGTCTTTGTATGGCAATACTGCGTTATTACCAACATATTCATACAATACATCTAAAGGAATAGTGCTAATAATATGATCATATTCAAACGTGCCATTTTGCATCTTCAAACAATGATCACGTATTTTGTCGACTACCCCAAATTTTTCTATTGATGTTAATATTTCTGTTTTGAATTTTTCAAATAATAGTCCATATAAATCGCTGGCTTTAGTTGTATGCACAACTAATTCACTGCGCAATAGTCGTTGTGCGAGTGGATGCTCATCCTGTCCAAATAATTTATCGATAAATTCTAATTTAACAAATGATTCATCTGAAAATATCAATTCACCACAAAATGAGTATGCCATCTGATAATGGCGTGCGTCTGTCGAACGCCCGATATTTGATAATAGCTTCACTGTATCGTCCGTGCGGGTGATAAAATCATCAGCTATTGGTGGCGAATGCGAATAAAATCTTGACTTGCCGAATGGGATTAATTGCCAACCATCGCCAAGAATTTCCCTAGCAAGCAAGCCACCAATACCACTGCCAAGAATAAACCGTCTAGGCATAATTGTCAGTTGATAATAACTTATCTGCGATTGGATCAACAAATGTTGGTAACTGCATGTTGCATTCTAATATTTTTGGCGCACCAATACCACATTCAGTGCACATCACATTTGATTGTGAATTATTACATTCATATAGATCGGACGGTGAAAACATCAACAATTGTGAACAATATGGACATGTTGTAACATACTTTGTTGGAGCCCCACTAGATTCTACCCACTCAACTGGTCTTGCTGTGGTTTTGTGATCTTTTACTATAATATCTAATAGATCGAATATGTTCATGACCAATCTCCTTTTTGTTTTACGCTTTGACGTATTGACATGGCAGTGTTCGATAAATCAGTGAAACAAACATCGTCAATGTTAAAATCCATAAAATTTTTCTGTATAAATAACGGTCCATCCTCTTTCTTTTCTTTATCAACAACAACTTTATGAATCAACATTCTATGATATACAAACGTTCCACGTAATAATTTCGGGCAATAGTCGCATTTTATTGATGTTTGGTCTACTTTCGATATTATAAATTTACGAACTTTAGTCTCTGTATCTAGATAACATTTTTCGCATACGTCGATATCAAGGTCGTTACCTTGGTTGGCAGAAAGACCTACATTAACAACAATCCTGCTGGATTCAAATGAGTAATATGTGAAATTATTTTTAAAAATTGTGCCACAAGTGTCACAAGATATCCCATCTTTTGTTTTAAGTAGCATCGACCGGCTCCAATGGTATGACTATACTTCCTGAGCGAAGACTAAAACTCTTAAATTTATCCTTCCAAGATACACGCATCCGAACACCTTTTCCTTCATGTAATGTGTCTTGACCATTCGATAACAAATCATCAGACCAAACCATCACCTTTGCATTCTCAGTTCCATCTGTGACTATTAACTCAGCGAATTCTGTTTTTTTCTGACGAATGGTAAATTTTTCAATGTACGCTTCTAATATGCCTTTCTCGCGTGCGTCTGATATTGTTGTGTCGTACCCATGCTTGAATAAATTCATTGGCGAATGAATGCAATATCCTAGATATTGTCTTTCAAATTGAAGCAGTTCCTTCAATGCGAAGTCACTGTTGACCAATGACATCACATTGTCCCTAGTTAATTGCAGATACTTTGCTGATTCATAAACAGCATCGTCAATGACGTTAGGTATTACATATTCATCACGCCGAAATAACATCTTTGGTAGCCATTTAGCGATCTTTGGTGGTATTACTTTCCTAGTTGGATATTGTTTCCTAAATTCATCAGCCTGACGTTTTCTCTCTACTTCAATTTTATCCATCGGCCATGCATACGCACATTTGATAAATCTTCGCATTTCCTTACTCTCATCGTCGCTTCCATATTGATATTGATACCACGTCCATAATGCTTTGCGATTGCTATGTTTATTATCAAATGCACCAAGCTTAATTAATCGCTCACATGCAATTTTATTCTTGCTAGTTTGTAATACGAAATCATCAATATCTTTATATTTAACGCCATTTGAAGATTTTTTAGAAAGATTTTCTGCTAATTCACCATTCATGTTTTTGATACTAGTCAAGCCCGGCGTTACTATTTCTTTATTAATAACAAATTTCATGCTTAGATTATCAATATCAATTGACCCAAATGACACCCCTTCTGCTCTTGCGTATCCCATATACTTTGATAATCTATCTGTATCGCAATCAGACATGACGGCCGCCCACCATTCAGCTTGGAAGTGAGCTTTTAGATATAAACATCTATGAGTAATCAATATATATGCAGTTGCATGGCTGAGGTTGAATGCATAACGGCCGAATGTTTCCATTTTTACCCACCATTCTTCAGCTCGTTCAACCCCAATGGTTTTTGATGCTCCAGCCACCCACTTGTCTTTAATCGGTGCTAATTTGTCAGTCCATTTTTTAGAAACAGCCTTCCTAGCAGCCTCTGCTTCAGGAACAGTAAATCCTGCTATGCCCCTCCACAATGATGCCAATTGTTCTTGGTAACAGCATACATTAAATGTACTACGTAAACGTTCTGTTATTTCTGGATGCTCATCGTCTTCCCATTTTTCATCGCCGTCACGCCTTCTAATATATGATTCGACCATTGGCAGCGGTCCAGGACGTCCAAGCGACGTGTACACAACCAAATCATTAAACGATTTGACACCACCTTTTGCTAAGATGCTTTTAGCTAACTCAGTCTCAAACTGAAACACTGTTTCTGTACGCAGTTGTCTAGCTAAATCTAGAGACTCTTCATCATTCAATGATATAGCACTTCGTTTACCTTGTTGGTCAATTAACCATCCAGCTCGGTCTTCTGCTGGATTTATATCTGACCATTCTATTTTAATACCACGGTTTTTTTCAATAAGTTCCAAGCACGTTTTTATATATAGTAAAGTTTTCAATCCAAGCAAATCAAATTTCACAAATCCAAATTTTGATAATTGTGGGCTATATCCTTCTGTCCACGCGCTTGTCCATCGTTCACTACAGATAGTCATTGGAATATGGTCTTTTATTGGGACACTTGATATAATTAGTCCGCCTGCGTGTCTTCCTTGTGCCTTTATTCCACCTACCATCCTGTAGGCCATTTTTACTAATTGCGAATTTGTTTCTGCAAAAACTCTGAAATCATTATATTCAGCAATTGCTTCTTTATATTCAAGATCATCAAATTCATCAGGTAAATTCTTTGTTAATCTTATTACATTTTCAACATCATATCCAAGCGCCCTCGCAGCATCTTGTAGCGCAAGTTTTGGCTTATATGTCTGCCACAGCCCGACGCTACATACTTTGTCACTGCCATATTCTTTTGCAGCAAAAGCTTCAACTTTTTCTCGCGTACCAGGCAATAGATCAATGTCAAACATCCGGGAAGTCAGTCTGGTATTCAATCATGTGACTAATCCCAACACCGATTACACTCACATTTTGGATTGAATATCCATCTGATATAACTTCCCGGCACTTACCTTTCTCTATTGATATATTAACAATTTTAGACATTAACGTCCTTATAATCTATTACTGACTTATGTAACTGTGGCAATTCAATCCACAGATTTGTCAAAATATTACCATCGCCACTGACGCTAAACGAGTTCATCACCAACTTGCAAACTAATCACAGATTTTGGCCCATTTGGTGTTTGTATTGTGCATTTACTTGGTATTGTAATTTTTTTACCGTCATCTAGTGTCAATATTGTAATATCACATTCAACCCCGGAATTATCTAATACGAACGTTCGCTTTTTTATTGGGTCAACATCTGTTACATCTAACAAAAATGGTAAAACCAGCCCGTTTTTATTATCGTTGAATTTCCTATCAGATATGGCTATATCTATCCAATAATCTGAGGCTCCCTGTTTTTCGATTTCAATTATCTCAAATTTAAGGCGATTTAAATATTCATGAGAATAACCACTACATTTGCTTATGGCTGTTTTTTTTAATTCATCCCATGAAATCAGCTTCTTAGATTTGTTATTCATTACATAAAGCTCTAGTTGACTCTTGTATTCTACGTAGAGAATCTGACTTGCCAATGTTTATAACTAAATTCTTGAATTCATTGGCAGCATTCCTGACAGCATTGACTAAATCAATGTTTTTTTCAGGCTTCGACTTGAATTGTTTTTCATCATTCTTATCAAGCATCCTCTTCAGGTATGTATTACATGTCATAATTGACACTTCTGAATCCTTATTTGCTATACACTTAAATGCGTATTCAGCAGCATGCAATTCTGCTACATTCAAATTTCCAGATTTTAGTGCGATGATTTTTTCATATTTAGTATCACCACATTCCATCATCACACCAAACGCAGTTTTCCCATTATTAGAGTATCCATACACTGTTCCTTCAATTTTCATTTTATATGCTCCTTTATAGCCGCTAATGACTGCTTAATGTAATCAACCGCCCATTTTTTATACTCAAAAACTCCTGCTGGTAATGGTTGTGGCATTGGTGGTAGATTTATAGATTTATTATTAGCGTGTTGAATAATAGCGCGCATCATCCCGTTTAATGGTATTGTCATTAATGCAATTAAATCATCAGCTAATTTCTTTTTTGTATCTTGGTCGATAGTTTCACTCATATTAGCTAATGCTATGTTTGTTACATCAATCCATTTGAGATAATATGGAACCAACGATACTTCTTCGTTCTCATTCTGGCGCATTCCGCTTGTGAATAAAGTTAGCAGCGCTGTTGTGGATTGTGCTTCAGCGGCCAGTTGTTTAATATGTTCGTTAGTAATTTCATTCATATTACATCTTCACATTCAACATAAATCCACCTCTACTTGGGCTTAAAAATCTATCAAAACTTAATCCCCACAAAAGCGGGTCAAGCTCATGAATCCCCAATAAATAACAAATTAAACTACCGCCAGCACTACCACGTGCAGGACCAACATCATATTTATTATCCCTAGCGAAATGCACTAAATTTCTTGTTATTAAAAAGTATGATGAAAATTTTTTCTCTATAATTCTCGCTAATTCTATCTTAGCTTGCTCAACATATGTAACCATACATCCATCAACAACATATTTAGTTTGATTATTATGCAATCCTTTTTTTATTAATGACTCAGCAACCAATTGTTTAATCTTTTGATCTGCTCCTTGTATTTCAGGCAATTTAGGTGTCAGATCGGGCTCAAATTGCTTACATTTCTCAGCAACTTCCATTGTGTTGTCGCATGACTTTTCAAACCAACCTATTTGATCATATTTGTTATAGCTATGTTCTATGAACGTCTGTCTGAATTGGGCTCTTGTTTTAAAAAACCCCTCATCTGAATCTACATGGAACAGATTTGGGTCGTCAACTGTTGTTCCTTGCTCAACAGCCATCATAGCCTTTTGTAATTCAAAATCTGCACGATGAAGATAATGGATATCACCAGTCATCACAGCTTTTATACCTGTCTTCTGAGAAATAGCAGAAACTTGATAAAATACTTCTTTTGCTCGTGCTATTGACTCACCTGGCATTTGCAATTCTAAGTAGAAATCCTCACCAAATGCTCCTTTGAATTTATTAACATAATCAACGGCCTTCTTATAATAAACAGTAGCACTGCTATCATTGTTGTCCCTTTTTTCTGAGCCTAGTCTTAATTCATGGCAAACTGGCCCATTTAGACATCCAGAGAGGATTATTAATCCTTCTTTATATTTAACAAGTTGGTCAAACCACGTTCTTGGTTTATTATAATACAAACCCATTTCATAGCCATCATGCAGTATATTGATTAGATTTTTATATCCAGTCATGTTTTTGCAAATTACAGTGACATGCCTATTGCGACGATATCGATCAACAAATTCTTTATCTGTAATTTTTAAAGTGTTTAATTGAATCCCTTTATTTTGATATTCCTTCATTTTTAAATGAAAGTCATTTAGATATATCTCACAACCTGCCGCCAGTTTTATTCCATGTTCTTTCGAAGCCCAATATGCATCTGGCAAACCTGCCATGCTCCCATGGTCTGTGAGCGCAAAATTCTTCATGCCGACTTGTGCACATCTTTTAATGTATTGTTCAGGTGTTGACACCCCATCAAGTGTAGAAAACAGACTGTGTGTGTGTAAATGTGTAAAGTCGCTAGGTCCAGCATACTTTTTAGCTGCAAGTTCTACTCCAGCTAAATCATCGTCAACGTTCATGTGATTTTATCTGCCTATCTACGTTGGAATCGACATCTTAGAGATTGTAGTCTTATGATCACAAGCTTTTAATTCTACACAATCGTCATTTGTAGTAAAATTATCAAATTCGTTCTTATCAACTGGGATCCAACCAATATGTGTTGATATCCAAATCAACCCTAATCGATCAATAAATGGCATAACGATGGAATGCTCTCCACCGAAGAAAACTGCATGCATCCCATCGCCGAAGAATGAAGTTAATACATCGATTTTAATCCCACCACTTTTAAAGAATTTTAATGGAGAATCTGGCGTTGATATTATCATTTCTTTAATAGATGTAGAAAACACAGCAGACATCGTCGCCGACGATCCAGGCCAACTATTCATGCTTCACTTCTGGATTGTATAATTTCTTTAAGACATCGTCTTTTGACAATGCTGACTCAGAGAAAGTATCAATACTATCATTATCAACAAATTCTAAAAATGCTTTCTTGTCAAATGCAAACCATGCATTGCCATTTTGCATCCAAATCATGCCAAATTTATCCATAAATGGTATAAATCTAGCTCCATCATTACCCATAATCACAAGCGCATTAACCCCAGGACTGAAGAAATCAGACAATATTTCAGCTTTATTGCCATTCTTTGAAATTTGTGGTGGGGCATAATGGGTATAAATTCCAAAGGTGGGATAAGTCCCAGTTGATGTCACACTTGGAGTCACACTTGGAGTCACACTTGGAGTCACGCTTGGAATGGTATAAGTCCCAGCTGGAGTCACACTTGGAGCCGTAATTATTTGGCCTACAGTGTTTGAGTCACTCCAGCTCCATGAGGCTACATTATTTTGCATAAAAATATAATCACTTACCATCTATTTCTCCTTTGCTTTTGTTAGTAGTGCCACTGCAATTTCATGTTCAGACAGCCCTAAATTTATCAAACAAAAATCCTCCATGCCTTCTGTAACCATCGTTTTAGCCATCTGTGTGCCTATTTCAGTAAAGACCTTGTGCCCTGGGCTTATTTCAAGATATCTGATTAATTCAACAAATTGAGCACAATTATCAATCTTTTCCTGTTCATGTTTAAATTCATTTGCAATTTTCGTATCTATAGTAATAAACTTCATTATAGCATTGTGAACTTTTTCTTCTTGATCTCTTACCTCTTTTGTCTTTGCTGGTCGCCAAACATCCCCAACAAGAGCTTCAGCAACATCGTGGAAAAGACATAGCGTAGTAAATTCATGCTGGCTGATTGACCAATTTTTATCATTTTTTGTATATGTGTACCACGCACTACCAATCATTGCTGCTAAATAGCTATGCATGGCAATCGAAATGTTAGACCCTGTTTGTACCCTGCCGAAATGTTTCACGAAGTCTAAAGCGTAAAAACAGCCAATAGTTAAACCATCACCATTATTGTAACACTGTCCAGTGTCTAAAACTGTATCGTCTAGGCGTGTTCTCATTATATATTACATACGCCTAGAACTTAAATTAATGACATTACACTGATGTCATATCATCGTCATGTTTTTCAACACTTTGCCATGGAGCAGCATGTAATGCTTCAAGCACACTTGTCAATACTAATTTTATCGACTGTGGTAATTTAAGCCTTTGTGTCATCTCGGCCAAACTCAAGGTCCAACGTGTCTGCTCTCCACGATCTAAAACTGCAATTTCAAGTGAATTTACCCAATCTATTAATTCATCTTCAGTCGCATTTTGCAAATATTTTTCTAATTTGTCAATCTTTACATTCCAAGGCTTTTCCATTATTGATATAAATGTATCCATATCTTCAGTGATTATCCTAAAGCATTGGTTTAATTTGGTCTCAAAATCAGCCATAGTTATAATATTTTTATTCAATTATACTATTGCTAAGATCGTTAACTAGCTTCTCTCTCAATTTTATTAGTCCACTAATTCTGCTAAGATATATTTGTGAATCACTATCAGAAATAGCTGTTGGTGGGTTTCCATGTACTTCAGCAAATACTCCACCATAATTAAACACAGATGATGCCAATAAATATTTCTCAGCTAACGCTCTATTACCGCCTGTCTTTTGGCCATCTCTAACCTGAGTAGAATGCGTACAATCTAATAATACTTTATCACAATGATTTCTAATCTCAGATGCTGCGTCAAAATCAACCAGTAATTTGTCATATCCAAACATTGTACCACGATCTGTGATCCAAACTGTAGCTTTGTTGTTTTTAGACTTAATCTTGCTGGCAAAATATGCTGTGTCTTTAGGGCTCACCCATTGTCCACGTTTAACATTTACAATATTAAAATATTTGCCGCATTCAACTAACAAATCAGTTTGCCTACATAAGAATGCAGGGATTTGAATTAAATCAACGTAGCCAACTAATCTCTCCACTTGGCTGCAATCATGGACATCAGTTGTTAATTTTATATTAGGCAGGATTCGCTTTAATGATGAAATAAACTCTAATCCCAATTCTAACCCAGGACCACGGCTGCTTGTTATTGTTTTTCTATTTGCTTTATCAAATGATGCCTTATAATACCAATCCCTATTCCCCATTATATCATTCAATGATTGAGCGGTGTTGATATAATTATTATAATCCTCCATAGAACAAGGACCCAATATCCATGTAAAATCACCCACACCTATAGATTAAGACTTAGATTCAGATAAAAGTCTTACCATTTTTGGTGCAGGTTTTTGTGTTTTATCGTCAATGATCCCAACAATAAGTCTTTCTGATACTAGCAAAAACTTATCACTCCCAATTGTCATATCGTCGCCACCATGCGCTATAAGCTGCACTATGTCGCCGACTTTAGCTTCCAGCGGTGTAATTGTACCTTCCGCAGAAACTTGACCTCTTCCAATAGCTACCACCTCAGCTGTCCTAAATTTCGCAGATGATTCTGGCAAAACTATACCACTTGGTGTTTTTACTTCTTTTTGGTCGTGCAGCTTTACAAGCACCCTGTCGGCGAATGGTCTGAATCCCATAATATTACTCCTTAGTGTTGTTAGACAAAAACATGTTCATAGCATTATTAAGTTTAATGTCGCTATTATCTATAACTATTTGTGGCACCATAGAAAACCATTTTAACACCACTTGAACTTCATTCTCTGTCATAAGAAGGCTATCATATGTATTTGGTTTTTTGCGTAATATTTTAATTGCTGAATCTATCTTGCCACTCAGAGTACAGTCAATTTTAATACGTTGTGATTTATCGACAAATGCAAACCAATCACTGACATTTCCACAATCCTTTGCAGCAACAGCAAATTGTCTCGCTTTTGTCTTCATAATCACACCATAATTATATCTTAAATACTCGTCACGCCATACGGATGAGTACTTAATTGGTGCATAATATCGCCGATAACGGCTATGGCATTAATAAGCTATCATCAATCGCCGAAATAGCCGGGCATTAATAACATGATATAGCTAATAATTTGGCCGGGTAATTTATGTGCAATGTACTTATGTCGCCTTACGGCCAATAAAATTGGTTCTTTACAATTTGTTATCCTAGTCGAAGTGATTTAGAGATTCACCATTTATGGACCCCCTGCTGGACTTATTGGTCGTGACTATTTGCAGTAGATGAATAGCATCGCTTCTCGAAAGAGAGAGGGGTAAAATCCTCCACAGTAGTGGTATGTAATACGCGCAGCCTACAAACGTCTCCATTAGAGACGGGGATTTTAAGCTTCTGGCAAACCGGATAGAGAAGATTGAACCCATTCTAATCTATAAGACTAAGGATAACAATCCAATCCTCCAATCCATCTAAGGGGAAAGCCTACCCTGGCTCCCGGATAGAGAAGATTGATAGGATCCCCCAATCCTAATCCCACCCTCTATATGTATAGTATTTAATCAACATGCCCTATGGTCAAGATTTGACAGCTAAATGGCTGAAACTGTTCCTCCCAACCACACCCCTACTTGTAAATTATAGGCCCGACTGGCCACAAAAATTAGGATTAGATTTTTACTACCAAGACTTGAGAGTTGGTATAGAATTTCAAGAACATTACACGCCAACATCCTCCCAGAAAATCAAACTATGTCACCTCAACAATGTTGGTCTAGTTAAGGTTACGCCATTTGACCTTAGAAAACTCAAACTGATGAATCGCATATATAATAGAATCAGAAAATTATCAAGATGGTATGGTAAGGTAAAGTTGCCACCAGTTTCATTAAATGACCCACAAAGTGTGACTCTTGAGTCTAAAGGACAAGAATATGTTAAGCAATTACGTAATCTCCCGCGCAAAAAATCAACAAGAGCGATAGGCAATTATATTAATCGACAACCAAACACAATCCTATATAATCGATTTGAAAAGTGGATTAGAACACATCCAGAAGGAACATATGAGGATTTTTTAATCCACGCTCGCAACTCCATCCCCACGCCAAATCTATTATAGATGCCTAAAGCATATACAATCATATTAAAGCCATTATCCAATGAACAAGCTTATTTGTTAAAAAAGATCCGCTTTATTACCAGCCAAATCCAATATAAACAAAGCCAATTATCTAAATTGTTATCAAGGATTTGCAAATTCGCCTATTGGACCAAACGTGATCGTGATAATTACATTTACCATCTTGAATACGATTTACAGGAAATCTATCCGGAGCTTAAAACACATAAAGCTAATCTATTAAAATTAGAAAACGATCCTAATGCAAAACAACGAGTCATTTATGCTGATTTTGTTAAAGTGATTGATGGTGGAACATTATTAGCCGGTATAGACCCAACACATCGTGAATCAGAAGTTAGGGCTATTACAAGCAGGCCAAGATCCCACGGCAAATCATTACAAATCCGTAAAAACAACCCAGAATTTTATGATGTAAAGAATAGTAGGGTGTATGATACTAATGATAGACATACTAATTATATTATCACTAAAAAATTTAATAAAATCCTATCTATTAATCTAGATAATATAATTTCAATAAATGGCAAAAAGACCAGTAATAGAATCGATCCAGAAAGAGGTTTGAAACACTTAGATGTTGAAAACGAAGGATTAGACTGGATAAATGAGATAGCTAAATTTGTTGATTAATTCTACGTCGAAAACGACTTCCCGCAGCCGCAGTTACCCTTGACGTTCGGATTCTTGATCGCGAAGCCGGAGCCCATGAGGCCGTCCTGGTATTCGAGAATCGAGCCCGACACGTGCAGGACGCTGCGCGGATCGATGTAAACTTTCATGCCGCCGTTCTCGAAGACGCGATCGTCGGCGCGCTTCTCGTCGAAATCCATCAAGTACTGGAGCCCGGAGCATCCGCCGCCCTGTACGCCGATGCGCAGGCCGATCGTCGCGGGATCCTTCTTTTCCTGCTCCATGATCGACTTGAGTTTCCCGGCCGCCACGTCGCTGATACCGAACGCCTGGCCTGGAAGAGCTGAGCTAGTTGATTGGTTCCCGCATCCACCGTTTCCGCTAGTGTGTTCGTCCATGGCCCCACCTCTTAATTCTCATTGCCAGTATACACAACCGTATGTTCATACATTTCATCAACTCTAATCATTATTTTCATACCAACTTTAATATTTAGATCCTCAGAGAGCCACATTATAGCCCTGCCACATTGACATGTAGCTTTGTGTACTATATGTCCACCCACCCATGGTATTACTTCTGTTATGTTAGCATAATGAGAAGTTTCCTTAATAACTGGTATCTGGTTGATCAACATTGTAAACAAACCAACATAAATTAATGAAAGCCCAAAAACAAGTTTCAGCTTCATTATTTCCTCATACTTTTCAGTTTTCTGAGTATCGGGTCATTACGTCTTAGATCGGCTTGACTCATCTTTTCTATGAATAATATAGAATTGATATGGTCCATTTCATGCTGTATTACTCTAGCTGTTAACCCGGAAAATTGTTCAACAATATGGCCAGTTGGGGTATCAGCACTTATTTCAACATCAATACTTCTTAATATCCATCCAACCATACCTGGAAAACTAAGGCATCCCTCTATATTAGTCTCTTTTTCTTTTGATAGCTTGACCTGAGGATTGAAATATATTCGTTCAGAACTTTTATTTGATGGATCCCCAGATATATTCATAACAAACATTTGTAAGTTTTTACCGACCTGCGGGGCTGCAAGTCCTACGCCATCTGTTCTATACATTAATTTAAACATTTCCTTGGTCATGTCGTCTAGCTCGTTTGTCCATTTAGCTATTGGCAGATTTGTGTCTGTTAGTCTACTATCTTGGTATATCAGGATATGCATATTTTATTTAGTTAGACGTATATAAAATACTAAATATATTATTACATAGATCAAAGATACCATATAATGATATTTAAATGGCTTAAGAATTTGTTTGTTAATAATAATAATTATTGTTTTAATGCTTATGAGTTGAGACGTGCTGAACATTTACTGTCGTGTGACGTTTGTATGGAATTGTTGTACTTGAGACATCCAATTAAACGGTTACGTGATGTAAATCTACATATAGATGGATTGATAGTAATAAAAAATGAGGATAGACAAAGACATACCACTGGAATTGTACAAGGACCTATCAACGCTTCTACTTCCGCCAAAGATGCTAAAGGAAGTACTGGAGACGATAAGAGAGCTGAAGAGCATATCGGACCTGAATTCTTTGCCAGCACCGGTCCGACTAAGGTTAGCTTCGGAACTGAAGTTGAACAGAATACCAAGAAAACTCCAAAACAAGATCATAAGATATCTCCGTAGGCAATCATATAGGAGTGGTGTAATGAAGAAATTAGGATTAGATATAGGAACTAAGAATATAGTTCTTGCTGAAAGAAGACAAGGAAAGCTTAAGTTTAAAAGAGAAGTGAATGGGTTTGTCGATATAGTCAAAGGTGATGGATTCATAAAACAGATTTTGACATCACAGGGCATTCCATTTATAGAAAGGGATGATAAGTTCACTGCTCTCGGTATGAAAGCTGAGGAAATAGCATATCATTTTGGGAAGGTCCTACGCAGGCCAATGGAAAACGGTGTTTTGGCTATTGGTGAAGAAGAAGCGATGAAAATAATGGCTGTAATAATTAAGAGTTTGATATGGAAATTAGATGAAGACGCTATAATGTATTATTGTGTTCCAGGATCGGCAATAAATGCTAATGTCAATGTACGATATCATCAGAAAGTCGTACAAGCAATCTTAGATTCATATAAAACTACAGAAGGTAGAACTGTAAGAGCATTCCCAATTAATGAAGCAAGAGCAATAGTTGTTTCGCAGATTCCTGATAGGACTGGGATAGGAATTTCATTTGGGGCTGGCATGGTCAATATATCATATTGTTTATATGGAATGCCTATTTATGAGTTTTCTATTGTTGGCTCTGGTGATTGGGTTGATATCGAGAGCGCACGTGTTACAGGCAACTTAGAAAAGGTTGAAGGTGGAACTGAAAAACCAAAGGTTCTTGTGACTAAAGCTAAGGAAAAGATCAACTTAGGCAATGGCATGCCTGATACTAATTTAGAAAAAGCAATATTTATCAATTATCAAATATTGATAGAGAATGTTGCAAAAGCAATTGCAGATGGATTCAGACATAATGAATCAAAAGCAAGAGCTGAACGTCCAATGCCAATTGTTTGTGCTGGTGGGACTTCAATGCCAAATGGATTCTTAGATTTATTTAAGAGTGTGTTGTCGACTCAGAAAATGCCATTTGAAATAGGTGCAATAATAAGATCAGAAGAACCATTATATGCAATAGCTGAGGGATGTTTAATCGCTTCTGAATTACACGAAGAACCAATAAATGCCTAAACAAGTAATAAAATTGCCATTAGTTGGTGCTCTAGATGGTGATCAGGTTATAGACGATTCAGGTAATCGATATGAATTTGATGCCGAAGAGCGTACTTGGATATATCATGGCATAATACAAACTCCTCCAATAGTTTCACAAGAAAATCCAGGTATCATCACACCTAAAATATTTGAGAAACTAAATTTAATCAACAAGCTGATAAAAAATGGTGTTAAATTCGACCAATTTAAAATAGATGTTGATGGGTTGTCACCATATTTTTATTTCTTTTATTCGTCAGATGATTTAGTACGGTTCTATCCTGAATCACAAAATAAGTTAAGGGTAGAAATTGATAGGGCAAGGATGTTGTCTAAAATTACGAAAACATGTTGTAGGGGTCCTAAAGGGAAAATAGGCCTTCAAGGGAAACAAGGACGTGATGGAATTAAAGCTGGCAATGAAAAATTTTTAGATCCAATATTTGCTGAGGACAATGAATTAAGGTTTGAAACTACAGTTTCAACGCCATTAGACACACGCATATCATTGAGGATTTTTAGAAGTGATATAACAATACTTGAACTGTTAATCCCAATTGGTGATACTGATGAGGTTACAGTAATCCAGTTTGAAGATAGTCCTGAAGTAGAGATGTCATCATTAATCATGACATATGATGTGGTTACTCAACATTTATCTGGAACAATAAGATTTACATCTGGTGCTGATGATATAGGAACATGGAAGTATAAAGCTAGGCAGATTGGTCTAAAAGGCGAGAAAGGCGATAATGGCAGTAGTTTTTTTCAAATAATTGAACAATTTTTTGATGATCCGTTGTTGCGGTCTACTGATGCTATGGTGTCATTAAGAAAACCATTTACGACTGACAACGTTTTGTTTGTTAAAAAGCCGATGTTCGAAGACGTATGCTCATTTAATTTGTTACATAGTGGTGTGATGCCTATGGGCAAAATAGACAAAGCATCACTTGTTGCTGTTAGCGTGACATCTAAGCAATGTAAGGACATTGGAAAATTTAAATTTATTCCCGATGAATTTATTCAGCCGAAGCTTGACTTACCTGCATGGACTCCAACACCTGACTGTTGTGACGCTGGACATTATAATGTGCGTAGATTTAATTGGTTCGAAAGAGTAAATCCAAGATATATGTTTAAGATTGCAACAGATCCAAGACCGCCAGAACAATGTTGTGAAGAAGACTTTTTCTGGTGTCCTAATATTGGTGACAATACATGTGGTATTAGTGGTAAGATTGACCCACCTGTAACGTTTGAACCTCATTTAACTGGATCTCCTGGATTGGACTTTTGCGAATGTGATTCTCCAATTGCATTTGAGTTACAGAATGGTGGTTTTACATTACCTCCAATTAATTGCCCGAACGGCCCATTGTCTTCAGGATCTGTTTCTAGTGTGATAGGTGGTAGTGTTGATCAATTTAATGAACAAATAAGCGTAGCTGGTGGCTGGAAGGTTACAGTAAAAGTTTCATTTGATGATGAACTATGTAAAGAACAGCGTAATAAACCAGGATATGTTGATAATTGTCAGGTTAAGACAAAAGCATCTATAAATGATGATGTGAAGTCTGGTAATATGCCAATCACATATGAATTTTCGGGAGATACTGGGTTTGTCAATGGCAACGAAGAGTCATTCTGTCCAAAGAAGACATTTGCGTTAAAATTAATCGTTAATGAGGATCAAATAAATTGTTGTAGAGGATATAAGGTTGAGACATCAGTGCAGTGTGTGTGTCCAACTGGTGGCGGTCCTGGTATACCTGACCCGCCAGTTTCACAACTACCACCACCAGGTACTGTTGAACCACCGCCAGAGCCGACACCAGGTTCTGTTGGACCACCAGAGCCGACACAACCTACAGTACCATCTGGATTTTCTTTCGTAGGATTCGAAAATGTAGAGACTCCACAGTCGCCTACCACTACTCTATCATCGCCGCCACCATCACTTCCACCGCCTCCACCGCCTCCACCAGCGGCGCTACAATTATCACTGACATTGCCAGTACAGGGTTGTATTGGCGGTTCTATCTCAGTACCGGCATGGGCTAGTGCAACTGGTGGCGTTCCACCATACTCGTTTACTGTGACAGTTGGTACATTACCATTAACGGTATCTCTAGGACTCTTAACTGGCAATTTGAATGGAGCGTTAGTTACTGTATTGTCATCATCTGTTGATATAACTGTAACTGATGCAGTACTAAATACAGACACTATGACAGTTAGCGTTACAGGCTCATTTGATCCAGGGGCATGTCCTTCACCACCATTTACTAAGGTTGTATTCGCATGATAAATGGTGAATTTATGTCTAGATTTTTAGTGAAAGAAGCTGACATTCTTGCACATCGTACTAATCGTATACGGATTGATGTTCATGATAATAGAGTTGGGTCTGTGTTGCCATCGGCGATTGATCAATTAGATGGTAATATCTTAATAACAATAAAAGATTTAGAATTTCAGACGCAGAATGTTACAATAGATGGACCATTTGGTAATGGGACATATTTTGCACAATCTGGATCATGTACCGTGACACAATCAATTGCTGATAGCGGTAAGTTAGTTCGCAGCGATAGATTTAATAATGGGTTGCTGTTTATCGGTACGAAAGATAATAATGATAGATATCGCGTATTATATCAAGGGTCATTGAAATCTTCCGATGATTCTTCTTATAATACTATAAGTTTATGGGCTATTGGCATTAATAATATGGGTCCATCACAAGGCGATGGTGCGATTGAAATAGACCTATTTAGTGATTTAAATCCAAAATCTCTTGTATCGGATAACTATAATACAACAAACTTATATGGTAATATTACAATTGCATATGATAGAAATGGTGTGTCAATTGCAAGTGTTAGTGAATTATCTGAATCAGTCGATGTATGGAATATAGGCAATAAAGCTATAATTACAAAAAATTATGATGATTCATCCGTATCGCATGTTAGTGTCTATTTTAATGATGAAAATTTATTCTTAGGTAATAATACTGAATATAAAATCATTATTGGATCGCGGATTATAAGCAGCAATGAATTGTTTTTTGTGAAAAACAGGCAACAGATATTTTATGATAATGATAATTCATCTGAAATGGTTAATGGTGGAATTGTAGAGCTACAGAGAAATGATATAACAATTGGCACCGCTATAATTGATGATTATGGAACACCTACATTGCCGACAATTAGACATATAAGAGTATACTCATCTGATAAAAAATTATTGACTCAAGATGGACAATGTAATGTAATACCAGAATTTAAGATAGAATTCCATGGTAGTGGGGAATTTCCTAGTAGTGATTCAAATGGAACAATGTTTGATTTATTAATGACGGATATAGTTGGTGACGGTGATTTTATTGCAGATTCATCAAATCCGTTTGATAGTCAGAGATCAATATTATTTGACATTACTAAAGGTATAATCGCTGATGTAGAATCTACAGTTTTAAATGATTGGGATGGCTCTGTGTTTTTGGTTGCATTACAAGGCACTAATTTTATTAGGCTATTCATACCAACATCGCATGGTGCAACACTGAGTTCATCTGATAAACTGACAATAACAATGCCAGAATTATTAGTTAGATTAGAGGACGCGAGCGTCGATAATATTGATATATTTGGTGATTGTTTCCCACCAATTAACTGTCAGATAAAACAATCAGAGAATAAAATTGGTGTTCTTAATGTAATGATGAAAACTATCAATAGACACGCTGGTGTTGATTTTCCGTATGTTTTTGGTAAATGTTTAAATATTGCACAGGTTGCACCACCAGCAACAGACACATCTATTGATGGTAGGGATGCTATTTATTCATGTAATTATACATCATCAAATGAATCTGAGTTTATTGAGAATGCAGTATATCATGAAAGTGGACTAATAATAGGAATCGCAGGGTCTGGGTCTGGCGTGGATCTGCATGTCAAATTACAGAAATTAAATGATACGGTTTCTGGATATAATGAATTAGAACTAACTAACCCATTTGCAAATGGTGAATTGCTTGAAACAAAACCATTATCTGATGGAAATTCTATTTATTATGCCTTTTCTGATTCTGGTGAATTGAAGCTTGCTAAATTAACAGTGAATTGGCCATCATTGTCAATGTCATCATTTTCAACAACGTTTGATGATGTTAATATAACTGATAGCTTTGTTACATTAGCATCTGGCGTATGGGATGGGCTGCCTGTAATAATATTGACTGGTGTAAAATCATCTACGTCACAGACATTAAGAATAATATTTGACCCAATTGATGATACGATCATATTTTCAAATGTTGGTGGCGCTGTAACGGCATCTGATTTTTCTGCTCAAAGCATTATGATTAACGATGATGAGATTGTATCATGGTTTATGTCAGGTGAAACAATTAAAGTTGAAGTGTCGACGGGATTTGATGTTAATACATATGCAGCTGATCTAAGTTCTGCTATATCATCTGGGACTGTAGATGCCATCAACTTATTTAAACCGACTGTGTCTAATGATAGATTCATGTGGATGAATTTTGGAATTATTGGTAGCTCTAGCGGTGATGTTGGTTGTTTAATGGTGTTTGATAATCAACAGAAGATGTTTTCAAATGGGCCAATAATATCAGGAGTTATTCCAAGAAATTTGCCATTAGGAAAACCGAGTGGTGATAGGAATGGAGTGTTTTCACTTGCATCAATAAGTGGAAGCCTATCAAATGTAGCATTGTACACTGTAGCATTAAAACAGGGTAATGGGAGTTTTGTCATACCAGAAGATGATGAGACTGGGATCCCAGTTATTGGGTCTGTAACAGATGATGGTACGCCTGGTGATTATGATATTGTGTTACCATTTAATACAGAGCTTAATTTCGATACGTTTATGATCTCGGCAGCTGATCAGATTGTTACTGGTTTTAATCCATGTGAAGATAATGATTGTGGGATTAGGAATATATTATTTGTTCATTTTGCAATAGATAAGAGTATAGATCAGTGTGCTGAAGCATGATAGAACGTGTAACACAATATGCTAATATATGGACTATAAAAAAATTCTTAAGCAATGAAGAATGCACCCATTTAATAAATCTAGCACGCACGAAATTGGTAAAATCATCAGTTGTTGATTATGCAACTGGGGATGGTATAATAACTGATTATAGAAGTAGCAGTGCTGCATTTTTTAATAATGGATTTGATGATATTATATCGTCAATAGAGGATAGGATATCATCTATGATCAAAATGCCAATCGATAATAGTGAGGGCATCCAAATATTAAAATATGGATCTGGTGAGGAATATAAACAACATTATGATTGGTTTGATCCTATGTTTAAAAGTTCTTTAAAATCATTAAGCAGGGGAGGTCAGCGTACATTTACTGTAAGTATGTATCTGAATAATGTTGACGATGGTGGCGAATTATTGTTTTCAAAACTTGGCATAAAAATTTCACCACAAACTGGACTAGCAATACTATTCAGAAATTCGATTAATGGGATTATAGATAGAAATATGATGCACGCATCGCTACCAGTTAAAAGCGGCGAAAAGTGGGCTGCAACAAAATGGTTTAGAGAAGGCAAGTATAAATAATGTTGTTGCAGTATTTCATTAATAAATGCGTTTAATTCTTACATCTGATATTCATTTTGGTGTCCCGAATAAATTAGAACATTCGTTGTGGGCATCTAAAGTCATAAGAGAATATGCATCTAAAAATGATATTGGTGTTGTCATAGTCCTTGGTGATTTGTTTCATGATAGGACTAGCCTGAATATTCAGGTGTTGACAACTGCATATGACTTTTTTGATGACACTGAAAAAAATTATAATCAAGAATGGGCAGTCTTTCCTGGCAACCATGATATGTATCTTAAGAACTCATGGGAAGTTAATTCTGTTAGACCACTTAGTAGAGTTGTAACAATAATAGAGGATGTGAAAGCTCTTCAATATGGTGGTGTTAAATTTTGGATATTGCCATTTGTTCATTATGAATCTGCATATATGGAAGTTGTGAAGGCGATAGAGTCAAAGGCAACTGATAAAGATGTGTTATTGACGCATATTGGAGTAGCTGGAGCATCGCTTAATGAATGTTTTTTATTAAAACATTGGAGTGTTGTTGATTTTTCACAGACTAAATTTCATAGGATATATTCTGGGCATTTTCATTGCCATCAAAAAGTTGGTGATAAAACATGGTACACTGGAAGTCCAATACCATTCAGATTTGATGAAGGGTTAGTTGACCATGGGTTCATTGAATTTGATACTGAGACAATGGACCACAAGTTTATTAAAACATTTGATGTAGGTAAACTATTATTACCTAATCAGGAGCATGCTCCTGATTATATTACGTGTGTTGACTCTGATGTAGAGAAGATTAATGTACGCGATAATCATATTAGAGTATGTTTATCTAGAGATTATACTAGTAATGAATTGACTGAATTACGCAATAAAATATTGTCGAATGGTGCCAAAGTAGTAAAATGGATGAAGACCAAACAAGAAGAAGATACTAGCATATCAAATGTGACAAAATCAAATCTTGGGGATGGATCTGTGTTATTTGAACAATGGATAAAACATGATATGCCAGAAAATATTGATACGAATGAAGTATTAAATCTGAATAAACAAATAGTAGAAGACGGTATTGAACGTATAGCATCTACTGAAGAGCAAGACGGTGAGATGTCGTAGTAGCATTAAAATATGGCCATATTACGCATAAATAAACTAGAATGGTCTAACTTTTTAAGTTATGGCGACTATGAGTCATCATTAGATTTATTATCTTTAGGGCCTGTATTGATTATTGGAAGTAAAGATGGTCGGCCTGATGAGTCTAATGGTACAGGTAAATCAGGGATAACCATTGCTATAATATGGTGTCTCTTTGGAAGAACGCCGAGAAAATCATCACCAGGCGATAAAGTAATAAATTTTACGACTAAAAAAGAATGTTATGTTCGAATAACAACAACTGATGGATGGACAATAACCCGCACCAGGAATCTAAACGGACATGATGATCTATTAATTAATAAAGATGGTAAGGATATAACATTATCGACGAATAAAAATGCACAACAATTATTGAATAAATTATTCAATCTTGATTACGAAATATTTACATCAAGTATGTTCTTTGGGCAACGTACACAATCGTTTTTAGATATGAGCGATGTCAAAAGAAAATCAGCCCTTGAAAGGATGCTTGGTCTTAATAGACTTAACGTGTGGGGTGATATAGCTAAAGAAAAACGGACAGCTATAGAAATAGAGCAGCAGAAATTGTGTGCTGTTGCTGATATATTTAAAAATGACATTAAAAGACTCACAGATCAAGCATCACATGCTGAGCAAAAGATTGAAGGATTTGAACAAGAAAGATCTAATAAGACCATACATTTTAAAGCACAGATAAAGAAGCTCAATGATGAAGCATTGACGATTGTGTTGCCAGATTTAGAACTGATAAAATCTAACTATTTAATATATAAACAAAAAATAACAAAATTATCAGACAATAAGATCAAGTTATTAAAGGCTGACACCGCATTAACACAACTTAATATAGATATAGAAAGACTAAAGAGATCTTTAGTAAATTATAAGACTAAATTCGATACAATCAAAGTTGTAGACGTTAATGAATTAGTTGAATCACATAAAAATGCTGACAGATTAGTTAATCTCTACAATGACCTGAACAGCAAATTGTCTATTTTTGTGTTAGAACAACGTAAGATCAAACAAGACATTACATCAACAAATGAAACGATATTTGAATGGAATAACAAGAATGGGACAAAATGCCCATCGTGCCAACAGCTTATTACAAATGAACACACAACTGACTTATGTAAACCATATGTTGACAAACTGCCAGAATTGTGTTCTAAGTTGGAAAAAATCAACAAAGCAATTGCATCTATTATGGCTATGATAAAGGATATAATCATTAATAGGCCATCAATGACTGTCGATGAAGCGATTAGAACACTTAATGATAAGAATAGCATTAAATTAGAAATTGCCGACATAGATGATAAAATATCACAAAAATTAGATTATAAGACTAAACTTATTGATGTTAATTCACGGATTTTAGATTTAGTACATGAGCTAAGTGAAGAGATAAAACTAGATGATGTTGAAATTGGATTAATGAATGCCGAGCGGGTGCACTTACGATATTCTGAAATTCACAAATCAATTACAGACCTAGATGAGCGTATTGCCGAAGAAAGTAGTAGGCAGAATCCATATTTAGACATTAAGTCAACATTTCTATGTGATTTGAATGATTCACAAAATAAATTAAGTGATACATTATTAAATATTACAAAATTCGACAATTTAATAAAACAATATGAATATATTAGACGTAGTTATCATGATAGAAATAAAATTAAAATGTTTGTAATATCGGAATTAGTCGGATATCTCAATCAGCGAATAGAATATTATCTTAATGCTTTTGAATGCGACTTACAGTTGAGATTTACATCAACATTATCTATAGAGACATCAAAATGGGATTATGACTTTCATTCCGGTGGGCAGCAAAAACGGATAGATCTTGCCATAATGTTTGCAATATATGATTTATATATCTCGATGTATGGCCAGCAGTGTAATGTGATGGTTTTAGATGAAATAGATGGTAGTCTTGATCAGCATGGAGTTAGGGCATTTGTTGATGTCATTCATAATGATTTCTCTGGTGATCGTCCTGATAAGCCCGATACTATATTGGTTATAAGTCATAAAGCTGAAATGGCGGATCAATTCTCAAATCAGATAACAGTATTGCAAGATATCGATGGCTTTTCACGAATAGTAAGTTAATAAAATATATTATATGCTGTCAAATGATAGAGATCTTGTAGAAAATATTAGGCGTGCATTAAATACAGAACTAATAAAGAGGTCTTTAACTAGGTATTTTGTTGAAGATAAAGGATTTGACAATTTTAATCGGCCAATATATGCACCAATGTTGCAGGATGTTGCTGTTCGTGTCCCAGAATTAGTTAGTAAAGTTGAAATTGTGCCATATGTTAAGGATTTAAATCCTGCTACTGGTCAGGTTGTTGTTGGATGGAATATGTTCGTTCTTGGAACACACAGAATGTCACTTGGTGATTCGTCGCATAATAATATGTCTGAATTCCAAAGATCTATATATGGTCCAACACCGTCTAGTGTTGCAACAATGCAAAAATCGCCATCAGAGATCATAGAATTTGTTACGAAAGTGATGGCTGCAAATAAGAGCGGTGTAATCCAACCAACGTCACAGGTGTCCATGCCAATTTCTCCACGTAGTGGAAGAATTGGGCCTAGTATCTCTGGTGGATATTATGAACGTAGTAAGGTTAATTATTAACTCTTAAGGCGTTGTCTTTCCACGTAGGGCTGACATTCGCCCCGTCCAGATCCGTCGTGATTCCGGCACAGGTGATCGGGCGCATCTGCGCCTTCCATTGCATCGCATCGCGCTTTTCGTCGTCCATCCTGTTCACCTTTCGAATCAAGCCTGTAGTCGCGTCCCGTCGATGGGGCAAATCCAATACCAGTTCACGTTGAACATCATGAATCCCCCGCACTCCGGGCAACACTTTTTCAGGTTATCTTCCATCTTTCCTCCGACGAATCAAAGAGGCCTCACCTTATACCCGTGTGCTTCGCTGTGTCGTTCATCCTGTTCACCTTTCAAACCTAAAGCGACTCCACTTTTCCGCAGATGCACTTCCAATAGGATTGGCCCAGCTCATGCACAATCCGCATCCATCGGCCACACTCGCACCGCTTCATATTTCCCATCGCTTCACCTTCTTCATCGTATCACCGACTGCTTCATATGCCAAGACCGTAATATTAGCTCACATCAAGCGTGAAATGTAAACATCTGTTACCTGCATAGCTTATGCTCGTCTTTCTGATTGTTTATATCATACATGATCGTCATTTGTTCCAATATCTACAGCAAGACAATGAAGTTTGATACTTTCTTTTAGGGAGTCTATTTCTTTCTGGTCTACTCCAAAATATGCTGCTAAATGCGATTTATGTAATTTGCTTGTTTTGAACTTATTGATATAATCATCTGGTGTGTCTACGATAACATCAAATAATTTTTGTGCTGCATCTGACAATCTACTACGAACTACCCTTAATGACTCATTGAGGTCTGACTCGTCCTGTTGTGTTTTTTCATCGGCTATTGAAATTGCTTTATGCTCGTATATGTCTTTGAAATTATAGTCTGAGTCGTTTGATGCACTATTATCTAGGCTTGTAAATTTAGTATATACTTTATTAATAATCGCATAACTTATTATAGGTGGAACCTCAAGAGCCGACACAATATCGATTGTAGCCCAGTCAACAGTTATTTGTACTCCATGTTGCTCAAATTCGGATTTTATATCAGCGATTTGTTTTATTGTTTTAAGTGGTATTAGTGATGTTTCACAATGAATTATGTGGTGGTCATCGTCAGTGTTTTCTGTTGTGTATTGGACATTTTTAAGTTTGTCAATAATTGATGTAATAACTTTTGTTGCAACATCAGTTGCTGCTCCGTCTTCTGTTTGTATGTTTTTCATAGAAGGTGGTTTATTCTCCCTAAAAATTTGACGAAGATAGTTAAACATAACGGCTTGGAAAAACTTTTTCCGCTTTATTGGATCTTCTGCAATTTGAGGTTTTGGAGACCATTTAATTATAAGATCGCTACCACAGTCAATGCATTTATCTATTTTTATGTGTGTGGTGATGTGATGTTTTTTGCATGATTGATTCTTGCATTGTTTCGATTCATGAAACAGCACGAGTAATGCTGCTTTCCAAAATGTGATTAATGCATCGGCTTTGCCAGCTTCTATGTCTTTATATTCATTACCTATGGTTCTACCTAATGCGAGGCAGAACTCCATTTTTTGGCTTTGGAGGGCTGGATCGTCCCATGCTTCCTTCATTAAGGATTCAACCATTGAGATTTCACTCTTTGTTAGCAATTTTGCTGTATCACTCATCAATGATCCACGTAAGAATAACCGTGCAAGTTGTCCGCCCATGTTTCCTCCAATAAATGTATTTGAGTTAGATGCCTACAATATCACAGGAGCAACGATATGGCAAGTATTAAAAAGTACTATGTAGACTCTAAATTGCTTGAAGAGCATTGGACAAAATGGCTTGATAACCATAATGAAGAATCTTGGAAACATTTGCTTGATGGCATATATAAAATATGCTATGGTGTTGCTATACATTTTCATCCACACGATGAGGATGAACACCACGAGTTTGCCCATGAGGCATTTGTTCTTACAATTGCCAAAATAAGTGATGGGAGGTTGAAATTTACTCCTGGTCGTGCCCCAGTTTTTAATCTTTTGACTACTACGGTATTTAGACATTTATATTCTAAAATGAATAAAGAATCACGTAGAAAAGTTGTTTTAGCTAATCTTAAGAAGAGGCTTGTTGGCGACCATACTGTAGAGGTTAATGAAAATTAATTATTAATACTATTATTTTATACAACTTACGGTGATTGGTTGGTTGTAATTTATGCCAAAGATATTTTGTGGCACATAATTATAGATCATTGAATAAACTACCAATTCAGAGAGTCCACATTAAAGTTAATAAACCGAATAGGACTCAAAATATTGAACAAAAAATTATACAACCAAGAGTGCCACAGGTAGTGTTGGTTAAAGCTGCGAAACCAATAATCAAACAGCAGCCTAAGCAAAAGAGAGATGTTAGAGTAAACTTCCCAATAAGAGAACATAAACCACGTCTAATAAGCAGTAGTGTAAATAGGCTCAATTCAAATAGAGTAGCGCAATTTAGAGCAGCGATTGAAGGATTGCGTGGCATTGGGCGTGGTAGAATATTAGTGATTGTAGCATGTGGACCATCTGTTCTTGAAGCGCCATTGGAAAAGTTGAAAGATAACAAGAAAATAGACATAATGTGTATTAATAGACCAGATAGCAGAATATGGCCATCACGCTATTGGGCATTTTGCGATCAGAGTCAATATACAAGGAATAAACAAATATGGGAAAAATATAATGGTACTACATTAAATGCGTCATCTGTGCGAGCACCACATAAGAACCAAGTTTTGATAAAGAGTTTATCTGGAAAGGGGTTTTCTAGAGATCTAGTAAGAGGGTATCATGTTGGTAGATCATCAACATATGCAAATATTCAAACAGCTGTTTGGATGCAATATGATAAAATTTACATCTTTGGTGTCGATATGTGTTCTGTGAGTGGTAAGTTACATTTTTATGGACAAAACCCAGATGTAGCTAATGATGTACGTCTAAAACGATTTGATAGTGAGGCAGAAAGTTATATGTCAGCTGTAAATGTACTGACACCTGAAGAACGACAGAAGATATTTTTTTGTTCATCATATAATAAATATAAGTTTGCTGAGTATTTTGGCAAACTTGATCAGAAGACAGCTGTAGATATAATATTGAATGAATTAAAAACTATAGAATAGAGGTAATTATGGCAGAAAAAAAGGTGAATTTTGGTAAATCAAAGCACAGTAGCAAAGGGGCACATGGCGGCGGCACTCAACATCACGAACAGAAAGTAAAGTACCCAAAGTTTATGCTTGGTCAGGGATTTAAAAAGAAGAATAAACCTGGAGAAAGTACTAAGAACGAAATGCCATAACTAAGTATCTATACTGCGTAAATAGCTGTATGGGGAATTTATTGGGTGGCACGCGAGTATATTTAGCAGGTCCAGTTGAACATGATGACCATGCAAAAGATTGGCGTACCCAAATAACTAGTAGTTTATTAAAATATAATGTCAAAGTATATGATCCATTAGTTAAACCTAGTTGGTTGTCTGATATTTCAAAAGTAGACCCAAAATTATATCGTAAAAGTCTAAATGGTGAGCCTGTTGGGATAACAATAAATGATGTATTCGATGCAAATAAAGAATTACGTCAAGTTTGTTTGAAAATGGTGTCGTCTGCTGATTGGATTATATGTTGGATGCCAATTAAGTATACCGCAGGCACGTTCGAAGAGATATATCTAGCAGCTGATATAGATAAACCAGTCTTATTTTGTATGCCAGATGGGATTGCATCAACATGGGTATTACAGAGGTTTTCAACGCCACAAGATATGGATCATGTGTTTTTCAGAACATGGGATCAATTAATTGGGCATGTTGATAAATTGGATAATGGCAGTATTAAGATGGACCCATTGAAATGGTTTTCAGTATGTTATGATGGTTTTACAAATGAAAAGGAAAAGAAATGTTGCAAATTACTACACGATTAGAATTAAATGCTTTAGATAAAATGGTAAATCCAGTACGTGTTGGCGCATTTGTATTTAAACACAGTTGCCCTGCAATAGTTACTGTGCCTAGCTTAGTTGCCCCATTTATCGCTGATAGGGTTTCAAAACGTGGTAAGTATAAAATTATTGCTGTTATTGACTATCCTGATGGCAAGAATTTTGCAATGCAAAAATTGCGTGATCTTTCTGAGGATGCGTTGGCTGCGGATGGATTCGATATAATGTATTCAAATGGCCATACTGGGAAAGAGATTGACAATGAAGTTAGATTAATTTCTGAATTTTTAAAATCTGTGAACCCAGTTGCTGAAATTAGATGGATAGTTGGGTCTTATGGCCGTGGTATATCTGAACAGCATATTGATGCCATTGTGAAATATCCATGTAATTGGGTTAGATTAGATCCATATACATTGAAGAATGGCGTTGGATTGGAGGATCATAAGAAAGCGATTGCTGTTGTTCGTAATAAGATCGTTACTCCGATAAAGATATCATGTAATGTGACATATGAGACAATTGAAGCATTTAAATCTGATAGAAATATGCGATTTGATGTTAATCTAAACCAAGCTAGTAATATAATTAGGTTTTATAATGAGCAAGAAACGCAAAAAACGCAAGAGCCAGCCAAAGAAAAAGCCGTCGACACGTTGGGTCCAGATGTCAAATGAGTCTATAACAGACGATTTCAATTGTCCATTTTGTAATGTGCAAAATAAAGCTGTATCTTCTTCATGGGAGAAGGTTGGCTATGTACCGATCATATGCATAAAATGCACAAATTTGTTTTGGGCCAGACTGTCAAATAGTGAATTGGCGATAGTCAATAGAATACCAGTTTTTAAAACACAAATCCCAGAACTCAATGAGGGTACATGGATTATAGTAATTAATAAAGAACATGTAAAATATATGGAACCAGCTAGAGTAACTAAACGAGACCACAAGCATTATCGTGTCGAGTTTAATGATGGGTCATTATTATGGGTCCCACAACATTGGGTGGAGAAAATTCCATGGAATTAAAACGATATAATTGGCTTTGTGGTTAATGATTATTTTATCTGTTGACGTAGAGAGCACTGGTCTCAACATTGATGTTGATGAAATAGTAGAGATCGGCATGGTCGTATATGATACGACCCACAGTCAGGTTGTAGCAATGCATTCTGATATTCTTAAAACAACAAAATGGTCAAATGAAGCGGAAGTTATACACAAAATTAAACGTGACGTATCTAATAATGGTTATAGTTGTGAATTTAATCCATGGAAATTAGTAGAGCATTATAAACCAGTGGTTATTGTTGCACATAATAAAGATTATGATAAAGGATTAATAACAAAGAGGTGGCCAGAGTTTTTATCGTTGCCATGGATATGCACTAAAAATGATTTACCACATGAAAAGATTGTTGGTAATGTTAATTCAACAAGACTACAACACCTTGCTGTTGATTATGGCGTAGATTCAGGTAGGAGACATAGAGCATTATGGGATGCATTAACATGTTGTGAGTTAGCGGCGAAGCACAATTTAGAACATGCTATGAAGATTATGAATGAGCCACGTTGTAAGGTTGAAGCCTGGTTTAGTGGCAAGCCTAATTTTGACGATGCCGATTTTAATTTGCAAAAAGAGTTTTTGAAAAAAGCTGGATTCAAATGGATCGAGAGAAAATGGATTAAGGATAACGTTCCAGAATCATTAGTTGACAAATATGTTGCTTTGGCGACGTCTAAAAATGGCTGGCAGGCCAAATACATTAAATGTCTATGAATTGTGATAAGAGAATATCTCATGGGCATGCGTAAGGTGAACAAGAAAAAGCGTCTTAAGCGATGCACCAATGGCACTATTCACCATGCATGGAGTCAGTGGTATGCCATCGAGGAATTTGTCGGCGGCGGCTATCGTCGTGAATGCCAATGGATGGGTTGTAAGGCGAAGGAATGGGTCGAAGAGTTATGGCCAGTGCATTTGGACGCCAAGGGCTATATCATCCCGGACGGATCAAGCCCCTGTTCACACCGGTTTACCCGCGACGGCAGGAAGGCCGTTCGATGCACACGCTGTTGGAGGTGTTGGCCATTCCGTATGTCAATTGATCATGCATCCAAGTTATAATTACTGTACACAATGAGTGAATGTAGATATTAATGAAACACTCGCTAAATATGGTAAAGCATTTCATACAGTAGGCAGGAGGGATTATGCAAAAGGGTAAACTTAATTGTATTGTTGACTCAGCCTGGGGTAGCTCTGCAAAAGGAGCTGCATCAACGCGGCTTGTTGATATATATAATATTAATAATGTTTCAACATGTAATTATGCAAATGCTGGACATACTGCCATCATTGATGGATTAGATGGTAATGTCAAATTTGTTGCAAAAGTAGTTCCAACTTCAGCGATTCTTCATAAGACTAAAGCAGACAGATTTAGCAATTTGAATTTATTTGTTGGTCCAGGATCTGGATTTATGATTGAACAATTTAATAAGGAACTTGAACAAACTGGCTATAAAATAAATGATAAACTTGTCAAAATCCATCAACGCGCTGTTATTATGAGCCAGCGGCATATTGATATTGAATCTCCTAATGGATCTCAATCAACAGAAAGAGTTTCTTCAACAATGTCTGGCTCAGGAGCTGCATTTTCAGAGAAATCAATGCGCAGACCGGAGACAACGTTAGCTAGCGACGTTATGAGTACTTTGACGCCTATGCAATTTGTTGATACTGTGCGCAGAACGTTAAGCGATGGGCACTCAATTATGCATGAAGTATCACAAGGATTTGCTTTATCTGTCAATCATGGCACACACTATCCATATTGTACGTTCAGAGACTGCACACCACAACAAGCATATTCTGATCTTGGCATATTACCAAATATGGTTGGTGACGTGTATCTAAACGTCAGAACATTCCCTATTCGTGTTGGTAATAATTATAGAGATGGGAAACAAACTGGATACTCTGGTGATTGTATGTCTGATCAACATGAATTAACATGGGATCAGATTGGCAGGGAAGCTGGTATGCCTGAATCAGAGATATCAGTGTTGGCAGAAAAAGAACGTACCACAGTTACTAAGAAGATTAGACGTGTGTTTACATTCTCATGGCAATTGCTTAAAGAATCCGCTTCATTCTGCGGGGCTACTAAACAGATATTAAATTTTCCACAATATATTGACTGGTCTGCGTATCAGATGCATGGCGGCAGAACGCAGTTTAATAAACTGCCAATTAAGGTTAGAAAATTTATTGATAAGATGGAAGAGACCGCAGGTATACCAGTTGTAATGATTGGGACAGGTCCAAATCATAATGACTATATATTTGTTGACTAATATTGCCATAGACGAATATAATACGAGAGATTAGATGATAATTGGCTCTGGAATATATGTAGACTTTCCAACAAGCCGTGGTAATTTATATCCGAAAGCAACGATTGAATCTGCATTAAAGGATGAGGATCTTAGGCGTAGATTGAGTGGTGGGCAGGTATTTGGTGGCATCTTTGATAGAATGACTTTTAATTCAGTTGATGGAATCATTACACATAAAGTGAATGATATAAGATTATTTAATGATGAAATAATTGCTGACATAGAGTTATTTGATGATGCTAAGAAATTGTTTGAATCTTTAAAGCATCCTGAGATCGCCATTATTATAGAATGTGATTCCTTAATTGGTGATGGTATGACGGTACACAATATTAAATCTATTGAAACTGTTCATATAAGAGAACGCGCATCTAAACCTTAACGGTATTTTAATAATATTTAGTCAAATTTACAGTAGGACAGAGCCATTGTGGCTCTTAGCCGTTTAGGAGGTGATATTAATGGCAAGTCAACCAGCGAACACACTGATTTCGGTGGAATACACCGTACGTGCGTATCGTCAGGATCTACGTCATGAGGCGATTCTTCCATTGCTGGGATTCCCTGGCATGCGTGGAGCAGTCATGTCGGTTCCAGGTCATGAGGATCTGGTTACGGAAACCCGTGATGCATCGGATGACATCGTAACGACATCTGTTGACAATAACAGAGTTGGGTTACCAATAGTTCGTGAATTACGTGATGTAGTGACAGCTGCGCAGGCAGTTGTTGGTATCGCCGATTTGGCGATGCCGAAGCGTATCGGCAGGGACATCTTCTTACTCAAGAAGGTTGGGTCTCTCACTGATGATCTACACGACGAGTTGAGATCAGTATAACTGAATGGGATGGGCCAGCAGAAATTGCTGGCCCAAACTATATCTAAACATGTATTTTAGCAATTGTGGAACATATTATTGCTAAATTGGTGTATGATGGCGGCGAAGTTTTAATTCCTGAAGAAATGGATAAGCCATCTGATGGTCAAATGATCGGCACTCAATATGAGCAGTTGAGTGAATTGGCTTGTCGCGTTTGTTACGATTCATTAGGGCGAGGTCGTTCAAGCCAAGATCTACATAAGCATATTTTAGAAGTGGCTCGGACAAATCCCATATCCATTTCGTCGTCATCGATATCAGCGCTATCGTGTGTGTGTTAATTTGTGCGGACTGGCACAATATAGGAATGGGCGGAAATTTCGTCTATCATAATTTTGATAGTATCATCAAATATAATATATGACACTTTATTCTACATCTACAAGAATGCCAGCTCTTAGTGGGCCTCAAGGCACTAAATATGAACCATTCGTAGCATATGCAAAAGTTGTTCCATCAAGAGCGTTCGGCCGCAAAGCCGAGTACCATAGAGATTTAGAGAAGAAAGCACAAAAAGTTGAAGATGATTTGATCGATGCTGGATTTAATGTTGCAGCACCCGTATTGTTCGTACCACAAGTTGGGCAAGCACCCGCACGTCTGACTATTGTTGGATTTGTGGCTAGCTCTGATTCTACACGCCCACCAGTTGTACCAACTGCGAAAATCATACATAGTGGTTCAACGGATGCTGAGAAAACGTCTGTTATGACGCCAGTGCAGGGAACACAGGGATGGGGGGATTTGCCTACTACTAAAAATCAAAATGACGTTGCTGATTTGAAAGTAGCACTAGAGACTGCATCTCCTGGGATCGACATATTCTATATCAGCTATAATGGTGTTAAATATGGACAGTTGCCAAATCTAAAAGGATTTATGGGTTTCCCACAATAGTTAGGATAACTAAATGGACGATTTTATTGAAAATCTTGCTAAAATTATGCTCCCGCATCATGTAGGGACGACCCTCTCCCAGCTCCTCGACCGGCCGCCGTTACCTGACAGTAACGCCTACCACCTGCCACTTCTCACCGAATTTTCGATGAAACAGATTCCGTTGCTCGTCGTCATACCTATATGAACGCAACAATACGCGACGTGGTACTGTGGCACCTGCCCGCCACCTCGCTCGCTGCGGCAAAGGAGGAAACGAACCATGGCACTGCTTGACAAGTACCTCGCATTGTACGGTACTCACTCACTAGGGACTGCGCTTGCTACATTCATCCACCGTGCGCCTCCCTTTCCCACGGACGTAGAGCTTGCAACAGCCTTAAGCAAGCGAATGGGACTACTCGAAGAAGCTCTCACCGAATATATCCATAAGGAGGACAAATGATCTTCGCACTCGTGTGCCTGCTGCCGAAATGAAGATCAGTCACCACCTAGATCAATAACAACACCATCACAATTATCATCACAAGCATTAATTGGTAGTGAATGGGATTACAATAAACCACTGACTGATGCAGTCAAGGAAGTTGAAAATGTGGGGAGAATCTTCGGGCTTGACGGTAATTTAATTGCTAAGGCGATTGAACATAGATGTATAGCGTATGGGGACCTCCACATCTCGCCCAACGTGCTAAAATACGTGCGAGCGATGTACCACCTGTGCCGCCAGATCCATATGGTCGGCCACATGGTCCACACGAATAGATGAATTCTGTCAGCAAAGATCTTAGGCTAGCTACGTCTAATCGTGTAAACAGATTGGTGTCACTTACCAAACGACCATTAATCAAGCATGAGTTACAATTAACATCGACAATTCGTCAATTATTTGATTATGGTGGCATTATTAGTGGAGGCGCTGCACTAGCATATCATTTAGGCTATAAAACTAAAGATTTAGATTTTTATTTTAATAATGACGATGCATATATTAAGGCATATAATCTAGTGTATGACGATGATAGGTTTGATATATGTTGGTATTTTGATAAACCGCATGAATTACATGATATGTCTGTGGTTATGTGTAATTTGTATGATAGTGGGTATAATGAAATCACCAGCCAAGCTGCAGAAGCCTTAGAATCTGGTATGTCTGATTTGTATGTTGAGAACATAATCTGGCCAGAAAGAACCGCTAGAAGGATGTTGAAGTATCATAATCGAATTGGTATTAACTATAAGCCAGAACAAGTTCTTGCTCTGTGTTCAATTTATAAAATCAGCGATGAATTGATGAAACAGCTATTTGGAATGCTTGCGTCTCAAAAATAATATATGTCAATTACTGATAAAATTGCTGAGTTAATGGAAGCTGATGAGAGTTTTGCAGATTGGGGTAATGTAGAGCCATTAGATACACAAGAAGAACGTGATAGACGTGGTAAGGCTGATAAGAAGCTGATAAAAATTGACCAAGTCGTTGTATCACCAACTGGTGTGTCGGTTGGTGGCAATCATTATACTGCTGATAAGATGCTATTTGAACTACCAAATGGCGAAATAGTTTATTTAGACTCAGTATTGAAACTAAATTCACAAGACTTTAATAGATCAATAAAGTAGACCGTCATGCAATTGTCAGTTTTATATGAGCAGTTGAATAAGATAGTTTATAAATGGGTTGCTGGCCGTAGTTTCGAAGCTAAGACAAAAGAAGGTATGATTCCAATTGGTGGTAAAATAATCCCATTATGGGTTGAGTAGTCGTTTGGTGGACTTAGTCAGCATTTCGGTCTAATCAATAATAATCTTAGTGATGATGATCAAATGTATTTAGCAATAATAGAACTGGATAACGACTTTAGTAAGAAAACGACGGCTGAATTTGAAACTTTCGAATTCGACCATACTGAGAAGCATCAAATTGGTGCGCCTGAATATGATGTGCCTATTTCTGATTCTGGAGAATTGAGAGTATTAGCTATAGCGACGTTGAAAGATTTGAAATTGGCAAAACCAGATGATTTATTTGGCACTGTCTCTTTATTTAATGCTGATGGCTCATTATTTAAAACTTTAAATATTTAAACTTAAAATTAGTTTAATATTTTACCAAACATAAGGACCCAAGGGCTCACCAAGTAAGATGGCATCCTGTTGAGCTTTCTCATACTCTTCGCGCCCTTCGTTTACTAAAGCCTCCCCATCAAAGTTGATGGTTGATCCATCAGGGCCTGGGATGCCACCAAATTTGCGTCTAGCGTGGCCGAGTGCTTCTTTCATACGAGCCAAAAATGCACGATATGTGATTTCACGTGCTTGTGGCGATTTAAATTCGGTAACAGATGGAAGATATTCGACAACGACTGGGAAAGAGCCCTTTGGAACTGGGAACAATCTAATTGTATTCGACTCAACTTTAAACTCCCACTGGCCTTCATTACCTAAAATTCTTTGGCTAAACTTTCTATATGCTTGAAGAAGGTGGTAATCTGTCAATATATTTTGGATACCTGAGATATTTCCGATGTTGAATAGGAATGATTCTGCACCGAAGATGTCGTCAATGCGGGTAGTAGCTGGGTCCCATTTAACATTCCTAATCCAATATGCGCCATCAGGTAATGGATATTCAGCTTGAAGTGGCTGTGTCATAAAAAAAGCGTAACGTTCTTCTAATGGAAAATATTGAGCTATCCAATCACCAGTTGATCTTAAAACTTGTTCCATCTGCGGTTCCATTAGTTCAACAAGGACCACCGGGTGGCCCAATTGACTAATGGCATGCATTTTAAGCGGATTACTGTCTGTCTTCAGCACAACAGGCAGTTGTGCTGGTCCTAAAATAGCCATCTATTATATAATTTGAGTTATAATTTTTTAATGAAGCGTAGTAATTTTTTGCCATTTATTTTAATTAGCCTAAATTTTTCTGCATACGCATTTTCTGTCATTTTTAAACGTGATGCTTGGTCCCATATGCTTTTTTTATGGTAATAATGACCATTATTATCAATGTACCAGTAAGTTGGCTTTGTGTCGCCATCATACTGCCAATTTGCAGCTTTGTAAATTGTGCCATCATGTCCTAGTGTTGTGTCGGCAAAGGTGATTAAAGCCTTTAATTCTTTTGTTGATTTTAATAATTTTGTTGCATGTGCAATAAACCAACTAGCAAAATTGAGTTTATGTCGTTGTGGATGGATGCATAGACGAGATAATTCCATGATTTCATTTGACGATAATTTTAATCGATTAGCTGTTTCTTGGCGTGTTATTGGCGAGAAGACAGCTACGGCAATTAATTCGCTATTAAGAAATGCACCAATATGGACACCGTATCGATATTTTGATAAGTAATGGTATTTACTTAAAAATGTCTTACTACTGATGTCAGTACACATCTTTACATCAACATTTGACAGTTCAAAGTCAAGCAATGGCGAATTTGTGATTTTGAATATTTTATTAATACGATCTTTCAGTTTGCCAATAGCATAAAATTCGTATTCATTAATATATTCAAGGTTAAATTTATTGGCTAAGTTTTTATTAAAATAGTCCTTTTTGATTTTATCTCTATTTAATGTCTCAGGCTTTGAGTGAAAATAGTCTCCATTAATTTCTATTAATGTATTCATCATTGGCGAATATATATCGAATGTCCATCCACCATGTTTAAACCATTGCTCAGATGATGGGTCTAGTTGTTTTATTAAATTAAAAGCTAAATCCTCTAAAATGCTTGTTGTATTTTGGCTGGCTGATTGTTGAATTTTCCTTCTGTAATTTGGATCACTCCACATCTTTTTACTGGCATTGGACAATTTTAATTTGTATTCATTGGTAGAACATGATTTTGCTAGAGATATGGCGCGTCTAACTCGATATGCTGGATCTTTCCATAATTTTTTGCTTATTGTTGAGGTTCTATCGCGGTTGGCTTTAACTTTATAATGTTTTTTCAATGAAGATGATATATGTTCTGAACGTTCTGGTGATTGTGATATATTGAATGATTTTGGATTAGTTTTCCATCTATCCTTGACTATAGCCGACTTATTTTTAAATTTTCCATCAATGTGAGCACGATGTACGCCATCTGATACTTTGCGGTGCCATTCAGGATCAGCATTTAATAGTTTAATTCTGTAACTTAATTTATCAGATTGCATGTACATTATACATGAGGCACATAAAAATGTTCTATGCTTTTTGATGGCTTTAATTAGACTACGTTTTTTACGAGAATATGGTTTATTGCATTTATTACATTGTATGTCTATTATATCGTTTGTTTTATAATTACTAAGGTCCATAAGTATAAAATACATTTAAATGTATTGATTATGTTTGAATTATAAAGCTATACTCTCAAATCTACTCTATGCATCTTTCGTCGATTCTTGAAGGCGGCAGCAGTTTTTACTATTGATAGAAGCCGCACGTAGACATGTCTGTGATAATATATTGTGGAACGTGTTTGTAACCAAAGATATATTACATGATTAGCGATACCATTAATATTGCAAATAAATTGGAGGTCATGTCAGGAAATTTGATTTCGATTCCTGGATGTGAACCTGTGACTGGATTTACTGCTACCTCTTTGGCTGTTAATATGGATTGTAATGCTTCTACTATAACATTACGTGATGCATTGATGGCGATACCAGACGCAACATTGGAGGCATTTAGTAATCCAAGAAAATTGTTTTTTGTTTTACCAGCTGGCCCCCCAACAAGGCCTGGTTGCAATATATGCATGTCAATTGATGATTTTTATCAATTGTTAAGAGACGCTGCTCCTTCTAAGCCCCCAACAACGGCAGCAGCAAAACCTGGTGAATGTGATACGTTTCCAATAGGATTATGCTAATGAGCACCATTGATGATATAAGGCGTGCCGTTAGGTTAATTCTTTTTGAAAGTGTACAACCACATTCAATAGTGGCAATGGAAGTATTGTCTGGTAAACATGCTGAGTATGAATCATATTTACGTGTATATGGTTTTGATAAAGCTATGTCGAGAGAAGCCACTGGATTTGGTGCTGAAGGTGATGAGGATGTTGGGGCATGGAAAATTATTGGATTGCCTGGATTATCAGCGACTGGCATGAGCAATCCTCCACCATGGATATCGTTTGTTGATTGGTTATGGGGATTCTTACGTGAATCTAATCTTAATCCAATGGCATATAAAGGATTTGGCGACTTAAAAGTGCCATATGGTCAGTTAAAGCCTCATGGCAAAAGAGTAAGAAAATATGGTGAAAGTGTTACACATCAAAAAATGACTGGTATGAAATTTAGGGGCGTACTGTCTAAAATAGCTGAATACGCCCCTGGATATGATATAAAACGTGATGTGACATTTGTCATAAGCTCACTCGGAAACGATCAAGATGAGGCTACGAAAAAATGGAATGAGCTTATGAAGGATGCAACGACTCCTGGATGGTTTAAGATAATGCCAGGTCATGATAATAATTGGTTTATCTCTGTAAATGTTGAAATTGATGAACCAGATGGATGGCGTGATAGAGCTACAATAATTGCTAAACACAAAGAAGAAAACCGCGATCGGTGGAAAGCGACTATGCAAGAATTGGCGGCTGGTAGAACTAGCTATATTCACCTAGCATCACTTGTTGGTGAATGTCTTGCTATGAAACATGGATTTCCATATCCATTTAATGTTGATCTCATGGAGCCAACGGATCTTACAAGAGCTATTGATATTGTCAAAACATTAAGCCTTGATGATATTGTTACGTATGCTAAAGAACGCGGTAAGGCACCTCCAGTCATTGGGAAACAACAACAACAAAAACAAATTGATTTGAGTCCTATAAAACTGACTAGCATGTGGGATGCAGCAGTTGGAAGGATAGCTGTAGAGGGCGACGTTGATGAATTGCCTGTTCAAGTGGCATTGAGTGACTATATGGTTAAAAACGCCGGATTTAGTGAACCATTTGATGTTGAATTGTTAAGTCCGACAGAACTAACAAAAGCCTCAACTATTGCCAGTTCATTGCATTATGATGATATTAGCAACATGATTGAATCAGTGCAGCGCAGGATAAAGAATATCACAAGGTAAAGAATGGCTATTCCGGGAGAAGATGACATAAAATCTGTTGAAAATCAAGATCTGATTGCCAATGTTTATGATGAACTTGTAAATCTAGTTGATGCCAATGATGCTTTTGGTTCGACGAGGTTTGATAGTCATGGTTATATGGGCGGATTTACTAATTTTCCAGATATCAGAATGCTCATAGAAAGATTTCCAGAAGTTGAATTTAAATTTATCTATGATATGATTGTGTTTCGTACAAAAGGATCAACAGGTTGGTATGATGGCGGCCTTGGTAACAATGATGACCCAACTTATCCAATTCCAACTACAATTGATTTTGATAACATCACACCTGAAGATCTACCACCTAGAGCATAGTTTAAAATAGTCCTATCCAAATATACTTTGTGGCAATACACAACTTTGATGCAATGCGTGAACAATTTGTTACTATAGATAGTATTCCAGACCATCGCTCAGATGTTGAAAAACAATTCACGCCATTATCAACATATAATCATGGCAAGCCTGATATAGCATACGCTGAACGTTTAGCTGAAGAAATGATCAATATTTCAGGCGCATGGATTACACTATTTATAAAAGAACCTAAGGGTGACTCACAAGAGCTTGAAATTTGGGATGAGGATGCTGACCCGATATATCGAGCTGGCAAAAAGATGAAAGCTTATTTCAAGCCAGAACCAGTGATGACAGAATTAACAAGATGGGGCGTTGATACACCATTAAGAATAACTGTTGTATTCTCGAGAGCGAGTTTAATGATGGATGGGTCTATAAATGAGAGGTTGGTACAACCTGGTGATGTGATAGAAGCACCATATAATTTGCCAACGCCATATGATACTGGCCCTCTTATGTTTCGTATTTTGAATTCTAAAGAAGATGGATTTTTTCAATATAGATGGTTATATGTCAATGCAATTTGTGAATTGATCACTGGTGACGATACATTGAAAGTTAGAGTTAAATAATGCCGTTAATAAATGTAAAAAATGCCGATGAATTGGAATTAGAGCTTAAGACCAACATAATGAGGGCTGGTCGCTCTGTTATTGATTCATTGTCTGATTATGTAAAATCATCTGTCATTGAGGACTATATTAGACGTGTCCAACAGTTGTACTATCCGCTGAAAAATCCACATACCAAGCAGCCATTAGATAGTATGCAACCATCTGAAATTGCTAAGTTTATTACTAAACTTATAGTTAATGATCGTGCGATTGTTTATATACCACCTAACACAGAAGCCGATAAATCAGCCCGTATGCACGAATTATATGGTGGTAGGCCATGGCAAAAGATTCGTGTTGAAATGCAAAACATCGATCATGTGAATCGTATTATTAAAGCGCTTGGTATTGGTGGAATGAAAGCGAAGGCAAAGTAATGATTCACAACTTCACATTTTTGCCACGATCAAATAAGAACTTAGCTACAGAGCGAGCTCCGTTGATATCATCAACACTACCAACACAACCAGACCTAGTAGAGAAAGATGAATTAACTAATAGTGATGTCAATCTCAACCAACCAGAAGACATTAGATCTGTACTTGTGCGTGGTTTCTATTCAATGGATACTGGAATGAAGAGATATTTTGAAGACATTAAAGTGCCAACACAAGATTCAGTGCGAGATTTGACTGTAAGGATTGCTGGTGGGGATAAAACCTTATTAATATGGCAACAAGATTTGAGATCTGGACGTATAAAATTGCCAGTTATGTCAATTAACCGTACTGGCTGGCGTTTCAATGTGGAAAAATTTAGTCCACCACATATTAACATGACTAGACGATTCGCCCATGATGATGGTTCAAAAATTATACTAACATATCGTCCATGGCCTGCTTTAATTGATTATACGCTATCGGTCTGGACCGAACGAAAGCGTGATGTTGAATATATTATGCATCAGATTATGACTAGATTCCATCCATTGGCTGAATTTAAAATAGATGATGAGTCTGGGTTACGTGGTAATGTTCAACTAAGATTTGGTGACTCAACAGACAATTCAGATATTGACATTGGTGCTGAGGAATTAGCAAAAGTGCGTTATGATGTTTCTGTAACAATGGAAGGGTGGTTACCATTGCCGGAAAAAATACTTCCAACAGTACTTGGAAAAGTTACTTCTTTGCATGAAAGGACTGGCAAATTCCTTGAAGCTGTTGAGCCGTTACGAAGTGTTATAAATGAAGAATTTTTTAAACCTGCTAAATAAAAATAAATTGGAGGTATAAGATGGCAAAGAGACCAATAACACAAAGGGAAATCACAAAGGCTAAAAATAGTAGCTTGGCATATGTAACATTATGTAATAAGACTACTAATCAGCCAGTATCGATCCAATTGAGAGCTCCAAATGGTGTCGATTTTTATATTGGCGAACAGACAGTTATACTGCATTGTGGCAAGACTGGTAAGTTTCCAGTATCACGTTTGATACGTGAGCAAATTGTTAACCATCAAAAGGCTGGCAGGATATCGATTGTATCAGGAAGTTTAGAATAAATAAAGTGTGAAATCTAAAGGCATTGTAGATCAGCAGGTTATTGAACAGCCAGCATCTTTGGATAGTGCTGCATATTTGACACTAAAATGTGCTGTTTGCTATGCTGTATTAAGCACAACTGTTGGGAATTATCGGCGTAGGAAGCGTCGTAGGCCTGGTCAATGGGTATGCAATAAATGCTTGAAACCAATACTTGCAGCTGAGTCGCGTGCAAATCCAATATATAAGGACCCGACATATTGCAAGAAATTTGCTAATTTGCATGATGATCCTGATTATGCAGCAAAAGTCCATAATAATAATATAAAGCGTAAAATAGCATATAGCCAGCGACGTAGTTGGGAAAATTGTTCTGCTAGTGAGCGTGAACGAAGATTACACTGGCGGCGCTCTGATAAAGGCAAAACGAATATTAGTAACACCAGCAAAAAAGCTTGGGCTGATAAGGATTATGCCAAACGACAGCATGAGCTTAGATCTGAGTCTAAATATTACGCTGCTGCTTCTAAGCGCTCAAAGGAGCTTTGGCAGTCGCCTGAATATAGAAACAAAATGATCAATGTGCTGGATAAAGCTAGATTATCTTCGTGGCATACTAATAAAGTGTCTTCACTACAAACAACTTTATATTCAATACTAGATGATCTTAAAGTGCCATACTTTGCTGAGGGTGCTCAAACCACTGTTGGTCCAATTGTTACTACGAATAGCCGTTTTACTGGCTATATATTCGACTGCAAGATACCGAAACATGGGTCGATGCAGAAAAATTTGATGATTGAATGCCAAGGCTATTGGCATTATACAAAGAACAAACAAGCTAATGATAATGCAAAAGCAACATTCCTTAAAACTTATTTTGGTGAAGATTATGATCTTTTAGCAATTTGGGATTATGAGTTCCGTAGTAGACAACTTGTAGAAAATATTATTCGCGAAAAGCTTGGGCTTAATAAACCATATGAAATCATTGATTTCAACTTTAGTGATATCATATTTGAATGCGCCGATGTTACAGATGAATTAAGAAGTTTGTTTGCTAAGTACCATTATATGGCTAATATTGGCAGATTTGGTTCAGTTAGATATGTTGCTAAGCTGAATAATAAAATTATTGCATCTGCCGTTTTCTCTCATCCTACAAGAGAGCAAAGTGCTAAACGCCTTAATGTACTTTCTAAACATGCATTAGAGCTGACTAGATTTGTGATACATCCACAATATCAAAAAAAGAATTTAGCTTCTATGTTGTTGGGAAAGGCTATACGATTTATTAAAGGTAACAAGCCATTGGTTAAGGTGATCTATACATTTGCCGATACGACTTATGCTCATGAAGGGACAATCTATAGGGCTGCAGGATGGAAGTTTGATGGGTTTGTAAAGCCTGACTATTGGTATGTTGATGCTAACAACGCTTGGTATCATAAGAAGACTGTGTGGGATCATGCAGCTAGGCTTAAATTAGATGAAAATCAATATGCTATTAAATATGGGATGCATAAGGTGCTTGGGAAAGAAAAGCTTCGTTATGTGAGATGGTTGCAAAAATAGGTGATTGCAAATATACACATGATGATGATAAAGCATTAGGAGAATAATATGGCGGTTTTCCTTTCCCCGGGAGTTTTTCCACGAGAGATAGACCTCAGTGCACTGCCAACAGCAGTTGGGCCGCTTAGGCCAGTATTTATTGGAACAGCCAAAAAAGGTCCAGTAAATACCCCAACATTTGTGTCAAATTCTCAGCAGTTCATCGATACATTTGGAGAGCCAATAAGAGAATCTTCTCTTGGATTCGCTGTTCTTAACTATATGGAAGAAGGCAATCAAGCATATATATTGCGAGTAGGTGTTGAAGCCGAGGATGGCCAGCCAGATGAGCTTGCCGCCATCGCTATTGATACGAGTGGTTTAAAAATTGAAGGATGGGGTCGTATCCCATTGTTTAAAGGTATTGATCATGGCCGCATATTGCTTCGTACACCAAGTGCTGATGCACCTTTTGAATTCCATGATGGCTCTGTATTCGATATAAGTTTTACTGATATCGATGGCGGATCAGAAATCACTGTTGCGACATTAGATTTTACCGGCGCTGGTTTGAGTGACACTTATTTAGATGCTATTGATGATAGTTTTACTGTATTAATCACTCAGGCTCCACCTCCTAGCAGTGGATCGGTGATGGATGATGCTAGATTTGAGATAGTCAGAAACAGTGATGGAGTGACGACAAATTCAGGGGCCGTTGTAGAAAGTGGTACGTTGGGCACTTCAGAACCAATATTGGTTGGCACTGGCGATAATGATTGTGGGTTAATATTTGCTATAGTTGTTACTGGGTCGAACCCGCTTGAGCTTGATGATTCATTCTCGTTTAAGACTCGTCCTGATAATAGAACTTTCTCTTTTTCAGTCCAAGGTGGCGCAGCACCAAGTTTTTCTTTTGGTACAGTATCATTCACAGACACCGATACGTTTGTTGATGCATTCAATGTATTGGTCGGTAGCGGTGAAGACTATCTTGCCCAAAATGTTGGCGGAATCCCTGAAATAGTAACAAAGCTAGCTGGCGATCGTATACAACTAATGGCTATTGAAGCATGGGCTCTCGAAGTTGGCGTTTCACAATTTGTGTTTGATATTCCAAGAAGCTATTTGTTAAGTAATGATCCTGGTCCATATATAATCAATAACGCGAACAATCGTGTCAGGATTTCATCGATAGGTGTTGATGCAACTGTTGATCTTGAAATGTCTATTCCAAATGGTACTCTTGACACCACTGAAGTTTCTGATGCGTTGAATCTTGGCGGCGTCAAGGCTGGGAACCGTTATTATGACAGTTTCGCATTGCAAGTTGCAGATGGTGAGTCGAGAGTTGTTATAATTTCATCTGATGACGTAAAATTGGCAATTTTGAAGATACAAGCAACCTTCTCATATATTAAAACTTTAAAGTTTGCTGAAGAGCTTGACATTCCATTCCCGTATACTAGAAATTACCGTGGATTCTCTGATCCACGTGTTTCATTACCAGCACCTGGCACAGTAACACCATCAATACCATTAAGCTGTGAGCTTGATCCAGCAAGTGATACATGCGAGGCTGATACTTCATATTATGAAAATATAGTTGGATTCCTAGTTGCTAAGACTCCAGGAACATGGGTAGACCCACTAAGGGTGACCGTTGAATTGTTTAATAGTATTGGTGACAGATATTCAATTAGAGTGTTCCAGAGCGGTGTTGAGGTTGATAGGGTAGACGATCTCAGCTTCGATTCAAGTGAAGCTAGATACCTTGCCAACGTCCTGAATGCAGGAAGCACGTTAGGTGGTGTAAATGGTAACCCATTTGTTGAATGGGAAGCACGTCCATCATATTTGAATAATGATCCATCTGATCCAAGCTTTGAGGTCCGTAACCCAACGCCTGTTACGAATAGAATATTCTCTGGCCAGGCTAATGGTATTCCAACGGATCCAGTATTTAGTTCAGAGCTTGATCGTGCCATAATTGGCAATCCAGCTACTTCCACTGGCTTATTTGCATTCCAGAATCCTGAAGTATTCGACACTAATTTGCTATGCATTCCTGGTGTAAGCTCTGGCTCTGTAATTGGTCAGGCACTCCAGTTGTGTGAAGGCCGTGGGGATATGCTTTATCTAGTTGATAGTCCGTTTGGCTTGAGGCCACAACAGGCTGTTGATTGGCATAACGGTATGCTGCTTAGTGACCTTTCTGCGGCTATTAATTCTAGTTATGGCGCATTATATTGGCCATGGCTGAAGATCTTCAACCAATTCTCAGGTGAGGAATTATTCGTTCCGCCATCAGGATTTGCGGCCAGTGTCTTTGCAAGAACTGCAAGAGAGCGTGAGCAGTGGTTTGCTCCAGCAGGATTACAGAGAGGCCATTTATTGACAGCTCTTGATGTTGAATTTAATGCTACACAAGGTGAACGTGATCTATTGTATGGTAGTGGCAACGCTGTCAATCCAATAGTTAAATTCCCACAGGATGGCATTACGGTTTTCGGACAGAGAACACTACAACGTCGTCAGACGGCTCTTGATCGAGTAAATGTGCGTATGTTATTGATATTCTTAAAGAAGAATCTTGTTCGCCTATTGAGATTCTTCTTGTTTGAGCCGATAGACAAGCTATTGTTTGCAGAAGTAAGGTCTGCTATAACCCCATTCCTTGAAGATATAATGGCGCGTAGGGGATTGCAGGCATTTAAGGTAATATGCGATTCGACTAATAACACGCCTGAACGCATTGATAGAAACGAACTTCATGTGGCAATTCTTCTAAAGCCAACACGCGCTGCTGAATTCATCGTGTTGAATTTGGTGATTCTACGTACAGAGCAGAGTTTTGCTGCTGAAGAAGTCCTTGCAGCGGCTGGGGTCGTTGTTGGTGCCAGTACAGTATAATAAGATTTACAAGAGCCTGGGTAGTAATACTCAGGCTCTTTCTGTATATAATCAACCTTACAATCGCAATATTTGTTTATACATCACGCGTCAAAAATATGCTGTAATTATGAAATACATTGATCAAAATATTAATGACAATAATGTCGTTTTTATGTTTGGTTAAGGAGGCTAAGCTAAAGTGCCTGGATTTAACATTGGAGGCGGTGGTGGTGGTAACGAACCATCCAACGTCACAGAAACTCGACGTAAACATCGTTGGCTATTTGAAACAATTGGTCCAATACAGCGTGAGGCTTTGCTGTTTTTGCAAAAAGCGTCTAGACCGCAATTTAAATATGAAGAAGCAATAATGCACCATGACCAAGAGCAAGCATATTTCGCTGGTAAACAGTCATGGGAGCCAATCAGCCTAGCATGGTATGACGCTGAACAGAATCCAGATGTATCAGAGCAGATGTTTAAGTGGGTGACAACAGTCACGACAAGTGGCATTGGTGCTGGTGGAGGCCCTATATCAGTTGCCACACCAGGAGCATATAAAAAAGAAGCGAAACTGTCAATGACTGATGGTACAGGTGCTACATCTGAACAATGGACATTGAAAGGCGTATGGCCACAACAGACTAATTGGGGAGATCTTGATTACACAAATACAGATATCCAACTAGTTGAAGTTACTATGCGCTTCGATAGAGCTACAAGAGATCAATAAACATTAGTATTCCTATTATCAGACATAACAATAGGAATACTATATAAAATGCCTGGATTTAACATTGGATCTGATGCATCATCAGAAGCGTCAATTACCGTAACTACACACAGATCACATCGGTGGCGTATCACATCTCTTGGAGAGGGATTAATTAATAAGCCTACGATGTTATACGCTAAAAGCATACAATTACCAGGATTTTCTATCGAAGAAGAGATTGTTGTCGGTGCATCGATTAAATACAAATTCGCTAAAACAGTTAATTGGGAAGATGTATCTCTGTCATTTTATGATGTGATGGGTATGATAGGCGATATGAGGACATGGCAAGATAAAGTATATACAAACGGCGAAGGAATAAATTCTGCTAATGACTACAAGAAAACGAGCTCTTTTATTTTAACAGATGGAGTTGGTGAATCAACTGGGCCTACTTTTACTTTGAAGAATAGTTGGCCGAAGAGCATTTCACACAGTGAGTTGTCATATGACAATAGTGAGATAAAGTTGATTAACATGATATTGTCATATGATTGGGCAGAGATTGAAGCTCCATCACAGCCACAATAATCCAAGCTACAACAATAGTATCATAGATAAATAATTTTGAATCATAGGAGTTTGTATATGTCAGAAGACAAACCAGTAGAATCAAAGCCACAAGATTTACTTGACTTAGTGTTACGGATGCCTGAAGACCAGGTTATGCCATGGGAGGAAGTTATTCTTCCAAGTAAGGGACTGTATTATAATGGCGCAGTCCCAGATGGTCGTGTTGAGGTTCGTCCTATGGGCTTAGCTGCTGAAAAGATTCTTGCTACACAACGTCTTGCCCAATCTGGTAAGTCGATCGACCATTTATTTAAGAAATGTGTTAAATTTCCTGGTCAAAATTTTGATCCACTAAATCTATTGGCAGGAGATAGAGTATTTTTACTGTATTATCTTCGTGGCATCACATATGGCAATATATATGAATTCATCGTGAAGTGTACGAATGAAGATTGTGGTGAAGCAAGCACACATGAATATGATTTTAATAGATTGTCAGAAACAATTAATAGACCAAAACCAGAACTAGGAGAAGAGCCGTTTAAAGTAGTACTACCGCATTTAACGAAAAAAGCCGGTGCGGAATTTTGGGTTAAAGTACGTCTAATGCGTGGGTATGATATGCAAGCTATGATCAATACACGTAAGACAACCAAGAAGATCCAAGGTCCAAATAGGCAAGTTGAATCGATCGATGACACATTAGAGGAAAGTCTTAATATGCTCGTTATGGAAGCAATGGGATCTGCTGATCGGTCTAAGATTAAGGATTTAATTAGCCATCGAATGCATGCATCTGACACTGCTACAATAAGGGAATTTCTACGTACAGCGTCTCCTAGTATAGACACTACGATAACTATAAAATGCATATCATGCTCTAATGAGATGAGAATGGAGCTTCCGATTACGGAGAGCTTTTTTCGCCCAACGGTCTCCAGAAGCGATGGAAAATGAGTGGGGACATCTAATGGAAGAATCGTTTCTGCTTAAACATTTTGCCAATCTCAGTTTAGACGAACAATTTAATATGACAGCAGAAGAGAGAGAGTGGTGGTTGAAAAGAGCCGACAAAGAGCATAAGAGAGATAATACTACCGCGCCAGCAGCTGCCACTGGCAAGATACCAAAGAGCCCAGGTAATCCGCCGATATAATCCGTATTTTTTGATAGCAAAGATACGCAAGACTATATGGTAGCATCAAGAATATCATCAAGCACTGGCGGGCCAGTAGAACTAAATGTAACATTTTATAAGAATGGGATCCCGACAGACCCATTTGCGATAAGAAGAATTGATATATATCAAGGGTCAGAAAAGCCTGAGAGCTTAGTCGCGCAGATACCAATTGTCGGCCCTGACGACCCATCGTATCCAGCACCATTGACCCCAGTTGCTGATAAACTAGGGGCGTTTTCTATTGTGTTTGATATTCCATCAGATTTTGTTGCTCCATCGGCGTACATTGATGTATGGAGATTTTTAGGGTCAGATCCAGGACCAAGTAATGGTTCTGATTTCGATTTAGATAATGAAACATTATGGCACTCGCAATGTAATAAATTTTTTGTATTTCCAGAGGGATTTTACTTAGATGACGGATTGGTTGTTCCACGGATAGGATTCGAAGCTCTTGATAGAATATTTAGAAAACCAGAAATCAGGACTTTAGAAGTCGGGCTAATGCCTTTGCCACTTTATGATTTTGATTTTAATCGTATTGCTCCAATAATCCCACAATTACAAGCGACGATAAGTATTACAACTGAGAATTGTGAAATATTAGTCGATCAAGCTCAATGTCGAATGGGAGTTCGTCAGGGATCCTATAGAACTAACCCGTTTGTTGTTCAATATACTTTGGACACTAATTTGTTTCTTGCTGGAACTTATATTTATAGGATAACGCTATTGCTTCCGAATGGAGAGACGCGTACTTCGGATGATCTAAGAATGACTATAACATAGTCATTCAGATAGCATATTGCGCTTAATTTTTGGCCAAGCGACAATTCATTACAACTCCTACCAACTTATTTTATTATGATAAACTATATGCAGTTGCTGTAGTGACGACTGCTGTCTATTGAGAATGTCGATTATTTCTTTATATGGTCGTTTTGATATGATGTGCTGAGATTGCTCTATACTGTGCATAATCGATTGCGCAAGATCAAGATACCAGCATTTCATTGAACAATGTTTGTAATTATTGATTATATTTTCACATTTTGGGAAGATTACTAATTTAGATGCAGCATTGAAATTCTCATGTAAGATTAAATCATTAAATTTATTGCTATTTTTTATAAATGCTGTTCGGCACCATTCGTATGCTGGTCCTATAACTTGATATGGTAAAATTTTAAACTGAGGACGAAACAACCCAATGTTATATAAATCTGTATCGTATAGATTATCCCATGTTTTACCAGGATATGGGGCTTTCCATTTGTCTGAATCGCCTATAAATATCAGTAATTGTCCACCGTCTGTTCGATAGATATGTTCGTCATATAATTGCAATTTGCCATCTACATGGAATGATTCTGCGCTTGTTTCTCTTCTCATAATGACAATTAAATGTATCTAACATACGCTGGGAATGATTGATAATAACTATGGGGTATAATACATCAAATAGGATAATATTAAAGTCGTCACAGATAGAGGACTGGGTCAGGAGGCATTTTGACTATAAACGTCGCCATAATGGCGACGAGCTTTTGTTAAATAATCCATTTGATGGGGATATAAATTTTAAATTCAATGTCAATACTGTAAAAGGTGTTTGTCACGACTGGAGGCCCGGACATCAACAGCATGACGGTTCATTTATACGATTCGTGCAGAAGTATAAAAATATTTCTTTCTATGAAGCCATACAGGAAATCTGTGGGCAGGATGTTGATCTAAAATCGATATTACATCCACATTCAGAAGTTTCTGATGAACCAGAAGACGATGTTATACCTGATGTATCTATGCCACCAGGTTCTAAATCGTTTAGAGATAATAACACATCAAGCAAGATACAAAAAATTGCATTGAGCTATCTTGAATCTAGAGGAATTACGCTTGGGATTGCATGTAAACATGATTTGCATTATGGTGGTGATAGGATATATTTTCCATATTATGAATATGGAATACAAGTGTATTGGCAATCTAGATCAATTCATAGTAAAACGTTCGAATTTCCAGATCTAAAAACTGCTGGGATTGGTAAAGAGAGTTTCCTGTATGGTTTTGATAATGCCGAACCTAGTCAGTCAGTGTTTATTGTTGAATCGATTTTCAATGCTATGACAATTGGTGATGGAGCTGTTTCCTCTGGTGGTGCTAGTATGGGATTGCCACAAGCGAAGAAGGTCAGAGCTCTTGGACCTGATTGTGTTGTTTTGGCACCTGACAGAGATTGGGAAGGTGTGATGTCGATAATAAAAAATGCTGAATTAATACAATCTGTGGTCAATATAGACATTAAATGTGTGATTCCACCACGTCCGTATAAAGACTGGAATGAGATGTGGCGTGATGATATACATGGATATATTAAATCAAATGTTGGTCTAGCGACGCCTGTGCACGTCAATAGACTATTAGCTACGATATAGCTAGTAGGATTGATAGATCAAACATATTCATGGATACAATGTCGAATGACACTTCAATGGATCCAATATCAAGTCGGCACTAAATCACAATATTATTTAATATTAATGTTGTTAGAGCGTGATGATAGACATATTGGGCTACTGTGTCAGGACATCCCAACAGATGACATAGAACGAATACGCAAAGCATTGTCAACGCTATCTAAATTGTCAACTGGCGAAAAGATCCAATGGTTCAGAGAGAATATCAAGAGTTATAATAAAACATATCGAGAATTTAAGAAAGACCGACTTAAAGTTGATAAAACATTTGATTTGAAGCTACTATAATATGGGCGAACCAAAAACCACGCATGCACCTTCCGTAGAGATATCAATAGCCGATGGGCCTGATATTGGATTTAATTTTCTTAAGTTTGAATGGGCTAGTTTTATAAATGGTGGATATATCATACGCGGGACAATATCTGATCCATATTTTAATATTTTAAAAGATATATCCACTAAGAGATATCTTAAAGAAGGCAGACTAAAAGAAACTAAGGTTAAATTTAGAATTAAATGGGTGAATGGGGATAAAACAAAAGAGCGAATTGCATTTATGACTACGCTTAATGCTAGTGGTGTCCAAGAGACTGGCGAATTAGAATTCATCGCTGTTGATCCGCCTAGTTTTTATTTGAATGCGGGCATTGCTGATGGTAAAGCATATAAAGGTAATGTCTCTGGAGTGATAACAAAAGTTGTAAACGAATATGCTCCAAATATAGCGCTCGAGATAACTGAGACAGACGACAATAAGGAAAATATCTGGTGGATGATGCGCCAGGATCCGAAGACGTTCATCAAGTCGTTACTAGACTGGTCTGCTGGTGTGACTCCTAAGAAGACGCATTGGATTGTTGCTAGTGTTGATGAGAAATTAATAATAAAAGAACAAGCTGATTTACAGCCACATGATTTTGGAGTTTATCATCTTAATCGTAATGACAATACTGGCAAAGATGTTTTATATTATGAAATGCTTGCTGATAATTTTATCAGCCCACTACAATCAAAATTGATCACCTCTGGCATATCAGCAATCTCTGGTGAATATCTAGATAAAATCACAGATACCAGCGAACAGGTTGTGATAGTCAAAGACGAAAACACATCAAATAAGGCAAATGTTGATATAACGCAAAGCCAAGGGTTTAAAAAACCAGAGAAAAAGTGGGCTACAAGTATTATGGCTATACCAGAGCACAGTGCTGGCGACATTGGAATAAAGTATAGCAAATATGTTGATGGTCGTGCGCGTGGTTTATTCATGAATATGTTGAATCTTGTAATGCGCATGAGATTGAAAGTGACTGGTGACTATATGTTTGATGATAGTAGTAAGCTTGGAGTAGCAACAGCAACTGTAAGCTGGAAAGACATTGATGGGGAGCCTTATTTTCTTAGTGGCAGGTGGCTTGTATATGGATTCCATCATGTAGTTACTCGTAGTATATGGACGACAGACTGCTATCTATCTAGATTAGATTTTGATGCTTCAAGTAGGAAAGTATAATGCCAGACATTAATACATATGCTCTTGGCTTGGAACTCAAGTTGCAATTTGAGCCAGCGATGCATGCTGTTGATTCGCTTATTGGTAAAGTCAAGTCTTTACAAAATATTGCTGTCAAAGCCGCACAAGCCATAAAAGCTTCGCAAGGAGATACATCTTCTGATGAAGAATTCATTAAAGTTAAAGAACAATTATCGCTGATGCTTGATAATTATGCCAATATTCAAGAGAAGTATAAAGTTACGGCGCTTGATAGTAATACTGCAACATTCCTATCAGAACAAGCGACCGTAGCGTATAGTGACGCATTGGAATCTGTTGCGAAGCAGCAGCAGGCAGCTGAGGCACAGATACACAGATTTATTAAAGCACATAAAGAGTATAAAGATGAACTAACCGAAATCACTGAAGATAAATTTGTTGCTTTTTCACAAAAGGTGACTAAAAATAGTCAACTTATAGACAAATACACAAAAAATCTGCGTACACATAAAGACATGATGCTTGCTGTGATGGGTGGCATCAAAGGGTTGAATAAAGAAACTCAACACCTCGGTTCGATCATTAGTGCTGCTGCTGGGAAATTTGGTGTTATGGGAGCCGTAGTGTTATATCTATGGAGTGGTTTTAAAAATGTCGTAAGTATGCAAGATGCGTATGCTAAAGCAACGTTTAGGTCTATTGGTACAACAAATGAACTTATAGCATCGTCAAATCAGTTACGGATGTCATTCGGTGCATCATCTGATGAAGCTGTTGCAACTTTTACAGCATTAGCACAAGCAGGATTCTCAGCAAAGGACCGTATTAGTAAACTTGCTGAGGTTAATTATAAATTCTCTAAAATTACTGGAATTTCTAGTGACATTACAGCATTATATCAAAAAAGAATAGTAGCTCTTATTGGCAGCTCTGAACAAGCTACTAAAAATCTTACGGCTATAGCGAGTGCGATTAGACGTAGTGGACTGTCAGCTCAAGAAGCATCTGGCATGATGTCACAATTTAATGATACTATGTTAGAGGTGTCTTTCTTATACAATCCACAGGATGCCGCTGAATTATCCGTTGAATTGATTAAACTATCTGGGGCTGTCAAAGGTGCTGGTGGTAATTTTCAGACTATGATTGGACAATTGCAGCCGTTGCTCACTGACCCATTAAAAGCTGTGGCAGGGTTTGCTAAAGTAAATGCTGTTTTCGATGAAAATGCTACAGCTACAGAAAATATGAATGTGTATTTAGTGGCCGCTAGTGCGAAAATTAAAGAGTTAGGCAAACAGGGCAAGTTAAGTAGGAGTGCTCTTGCTGATGCTTTAGGAATTAATAAACAATTTGCTGGGTCACTAATGCTGCTAGACCAAAAAGCCAGCGAGGCTGGTAAAGGAATAACTGAATATTATCAAGCGTTTGATGATACGAAAAATCTAGATGCTCAGTTTTCAGAAGCAACGGCAACACTAACTGAACAATTAAAAATGTTGTTAACTCCATTATTGACTGTTGCTGCTCAAATAGGATCTGTTATAGTTCCAGTGTTGACTGAGATGATAACACTTATAAGAGAATCAACAGTAGCCTCAGCAATATTTGGGGCAATGATAGCTGCAGCAATGGGAGTTGCATTTCTTGTGACAATATCAAAAGCTGTTGGCGCGGTGAAAGGGATGCTGGGTGTGTTCAACATATTTAAAGGTAGTATGAAGGTAATGGCAGATTCGACATCATCATTAACTGCTGAACGTGGTGTCGGTATGAAGTCATTCTTTACCAATTTGGCAGGTGGAATTGGGGCCATGGGAACAACGCCAGGCGTGTTCCCAGGAATTATCGCTCTTGGATTATTGGCGGTAGTAGTCGGTGGTACGTTATTGGCTGTTGCTGCTACAATGAAAGTATTTGGTATTAGTGTTGCTGATCTGGTTGGTGCTGCTGTTGGCTTAGTTGTTGCAGCTGCTGCGTTTTATGTGTTGGCTGCTGCGCTTGTTGTGTTGGGGCCAGTTGCTGTTGCTGTTGCTCCATTACTGTTACCATTGTCTTTAGTGTTTTTAGCCATTGGTGCTTCTGTTTTGATGGCTAGTTTTGGCATATCATTAATGGTGAAAGCTTTTACTGAATTATTTAAAGTTGCGTTGTCAGACGGGTGGATGTTCCTTACAATTATTGGCACGATGACTTTGTTGATGTATCCACTAGCTTTGGGACTATATGTATTAGCGGCGGCATTAGTTATTAGCGCTCCAGCAATATTAGCAGGATTCGGAATGTTGTTTATTGCTTCATTGATGGGGCTATTAATTGGTCCAGTGCTTGAGAAAGTCGGAGTTGCATTGCAAAACATTGGATCGGCAGCGTTGTCGATTGGTCCTGGTGCTGGATTGGCTTTAATAAGTTTAGCTGCTGGCATAACAGCATTTATGGCTTCTCTTATGGGGATAGCAGTTGTTGGTGCTGCTGGCGGAATTGCATCATTATTCGGTGTAAAGAGCCCATTAAAACAGGCTGAAGAAATTGCTGCTGCGATGAAAGCAATAGCGACGCCAGCATCATCATTGTCTGGGTCATTAGTTAAGATCGGTGCTATCGGTGATGTCTTTAAGCCATTCATTGAGGGGATTCTTGGGCGCAAAGAAGAGATCAAAAGAGCCGCTGCAGTATTAGAAGACCTTGCATTACGAGTTGAAGCAGTCAAAAAGTCTATAGGCGAAGATAGTGTATTCGCAGGATTCCCATCAGGTCCATTCACACTTAAAGCAGATCCAGTTAGAAAACCACTAATAACAGAAGATACGGCTAGGAAAATACGCGACGAACGTGCACAATACGCAATGGTAACTGGCACTAAAGATATGAAAAAGGCAATTGACAATATCGGCGATAAAATGGGCGGTGACTCGTCTTCAATGGGTCAATTAATTGAATTGTTGAAGACGTGGCTCCCGAAATTGGCAAAATCAGATAAGGATGCAAGCAGTTTGACAAGTATGCTTAACCAATGGTAATATGATATGGCATTTCAATTACAATCAATAGACAGAGAACTTGCGAGCACAAAGCATGCTTCGATTATATTAGTTACCCACCCATTGCCAGTCAGCGGGTTTCCATTTGGTGGCGGTTTTCCACTACCATTACAATTTCCACCAAGGGTTACTGACGATACTAAAGCAGCAATATGGAATGAAACTGAGGTTGCATCATATGAGCCACTTGCAATATGGATGGGATCGAACCCAAGACGTGTGTCTATTGAATTAACATATATTGTGACTGGTAGTGATAAATTCACTGCAAAATATATTTCGTTAATTACTAAACAATTAAAAGCATATTTCTATAGAAGCATAAAAGATCTTGAAAATATCCCTCTTGCTAGAATGCATATTTATGATCATTTTGGTGGCAGCGATGGCCCTGCAGATTTTAGACTGTTAGATATTGGAATAAGTCATGGCGACACAATAATTAAAGATGGGACTGGTGCATTTCCGTTATTGACTAAAATAAAAATCAATGCGGCACTTGTGACTAAAATTGGAGGCGCATCAGTGGGCTCACCGAAACAGAATGTCCCTGGGCTTCGAGATAAACCTCCAACTGATTGGTATTAAATATGTCAATTGCAAAAGAACCATATTCACGCTTTAGACTTTCACAGCCAATAATAAATGGTGGAATTGAAACATTTGGATTATTGAAAAAATTCCCATTTTTAGATCCAAATAATTTGAATCAAGATGATGTTATTACCGTGAATATTACACATGAATTTGCCGGAAAACCATGGGCAATAGCAAATAGTATATATAATTCACCTGTTTTAGATTGGGTAATAGTGCTGTTTAATAAACCATTGAACCCTGTAAATTGGCCACATATTGGCTCTGTGATTAAGGCACCAGTAGCTAGGATAGTGTTGCCTAATGTATAAATTGAGGTAAAGATGGGAGATGGTTTAGACTATGTATTTGGTAAGTTCTTTAAAGCGAGGACTGAAAATTTATTCGACCGCTTTGATGGTCTATATAGAGCAATCGTAGAAGAGACTAATGATCCTCTTAGAATTGGTAGAATTAGAGTCAGGATCCCAGAATTACATAATAATGATGTAAAGCGCGATGAACTACCGTGGGCGTCACCAGCGTTTCCAATAGGTGGTAAAGGAAATGGGTGGTGGGCGGTACCAATGATTGGGGATGTTGTATTTATACAATTTGAAAAAAACCACCCATATGCCCCAATATGGGTTGGTGCTGCATCACCAACTAGGAGAAAATTTTATCCATTGCAATCTGTTCATGGTGTGACACCATTGGCTGTTAATGAAAAAGGAGAATCAGCTGGCTCTCCTGATGATTTTGACAAAAACTACCTACCTAAAGATGAAAGGCCGATGAGTTTTGGCGTTCGTGATAGATATGGCACATTTTTTACAATCAGTTCTGTTGGTTTTTTCCCCAAAGAGCATGCTAAAGAAGCTGCGTCAGCTGGTACAGACGCTGTAGCTAAATCGGCCTTTAAAGCAGCTAGCCAATCGCCTGAACATAACGATCCAGATGTCAAGTATGCTGTTCTTCATACAAAGTATGGGCATACAATGATATTGAGTGATGTTGGATATGAATGGAATAACGAATTTAAAGGTGACCATTCTTCTGATGAAAGCTTTGAGATCGCCAGGCATAAATATTTGTTGAAATTTTTTAATGAGGGTGAACCAAAGGGGCGTGATCAACGACGTGTCGAAATAAGGACTAGATACGGCCATAAGATTGAAATGAGAGATGTTGGATGGTCTAAAAATCGCCCTGGTGAATACGATAAAGCTATAGATGTTTCTAAAGAGTCGGAACGTGATGAGAGATGGATTAAATTAAGGACGAAGGGCGGCCATGTTATACAATCTATTGACAGAGGTAACGACGCACAAAAAGACATACAAATTAAACAACTACTAAAAACCGATAAAGGTGCTGATCTTGATGGTGAAAATGAAGAGGGATTCAAAGAGGACGCACGTCAAATTAGATTGGTTTCAAGACATGGTAATAAAATAGCTATAGACGATCGTGGTTCTGATAAGACTGATGCAACAGCCAAAGATGGGCCGCGTGGCAACGGCATACTTATGAAGACCCGCCGTGGGTTCGTGCTTGATGCTAATGATAAGGATCCGGCCAATAGAATGATGTTACTCACACCAGACTCTAAGGTTATAGATTTGAATGATAGATTGGGCTATGTCATGGTATCAACAGACACAGCTAATAAAATTACTGAAGATTTTAAAGGTACGAAAGATAATGAGTTTTCTAGAACAGTTGCTCTGACACACGACCCTGAACGCACTAGTTTCCACGCAAAATTTGACAATGTTAATAAGTATATCAGCGTTAAAACTCCAGAAGGTCAGGGTATTGAAATGCGTGATGCTGATGCCCCATGCGCTAGCTTTACTGAGACAACTGGTCCAGACGATCGCGGTATGTGGATGTCACGAGACCATAACAGGGCTGTATGGCGTAGCAAAGACAACAACATGTATATTGCCCTTGACGATGGACAACAATTAATATTGATTAGAAATAATAACAAAAAAGTACAAATATTTGCACAATCAGATGTTGAGATAATTGCTCAAGAGAATATATCGCTTAAAGCTGGTAAAAGTATCTCACTCAAAGCTGGGTCTGATATATGCATGGAGGCAGCTGGTACGCACTGGACTGTGCAGGCTGGGCATGTTGGGACAAATCAGGAAATTCGTGGGCGTAGGTTGAATGTTGTGTCGATGTTTGGTACGCATGAGGTTATTCAAATTCCATGCGATCCGTGTGGGCCTGCACCGGCTGGTGTTGCTACTGAATGTGTTGCCCATGATCCAAAATCAATTGATGTGACACCAAGGAAACCACTACCATTTAACATAGAACGTAATTGTGCTCCAAATAAATCACAAGCCAAACCTGTGTCAAGTACAGTATTCTCTGGCGGTTCTGGTGGATTTGGCATGCCGCCATCATCATCGCCACCACCTCCACCTCCACCACCAAGTCCATTTGCTCCATCTAAAGAGCCAGACGTTGTTGTCAATCCATCACAACAACCTGTTGATCCATTAGAAAGTAGTGATGGAGTATTATTCTATGGCACTAGCACTAAATTTCAAAATGAGATAGCGTCAATTGGTCTTGCATTAGATTCATTCGCAAACAATAATAATGAGCCACCCAAAAAAGACGCAGATAAGCTGACATTGTCTATTAATTTAGAGGATGCAGCAGATGCAGCAGCGCTGTCTCAGAAGAGATATGGATCGAAATCTATAATTTATAGAGTATTGACAGTTTCAGATGCGTCTTTATTGACATACAAGGCTGATGTTGCTGAGTATCGTGGCAGTATCAAATCTGAATCTATTGAAATACTTGATATTGGACCTGAATTTGTTGGTACTCCTAAGTTTCCAAATATATAGATCAAAAATATAATATCCAAATTCAAGGTGTAATATTATAATACGTCATCCAACAGGTTTATATCAAAGTGCTGGCCAGCTTCCAGAGAAACCAGAAGACGCTGGTAATATTACATTTATTATATCAAATGAAGATCCTAAACGATCAGACGCTCTTATCGTACAATTACCAGTTGCTGAAGAGACTAGGAAGCGCCCACCACAATCAAATGATGATTCTCTAAGACGTGCTGCTGTTGGTGAATTAATGTATACGTTGATTGAAGCTAATAAAACACAACCAGGAAGCAATAAAAGAATGTTTAGTATAGGAGAGTTGTTAGAATTTGATACAGAAGATATTGTTTTGCCGACTGTAACGCAAATTCCAAAACAAATAGATTTACAACACAATACAAATCTTATTGATCTTAAGGATGCCGGGCTGTCTCAAGATGACATAGATATTCTTATGTTAGCATCAGTCTCAAGGAAGAAAGAACTTGAAGATGAAGTTGCATTATTGCAATCGCAGATAAATGACGGTCAGGTTGCAATAATAGAGAATCAAAAACGACTAAATGAAATCAGGAAGATAATATCAGCCGTAAAAGAAATTAATAATAATGAAATGCTTAGTAAGCTACTAGCTAGAGAAAATGACTTACTTATAGAGCGAGACTCTCTAATTGAAAATGTCAATAATTTGAACGGTCTTGCTAGGGCCGCTGTTGATGCTCTTATTAAAGTATCGGAGCTTGTCAAATAATGGCAAAATCGTTGTTTTTTGGGTTTAATCCACCATTTTTAACTGATATATCTGTTATGCCAGTTCAAACAGATGAAAGATTGATTAAAAATGATTTGCTGCAGCTGTTGTTGACGACACCAGGTGAGAGGGTATTCAGGCCTGATTTTGGTACTGACCTAAAAGGATCATTATTTGAACCAATTGATACATTTACGATCAATAATATAAGACAGTCTATAATCAGAGCGATAAGCACATCAGAATCGAGAGTTAAAGTGTCAGATGTATTGATTGATAATGATGACATTCAATTGCGTATTAAAGTGTTTGCAGCTTTGGTTAATAATCCAAACAAGATACTTGAGTTAGATCTAACAATACCAATTGGTCCAACAATAACCTAACTATATGACACAAAAAACAATATTTAACCTACCAACAGAGCCACAAGAGTTTGGTGTTGTTCTAGCTCCAGCAGAACTGCGCAGGATTAATTTTAGTGCTCTTGACTTTGTTACAATGCGTCGGGCTCTTATTGAATACATCAAGACATATTTTAGTGATAGTTTCAATGATTTTGTCGCCAGCAATGGCGTTATTATGTTTACTGAACTTGTATCCGCTGTTGGTAACATATTGTCACAGCGTAGTGATATATTAGCTGATGAATCGTTTTTACCAACGGCTCAGACAAAAGAAGCAGTAATCAATCATTTGCGTCTAATCAATCAAGAGATTAAAAGAGCGACACCAGCTGTTGTTGATGTTGAGGTTACGATAGACAATCCTGCTTTGACGAATGTTAATATGCAATCTGGTATGAGATTTAGTCTTACTGGCTCTGATGGGTTGCCATTGACATATGAAATATATAGAGCTCCAGGTGACTTTAATAGTAAGATTACAATTCCGACAGGTAAAAGAGGGGTTATTGCATTCGGAATTGAAGGACGATTTGCGGATCAAATTGTTGTGGAATCTGCCGGTGGGCACAGTCAGATTGTTGATATATTAGATAAAAACGTCCTAGACGATCCGATTACAGTTGAAGTAACGACTGGTAACGACACTGTTGCATTCCATAGGATTAAAAATTTAGAGAAATTTGGTGCGAATGATGAAGTGTTTGAGGTTAGATTTTCTGAAGATAGAACAAGAATAGTGTTCGGGGACAATATTGCTGGAAAATCACCAGTCGCTGGCCAGATTATAACAGTTAGATATAGAGTTGGCGGCGGGATTCGCGGTAGAATTGGTGCTAATTTTATCAATGAAACCCGCCCTGTTACTCCAGATGCACCAGTCAGTGCACCAGTTGAAGTGTTTTTCAGGAATCCAGCTCCAAGCTCTGGTGGCACTGATGAAGAAAGTCTTGATAGTGCTAAAGCTCGTGCGCCAAAAGAGGCTGCTACTCTTGGGTCAGCAACTACTGGCGAAGACTATGCACAACTTTCTAAAACATTCACACATCCAGTATTTGGATCAGTGTTACGTGCTGTTGCAATATTACGTACAGGAGTTGAAAATTCTGAGTCATTGGCAGTCTTGGTACGTTCGGCTGCTACCATAGAAGAAGCTGTTGCTATATTAGATGCTAATTTTATAAATAGAAACATTGTTGAATTATATGTGCTTGCTGAAGGCCCAGATCACATACCAGTCGTGCCGAGTGCAGGATTAAAGCAGGGATTAACACAATTTTTCTCAGAAATTGCAGTTTTGACTGATGAGATTAGGGTGTTGGATGGCAAGATAAAACCAATTGATCTTAGGACTAATGTTATAATAAGTAGAACGGCTGATGCTGGAACAGTAAGAGAAGCTGTTAATAAAGTGATCAATGATTTTTTTGATGTCTCTAATTTTGATATGGGTATCGGTTTATATCTTAGTAATTTATATGAAGCTATACAAGCTGTTTCTGGGGTCAAATTTGTTACAATATTCCAACCAACCGATGATGTGATTCCGACTAAAAAACTTGCTGAAGCTGGTTCAAATGGAATTGGGTTCAATGAACTTATTACGCTTGGAGAAAAGAAAATACAATTCTACTTTGAGCGTGGAGCTTCAGATCGTTAAGACAATTCTTTTTCAATACGATCTTTAAACTGTTTATAAACATCATTTAATAGTCGTGTGGCGTCATAGAAATGATTCGTATAAAATAGTGCTATATTGTTATCTTCAGGGTTGACAGCTATTACTATGGCATTTTCTATGCCACGATCTTTAAAGAACTGTCCAACTATATCATTGATCTCTTTATCTAATGATTTTTTAATGCCATCTTGTTTGTTTGGCTCTACATTGTTGTCCTGTGGTATTTCACTGGCTGCGTCCATTTGATGTCTCCATGTAATTAATTTGTTAAAAATAAACGAGCATTAATTATATACATGTTGATGATTTTAGAATTCTGGAGCTAAATTTTGGATATACAAAGTGTCTATGAATGCTATAGGCGGGCAATGTTTAGCGTTGGCCGCCATGTCAGGTTACCACGGAACACTGACCCATCAAAAACATATGCATATCGCTCGATTAATAAATTCATTGAACAAGTGAGAGAGTGGAAAATCAATGATTTAATAACGTATGAATTAATTAGAGAAATTGTTAGATATGGTGATAGAAATAATTTATTGAATAAAGGAACGGCATTATTAAATATGGGCTCAATATTGAAAATATGCTATAGCTATCTTAATATACAAATTACAAAAACTGAATCACTAATAAATGATATCGTAAGGTCTAATGACTTTATAAATAAAAAAGTAGGTAACTGCGTAGCTGTTGACGTTTTGATTTGGTCCAATAAAAATGGGTTTGCTAATATGGTAAAATGGTTTAGATCTGGAGAGATAGGGTTGAGCTTTATATCAATATCAGTTAATTGCCGTAAAGCGATGAATCTATTGCATCAAGTCGACAGATATGAATTTCCATCAGATGAGTTATTACTGAATAATAGGATCAAAATTTTAGGCGATGTTAATTTGTTTAATAAAATTAAGCCTGTCATGGGAGAGGATCTACTTACAATTGGATTATCTATGGAGCATATTAGATGAAATTGGCTAGACATTTTACAGAAGATGGGATTGATCCATTTAGCTATGTTGAATGGAAAGAAGTTAGTACCACAATTAAAAATGAAAACACAAATGAAATCATTTTTAAGATAGAAAACATTGAGATACCAGCACATTGGTCTCAAATCTCTCAGGATATAATCCTATCAAAATACCTGAGGTTAACTAATGTCCCTAGTAAAAGCATTAAAGTGTCTGAATCAACCCCTTCTGGCAAACAGATATCAGATTGGCTACAGCGCTCTACACCTGTTGATGGATGTCAATTTGGGCCTGAGACTAGTACAAAACAGATTTTTCATAGACTAGCTGGATTCTGGGCTTATTGGGGTTGGTGGTATGGATATTTCGATGAAGAGGCTGATGCGAAGATTTTTTATGACGAATCAGTCTACATGTTGATAAACCAAATTGCTGCCCCTAATACCCCGCAATGGTTTAATAGTGGCGTCTACTGGGCATATGGACATGCAGGGAAAAAGAAAGGATTCTGGAAAGCTGATCCAAAGACTTGTGTCGCTAATGAAACTAGTAATACATATGAAAATCCTGGTATCCATGCGTGCTTTTTACAATCTGTTGGTGACAGTTTATTTGAAGAAGATGGCATATTTAATAGAATAGTAAGCGAAGCAAGAGCATTCGTCTCTGGTGGAGGCTCTGGCTCAAATTTTTCTGCTATTCGTTCAAAATTTGAAAAGTTGAGTAGTGGCAACCCAGCCACTGGGCTGATGAGTTTCTTGAAAATCTTTGATAGGTCAGCAGGTGTTGTAAAATCAGGATCTTCACAACGAAAGGCTGCCAAGATGGTGGTTGTTGATATAGACCATCCAGAGGCACCAGAATTTATTTTATGGAAAGGAATCGAAGAGAAAAAGACTCAAGCCTTAGCAATTGGCGGTTTTGATGCTGGATGGGAGGGAGAAGCTTATCAAACAGTATCAGGACAAAACTCCAACAATTCAATACGCCTATCTAAGAAATTTTTAGATGCAGTCGTTGGTGATGTCATGTGGGATATGACAGCTCGGACAACTGGACAAGTGATCAGACGAATGAAGGCTAGAGAATTGTGGCAATATATTAAAAAAGCTGCTTGGGAATCTGGCGATCCTGGTGTTCAGTATGATGATATTATAAATGATTGGAATACTTGTAAGTCTGATGGAAGAATTAAAACTTCAAACCCGTGTTTAGAATATACATTCTTAGACGACACGGCTTGTAATTTAGCTACTTTAAATCTCCAAACTCTATTCCACGATAACGGCGATCTTAAAATTAAGGATTTTATTGCTGCATGCCGTCATTGGTTGATGGTACTTGATATATCGATAAATGCCGCTCAATTACCAACCAAACAACTAGCAGAAGGTACTGTTAAATATCGTACAACTGGTTTGGGGCATTCCGGGATCGGCGCTGTGTTGATGAGGGCTGGAATCAAATATGATTGTGATAAGGCATGTCATCTATCTGCGGCTGTCACTTCTCTGATGACAGCGGAATGTTATAGCGTAAGTGCTGATATGGCTAGGACTTTAGGAACATTTCCTCGCTATGAAGCGAACAAAGATTGCATGCAGCAAGTACTACGAAATCATTGTGCTGCATCTGTGCGTAAATCATTAAAATCATTCTCATTTAGAAATCTCACTGTTACGCCATGGTCGATCGATCACAGTTTTATAAATGATGAATTGACCAATACAATTGAAGCAGCATGGGATAATGCCATAACACAAGGTGATAAATTTGGATATAGAAATGCATTTGTTACAGTCATTCAACCGTCTGGTACTATAGGGCTTGTACTTGGCTGTGATACCACAGCCATTGAACCAGATTTTGGTATTGTGAAATTTAAACGTTTATCTGGTGGCGGTTCTATGAAGATTGTAAATGAGTCTGTTGAGACTAGTTTGCGGAATTTGGGTTACTCTGATTCTCAAGTTGACGACATAATGATATACGTATTAGGTAATAACACATTTGATGGCGCTCCATATATTAATCGTCAATCTCTGCTTGATGTCGGTGTTACTGTAGATGATTTAGACGAAATAGAGGCTAATCTGAGTGGTGTAAGTCAGTTGCGTTATGCATTAATGCCGTATAAATTGTCAGACGACACACTACAGGCGATTGACATTGATAAAAAATCTACGAATATTTTTACTGCCTTAAAGTTTACACAAGAACAATACATTGAAGCCAATAAATGGATTTGTGGGTATGGCACACTTGAGGGAGCACCACATATACGATCTGAGCATTTGTCGATATTTGATTGTGCTAATAGAAGTGGATATGGTAAGAGGTTCATTAATCCAGAGGCTCATGTTAGAATGTGTTCAGCAGTGTCTCCATTTATCAGTGGGGCTATCAGCAAAACTGTTAATGAACCTAATGAAGCTACCGAAGATGATATTGGCAATTTGTATCTGATGGCATTTGATGGTAGGGGGTCTACTCGCTACTGCCCAGGTGGAATAAAAGGGTTTGCTGTCTATCGCGATGGATCTAAACAAAGCCAACCACTTAACAACCCTACTGATATGAGTTGGTGGAGCGATTCGTGTAAAGACGCTAGAGTGTACCTTCGTGGTGATAGACGTAGGCCACCTCGTAAACGTGAGCTGGTTGCTCATGAAGTTACAATTTATACAACTCAGGGGCATCATAAGATCATCATTAAATTTGGTGAATATGAAGATGGTAGTTTAGCTGAGATTTGGATTGAAGTTGGCAAAAGTAATCCAGATTTTACATTGGCTATGAGATGGATGAGCAGATCCATGTCTAATGCAATTCAATATGGCCAACCAATAAAAGAAATTGCCGACAGTTTTTTGAATGAAGAGGGAGGTCCTGCTGGCCGTACTGATCATCCATATATTACATATTGCTCTAGCGTCCCTGATTTGGTTGTTAAATTGGCCATGCTGGAGTACGAGGGCGACACAACCTATTGTAAGAAAATACCAGCAGAGCATGAAGTGCGCCGTGGAATGATTAAAAATGGGAAGAATGGACACAATGGCAACGGACATAAATCACAGAATGAATCTGTATTGGGGCAGAGGACATTTATAGCTGCCACTAAAGGACGTGGATGTAGTAAATGTGGGAGCGAATTGATTCAAGAATTTCCGTGTAAGTTATGTCTTTCATGTGGGACGTCTCTTGGTGGGTGCTCTCCGTAATTATGGATTCTTGTCGCTAATGAACCACTTTGCATAATCTGTTGATTTGATGAAAGCATCGTATTTCTTTTTAGAAATTTTGCCAATCTCCATCATACGATGAAATCTTTTAAAACCAATGTCAATAATCTTTTTGTCTTTAGGTCCTCCAAATGTTATCAACCAAGCTAGAGCCCGTTTGAATTTTGAATTGATTAGTGATTGGCTAAATCCACTATAATCTGGTTTTGTAATCGAAAGACGAATGCAATTTATTTTAGTTTCAATGTTTTGGTCATGTTTTGCCCAATAATAATACGCAGCATATAACCATTTTTGTGCACCAACTCTATCTTCGGCGAGCTCAATAGTTTTTTTGTACGCTCTCCTCATTGTTTCATGTTCGTTTTTGTCATAGCTTCGATGTCCTAACATGATATAACCTAATATTGCTGTGTCTAATAATTTGTTTGATAAGATCAACTCACAAAATAACTCAAATTTTTTCAATCCTATTGTTTTGCAATATTGACTTATGAATTTCTGTGATTGAACATTGAATGGGTCTGGCCCTAACATTGACAAAACAGAATTTATATCATTTTTATCAATAGCTGCCCATAGCTTTCTTAATAATTTCATATCATATTTTATATTTTAACTATAAATTAGTTTAATTATACTGTTGTCTATTAATGTTAGATAAATAAAGCATGCAAGCAAGAATCGTTAATAATGATTGGGTATGCTTGGATCAAGTTACACTTGGTATAGAACCTAAGCTTGTTAATCATTTTAGTGTTAAACATCCACGTGCTTATTTCATAGACACATCACAGCAATCATGGGATGGATATTATCGTAAATATGACGTTAAACGACAACGTCTTGCTAGACCATTATTGCAAGAACTTGAGGAGTTTTGCACAACAGCGGATATACCACTTGATGTTATCGATGAGCGGCCACAAATATCAGTGCCAGATAGAACTGTAGTTGATGCTAATTGGCTTTCTAATATAGCACTTGAACAATATCAAATCGATGCAATTAAAAAATCGGCAGATGTTGAAGTTGGATTATTTAAACTACCACCAGGTGCTGGGAAAACAGAAATAGCGGCTGGTATCATAAAGCTGTTTAATTGTCGGACAGTCGTAATCGCTGAGCAGAGGATTGTCATTGAGCAAATTAAGGAACGACTAAAATTGCGCGACATTTTTGATGTTGGGCTATTCTATGGCGGTGAAACGCCGGATGGACAGAGTGTCATTATTGGTTCTATTCAATCATTAAGCTCACCATCAGAATCATTTAAATTTAAAAATCCGTCTGCATATTCAAAAAGATTAAAACACGCTAAAACATTTCAGGCGATAGTGAAAAAAGCTGATTTGTTAATTGTTGACGAATGTGATAGAGCAGTAAGCAAACAATATAGGGCATTATTTAAACATTATTTTAATGGACGTCGAAAATATGGCTTGTCTGCTACTCCATTTGATGAGAGACGTCCGGTTGAAAATTTAATTCTAAAAGAACATATTGGCTCTGTGATTTATGAAGCAAACAGGCGAGATTTAGAAGCTTTAGGTCGGATTATACCGATTAAATTTGTCATGTTTGCAATGGGTGAGGATGGTCACAAGGATGACAAAACGGCGTTTGATATAGCTGAACGTGAACAAATAATCGATAATCCAAAGTTTCATAATCGAATATTAAAGATTATAAATGGATTCCCAAATGATTCAACCTTGATCTTGGTTGATACTGGCAATGTCGAAGATCTTGGACATACTTTAGAAAAAGTAATACCAGGATCTGTTTTTATATATGGCAAAACATCAAAAACTGTTCGCCAGAAGTACTTAAAGATGTTCGAGCGTCGTGAACTTAAATGCCTGATAGGTGGCAAGATATTAAAACGTGGCCTTGATATTCGTGGTGGAGTTGACAATTTAATAATTTGTGGTGGTGGTAATTTGTGGTCAGACTATGAGCAGAAGTGCGGTCGCGCTTTACGCGTAAACGATAAGGGATGGGCACGAGTGTTTGCTTTTATGTTCTTGAATAATCATTATTTGTATAAACATGCACGTAACCAATTGAAAGCGGTTGTTGATATGGGATATAAATCCACTGTTGTATTTTGTGATGTAGTTGTTGATGGGGCTAAACTGATATCATCAAGGTTTAGGAAGCCGAGGGTGTAATAATGACTTCATTATGTGATAAGATTGGTGTTTTTAAAGAAAGTATAATATCATCGCTAAGTAATTGATAAAATAAAGAAACTAATATATGGCTAAAAAACTGATAAACAAATCTAAAGTTGTAGCCGAACAAGCTAATGTGGTGGATTTAGAGGCCGAAGCAAAAGAGAAGAATTATTATTTCAACAATGCTCTTGTTGAAGACAGGCTAACTAAATATGTTAAGGGTGGATGCACAGATGTTGTATTACGTGATGAGATTATGTCACATGCAATGGAATTATTGCGTCAAATAATCAGGACGCATAATTTCCATAACATATATCCAGGTCACGATCCATCTAGTTTTGGGGATTTGATACAGGTTGGATGGTGTCAAATTGAAAAAGTACTTTACAAATTTGATTCAAGCCCTGGACATACAAAAGTGTTTAATTTTTGGAGTCAGGTGGCCAAGACCGTAATATTAGCTCACATCAAGCGTGAAATGCGTGATAAGAAGAATTATGGCACATATAAAGGGCATCTGACGTGTAGGTTTAAACCACATAGTGCAGCTTTTGACAGATTTATCAAAGAAGCCAATAATATGAGCAAATATGATGATTGTGGGTTAACTATTATACAGTCTCTGGAAAAGTTATATCAGGAAGATGAAAAACCATATGATGGTCTAATTGGTAAGCTTGTAAAGCTCAGCGGATTATCTCGTCAGCGGGTGACTGGATTCTTGAAGCAAATGAGATTAAGGAGTTTCGAATTTACAGATTCACCAGTTAACCAGGAGCCAGCCAAACTTCCAAGAGGATCTAAAAAGGACTCAGATGGAGAAGAAGAAGAAATCGACTAAGATCCAGGTGCAGAATAGGGCATATGTAGGTATAGGGTTGCCTCATGGCGTTATAGACGTCATTATAGATGATGTTAAGATACATGGGGCATATGAAATGCTAAATGGCGACCCTAGTTTTGTGTCGGAAATTGACATATCTGATTCATCATACAATGACGTTTATGACAACATCATACAATTATTAGTAGATCTTGTTCGTAAGGGGAAAGGATCTTGGGAAGAAGAGATTACATTGCTTGGACTGTATGGAATTGATACAGAATCTAGAGGCAGTACCAATATATCCAATACGTTGTCTCAATTTGATGAGGGAATCTCTCCATTATCGCATGACAATTCTATAGAACGTGCCATTAGGAAGCATATGACTCCACGTTCTAAACAACATATGCGTGGGAGTGATAGATATCGTCGTTCTAGCCCGGCTAAGAGAGTATTGGCTAAGTTGAAACGTGCATCTAGACATCAGCCGAAGCCAGAAGTTGATGAAGCATTCTCTTTCTATGCTACCAACAATGGAAAAACAATCAAAGAGGAAGATTTTAAGAATATTGCAGATAAAGCACTACTATATGAATCAATCGATACGTTGATGGCTATGTCTATGAATGGCTGGCAGAAATGTGACAATGGTGTTTCAAATGGAATGATAACGATTGTTGATGATCGTTTTTCATGTGCAAATGACCTATTGCTGTACAACAATAAGTCAATGAATTTAAATTTCGACTGGTTGTATAGTGTTAGAGAACTATTAAGGAATTCTGTTGCTAAAGAATCGATAGATTATTTTAATGGGATGTAAAATGGACAATGAAGATCTTAAAGATATATTAAGTGATGTTGTTGATCCATTGGTAAGTGGTGGTGCTGAGACCAATGAGTCTGTGCCTGTTACGCATGACGTAGCAGAAATTGAGACTAATATCAGCAAGCCCGTATCTGTTACACATGATGTAGCAGAAGACACTGATGAAATACGTGATTTAGTTAATAGGTTTAAAGATACAGCAAATGAAATTCTCAGAAACTATCGATCAGACCGTGACCAAATAGAGGACACTATCTCTTTCTTATACAATGCTGTTCAACTTGGGCCACAAACACCTCGTGTATATGTTGAAATGCTTGTGGCTGCATTACGCACAAAAGCTGAGACGAGTACAAATGCTGTAAAAGTCTTAGACTCTCTTGCTAAACTGCTGGCTGCTGGCAAGGGCACTCAAATATTTATGCAAAATAATACTATAACGCCGAATGATGCCCTTGCTGAATTATTAAAAACTCCTGAATTCCTTGACGAATCCACCACCTAATGCCTAGAATAGACGCAACAACAAAGAAAATAATACAACGCTGTCAGCGTAGTCCATCTTTCTTCCTAAATTCATTTGGAAAAATTCAGCATCCTAAACTTGGGATTATACCGTTTAAGTTGTTTTCGTATCAGCAGCGATGCCTGTCTGAATTCCTTAAACATAGATTTACTATTTTCAAGAAGACACGCCAGTCAGGGATCTCTACTGTTTCAGGGAGCTTTGCATTGTGGTATGCAATGTTTTTTAATCAAAAAACGATCTTAATAGTGTCTAAGCGAGATTTAGATGCGATGGATTTTTTGCGTAAGAACGTTAAGACGATCCATGACAATTTACCAGATTGGATGAGAGAATTATGGCCACGTACAATTGACAATGAGCATGAAGTAGGATTTGGCAATGGATCACGAATTATAAGTTTAACATCGTCTAAAGACACTTTGCGTTCACATGCTTCATCACTTAACATCATTGACGAAGCTGCATTCATACCTGACATGGATCAGATGTGGTCGGCTGGCGCATCTACTCTGCAACATGGTGGTAACTGCATTGTCATCAGCACAGTTAAAGGCATCGGAAACTGGTATTGGCAGACATGGACTGATGCAGAATCTAATCTTAATGACTTCAAACCAATCACAATCAATTGGTGGGACATGGATTGGAAGTTGTCATTTGTTGATGAATTGTCTGGGAAGGACGTATTGATAGCACCAACAGCTGGCATACGTAAATGTGAAACACCTGAAGATGTGGAGAAATATGGGCCATATTGGAGCAAATGGCTAGAGGATCAGTATAGGCAGCTTACGCAGAGGGGTGATTCATCTAAGTATAGACAAGAAGTGTTAGCAGAGTTCTTGGGTACTGGCAATACTGTATTGAGCAGACAAGCATTGTTGCATACCCAGTCGTCAATATATCAACATAATAATGAACATAAGACTGTTAGTAAGGTAGACTACGTCAATCCATCAACAAATGAACGAGCTATATTGGACTTCGAGAATAGACTATGGGTATGGAAATTACCGGTTAGAGGTGCTACGCCACACACATATTGTGTTGGTGTTGATACGTCGAGTGGTGACGCTAATGACTATTCCACCATAGAAGTGATGGATGTTACTGAGCAGGAACAAGTAGCTGAATTACAGATTAAGGTGCTGCCACGTGTATTTGCTACGATGGCTGACTATATTGGTAGATGGTATAACAATGCATTCATGGTGGTTGAGCGTACAGGCATAGGTGTTACAATATGTCAAGAATTATTTGAAAATTTAATGTACCAGAACTTATATAGACGTCCAAAAAAGAATTCGTACTATAAAGAGAGCAAATATGGGGATATTGGCTTTAATACTAGTACCACCACAAAGCCAATGTTGAATAAAACATTGACTGACAATGTTGGTGAAGATGGTTTTATTTTGAAATCATCGCGTTTGTATAAAGAATTGTCTATATATGTTCATTTAAAAGGTGGTCGAACCGGTGCCGAGCCTGGTAAAGGTAACACCGACGATCTTGTGATGGCATTGGCATTGGTATTTATTGGTATGAATCATTCTACGCCTACCGATGGAGGATTGATTCCGATCAGGTCTGTCGAGATTAGACCTGAATTACATGATCCTGATGTCAACCAAAAACTACAGGGATATGCCGCTGCTAATGGATTGTTAATGCCTGTGACAGTGGCATCAAATGACAATAAACAATTAACAATTTCACAAGAGTTGGCGAAATTTACAAATCAGCTTGGCGCTAGAGCAATGGGTGAGATGGTAGTCCCACAAAAACATGCAATAAGATATCGTCGTAAATAATTTAAACTACTATTATCGAGTTGAAGATATATAAAGTATGAGTTGGCAACTATTTGACAGATTAGCGGCATTTTTCAAGGCCGCCAATATATATCGTTCTGAGAATCTATTCCAGGACCAATCGTCTCTTGCTAGGATATCAGCCGCTGGCGAGTTCATGAACTTCTCTACGCAGAGTTCATTGCTGGAACAGACTAACTTACAGATTAATAGATTAGAGAGATATAAGGATTTCGATCAAGAGGATCAAGTTGGTGAAATATCATTAGCTCTTGACATGTATGCTGATGAATCTAGTTTAATAGATCCTGAGATACACCATAGCCTATTGATAAAATCTAAATCTCTACGTGTTAAAAAGGAACTCGAGGATTTATTTTATAATACATTGATGGTGGATAATTCTTTGCGGCCGATGATCAGATATCTATGCAAATATGGTGACTTTCCTGCCGAAATTGTCACAACACAGAATCGGAATGGAATAGCCTCGATACGGCATATGAATGTCTATAATTTTACAAGGGTTGAGACAAAACATGGCGATCTGGTTGGGTTCTTTTATCAGGATGAGATGGCATCACAGCCGACATTCATGCATCCATGGCAGGTGATGCATCTAAGATTGACAAGTTATGAAAACATATATCACCCATATGGCCGTTGTTGCGAGTTTGGTGCCAAAATCCTTACTCCACATGGATACAAGAATATTGAAGACTTTAAGGCTGGAGATGATGTTTTTGTATTTGATGACAACAAACTAATTGCATCTAAAGTAACTGCCACTTGTCATAGTGGAGAAAAAGAAATATTCAAAATCAGTACAAGACATTATGAAAATAATTGCAGTGGTAATCATCCTGTCTTAGTCAGAGAATGGTCTAAAAAATCATTTAAATTTGGCCAGAAATGGTTTGCGGATTTAGTTTATAAACGGGCCGATGAACTTAAAGCTGGAGACGAACTGGTCATTCCTAGGCCGACCGCCAATAAAGAACATCAATTGCTTGGCAAGCTTTGTGACAAACAAGTAATTGCTGATGAAAATTTCGCGAAATTGTTTGGGTTCTTGATTGGTGATGGATGGCTGAAGCGGGCTAATGGCAAAAATGTCGGTGTGACGTTTGCTAATGGCATCTATGATGATACTAACACTTATTATAAAGAGTTGTTGTCTGAATATAGCCCAAATAAGGTGACATCATATAAAAACTGTGGCTCGCATAGCATATTAGTTGAAGATCAGACAAATACTTGTTCTAAAGAACTAGCAAATTTCTTAGAATCTAAATGTGGATTTATTCAGGGGTCACATAATAAACGCATTCCTGCGTGGATTTATAATAGCCCAAAGTCCGTTCAGATTGCATTTATAGATGGTTTAATTGATAGTGATGGATCTGTCAATCGTGATGAATGGGATTGCGATCGATATCAGTTAGAATTAAGTAACTATGAACTTATTAAAGATGTTAAAGCTTTGTTACATTTAATAGGTTGGAAAGCTGGGCATGCAGAAAAGCGGGTTAGGCAAGATGATAGAGTAGTCTTCCACGGTAAAGAGTATCAACGATCAGACTCATGGTTATTATATTTCTATAAATCGGACATATTTGGATCTGCTGGTGGGCATGTACAAAGGAAAAGTGGATCTCGTGGATATAATGCTCGCAAAAAAGAGTCTGCAAAATTTGGGACAGATGTAATCTTCGAGCCAATCACTTCAATAGAGCAGATTGGTAAACGTCCAACGGCAGACATACAAGTAGCCCATCATGCATCTAATTTCATAGCTGATGGTGTTGTTGTTCATAACTCGATCTTGGATGGTACACGTAAACATTTCAAACAGCTTAGATTGATGGAAGATGCTGCTTTGATATATAGATTATGTCTTCGTGGAGACAGCCGTGTTTGGACACCAGGTGGACATACACAAATCAAGGATTTAAAGATCGGTGATGCAATATATTGTTATGGTCGTGATGGCAAATTGAGTGAGACCAAAGTAGTCAATTGGATGCATAATGGCAAGGATAAAATATATCGCATTTATTCACAGCATCGTGAAATTTTTGCCAACAAGACACACCCAATTTTGGTAGTAGATCCATATAAAAAAGATGGTAAATGGTATTATGATCGTGAGAAGTTTGTTGATGTGCAAGATTTAAAGGCTTTAGACAACACTGTTGCTAAGAATTATTGTCATAGATTCATCTTACCAAGGCTTGATAACAAAGAGTATGTCAAACTCCAAAAGCCAGAGATTGAGAAATATGCTAGACTGCCGGGATTAGTTGGAGCTGGTACATTGTCTTGGAGTGATGCTGGTGTGTTAAGAATTTCAAAAAGGGCTTCAGATCGATTCTTACGTGGTAATCATTGGGCGACATTGAAGAATGCTGATGTTATTTGTGAGACAGTTGGTGTCAATAAGAACTTATTAGAAATCAGAGACAATTGGAGCTATGATGATCGTGGTGATGTCGTTCATGAATATGATCTTCCTGAGGTAGCAGACGAAGATTTCGCGCAGTGGTTTGGATTTATGATTGCTGATGGATTTGTGTCTGAGAGAAAACACGCTACTGGATGTACTCATGAAGTTGGTTTTGCACTTGGTGATGATAAAGAAATTAATGATAAATACAAGATTTTATTCGAAAAAATAACTAGATCAGTGTCATTTGGTCGAGATGATGGACATCGATTGGGAGCATATTTTGTCTATTCTAAGAAGTTTGTAGAATTCATGAAATTAAATGGTTTTATACCAGGTGCTGCTAATAAACGTATTCCAGCATGGGTCTATACGTCGCCGCGTAATGTTCAAGAAGCATTTATTGACGGATATATTGACGGTGATGGATGGCGACGCATGTATAGAAACGGCAAAACTGAAGGCCATGAAGTAGAATCATGCAATCAGAGTTTAATAGAAGACTTAAAAGAATTAATTCACAGAATTGGGTGGACTGCTGGATTGGTTAGGAAAATAGAGAAGCTTGGTGGCCATGTTATTGATCATGAAACAGGTCGTACGATGCCTGCTACCATATGCTGGGCTTTCTATTTCACTAAGAAAGAAGCGCCATTACATGAAAGAATTTTAGGTGTCGAAGAAATAGAAGTAGATGATATCTACGATATCACAGTTGAAGATGAGGTGCATAATTTTATAGCGAATGGGATTCCGCTAGCAAACACGCGAGCTCCAGAAAAGCGCGTCTTTAAGATCCCTGTAGGAAACATCCCCCCAAAGGAAGTTCCACAATATATCCAACTTATAGCTCGCGAGTTTAAAAAGCATAAAGTATTCGATCCTGCCAGCGGCGATGTTAACGAACGCTGGTCTCCACTCATCCAAGAGGATGATATATGGCTACCAAAAAGAGCTGATGGTACTGGTCCAGAAGTTGATACTCTGCCAGGGGCTGAAAATCTTGATCAGATTGCCGATATTGAATATTTCAAGAAGAAAATGGTGTCGGCACTAAAAATACCGTTTTCACGTGTTGGTATTGGAGAACCATCTGAAGGTAATTCAGAGCCACTGTCTAAGGTAGCACCTGAATTCGCAAAAGCAGTTCAATGGATTCAACGTGAAGTTGCTATCGGCTTGAAGAAGGTTGCGATTATTCATCTTGCATTGCGTGGATTCTCAGCAGATGAAATTAGAGGGTTTGATTTGTGGATGACTGCATCGAGCGCGATTGATGAATTATATAGAATAGAGACATGGGCTTCGCGCGCCGATGTTATAGATCAATTAAAGGGGACTGAATTATTCCCAGATAAATGGATTCTGCAACGGTTTAGCAACATGACAGATGATGAAATTGAACAGATGCAGAAAGAGGCTGAACAGAATGCCAGCGCCCCAAAAAGTGGTGGAGGCGGTGGTGGAGGAGGCGGAGGTGGCAATAAGCCGAGCTTACTGCCTTTACCTGGACCTGCTGGACTTCCTGGATTGGGTGGACCTGAAGAACCAGGTCTTGGAGAACCTGAAGAGTTAGGTCTTGGGGAACCTTTATCTGCAGAAGAAGAATTAGATATGCTTCCGATTGAGGGATATGACTATAAACTTGAAAAAGAAGTGCTTATGGAATACAATAAGCAAACTACTGCCAATAAAAATGATAGCCCGGTTCAATATAATAGCCCATTTGAGTATTTATTGAATGCTGGGGAGTTGGACAATCTGCCAAGCCCGACCAATCAGTCTGATGTGTTAGTTAAGAGAACTATTTCAGAAGAAGAACATAAAGCAGCAATAGATGCAGTAAAATTAATCATAACTGAAGGTACTACTACTAAAGGCCCTTCTGATGATATTACAACAGCTGATATACCGTTGTAATTTAATGTCAATCAATTGACATATCTGAAACAAAAATAGTACGAAGATTGATGAATACTATTATAGGAGTCTTTTAGATATGGGCACTGAACAGAACAAGGTTCCTGCGTCTGTCAATATGGATGCTAGGAATTTTCTGCGTGCTATTAATAATTCCGCGCAGAGCAAAGTGGTTTTCTTTGAAAATGTTGTAAAGCGTCTAGGTCAGGAGGCTAAGCGTGCGTTTAAGCTCACGGCTTTGCATCCGGCAAGCTTGATATTCGAAGACACAAAGACAAATGAATATTATGTTGGCGATATCAAGAAAGATGGTCCTCGTTACATTGTTGACAATATTAAAAGAGTCAATGTTGTTGAGGAAAAGAAAGCCGATTTATTTGATAAAAATTGTACAGATCTTGTAGAAGCAATATCTGAATCTGATTTCAAATCTGCTGAAAAAGTGTTCAATAAAATTGAATTACAACGTTTCCGCAGTCGTGTAATTCCTGAGAGTGGATTAGTTACTACACGGGACGGTGACGTTCATCGTATTAAGACGACAGTTGATGTCATTGAAGAAGATAAAATACCAAAGATAATCAAGGCCTTCTCAGATGCAGTTGCAGATCAGGTAGAATTATTGGAAGGCCAAGTTGTTCGTGGTGTTTTTACAGAAACTGGTGACGCATTTACGCTGCCAGTCGACGAGATAACCCGTCGTAGAATAGTGGCTAGACGTATGAGGGAGATTGCAGAAAGCGCATACGAATCACCAACATTCCAGAAATTTGTAGTGAACATTGCCGGTTTAGTTTGTGAACATAAAGTCTCTGAAGCTGTTGAAGTTGCAGCAAAATTCCTTCGCGAGGAGCAGGAATTCTGTTTATTAAATAAAGCCGGAATGACGAAACTTGTTGAGTCAACATTTGCAACACAGTCTGAATTCAATTCATTCTTAATTGAAGATGTTGCTACATTGATGTATAAGACTAACTTAAAAGTGAATAAAGACACAATCGTTGACTGCTGGACGAAGACAGCGCAAAAGGCGCAGAGCCCAGATATGCTCGCGAATGCACAAGCCCTTGGTGAATCAAAAGATTTTGCTTCTGCATACAATGTCTTTATTGAAGGAGTGTTCTCAGAAGCTAATGATATTGATTCAACACGTGCGAAAGCATATTTAGTGTCGTTGAAAGTCATTAAAAACGTGTTGAAGCATATTGATGGACAGGATCAGTTAGTACAAGATATTGAACACATGGTTGGCTCTCTTGAGACTGAGGAACCATCGACTGATATCATTTATCAGACAGAAGAGTTACTTGCTGGAATCTCGGACACAATCATTGATAGAATTCAAACGCTTGATGGCTTTGATAGAATGCCTGGCGTTGATGACAAAGATGAAGCGGCTGTTGAGCCAGAAGAGGAACAGGATGAAACACCAGTACCATTGCCAGATCTAGGTGGTGAAGAAGAAGAAGCATTAGTACCAGATATGGCTATGGCGTCGGCTGAGGCCCCTGTTGCGCCAGAGATGGCTAAAGCTGCTGCTGAATCTAAAAAGGCTGGTAAGCCAATTGTTGAGGACTATACACCGATAGAGAAGATGAATGCTATTGAGCTACAAGAAGAACTACTTTCTTGGAAGACTGACGGGCATATTTTCTTGAAGGAAGACGGATTTGATGATTGTTTCAATCAAATCAATAAATATATAGACCGTTGCCACAGCATTGGCTCCGCCGCTGCTGATATGATAAGAGAAGAGTTTGAGGGGATTCGTGATACTGTCATAGACTCTGGTAACGATGTTGTACTTGATTTACCAGATGACCCATATGATGGTAAAATAGAGTTAAAAGAAAATGTTAAGATAAATTCTGACTATTCGCCATTAAGCGAAGAGCTTGGTGGATTGTCTGGGCCAGAAAAGGGTGTAAAGCATAGTGGCGACGCTTCTGGCATGAGCGAACTACAAGACAATGGGGGCGTTGTAAAATCAGGCGTAAAGACATCTGATGGTAAGAGTGGCGACAGTGCTCCGTCGAATAGTGGTGCCGTAGAGGGCGACCCAGGTATGTCGAAAGACAATCAAGGTAAAACCAAGGGCCTTTCTGATAAAGGCATGAAAAAAGTAAGTGGCGCTGACGCGGCTGGTACTCCATCGAATAAGGGTGCCGTAGATGGCGACCCAGGTATGTCGAAAGACAATCAAGGTAAGACCAAGGCAATTGGTGAATCTATAACAGATAAAATAGCAGCTGCTTTAGATGAAGGCGAACTAAAGGTAGAGGCAAAGCATACTGGCGGTGGCGGCTATAAGAAGCCACACGACCTTGATATGTCTGAATTGCAAGGCAAAAACGGTGTGGATGATGGAGATGCCAAGAAGACAGATGGTAAGGGAGCGGGTGGCGTTCCGCCATCAAAAGGCGCAGAAAAAACTGATTTAGACATGGCCAAGGATTTTCAGAGCAAAACGTCAGGTCTTGCTGAATCAGATGATACGAAGAAGGTTGTCTCTGAAGTACCTCCAACCGAAGGTGAGCCAACTGCAACTGAGGACCAAAAGAAGGGGCCACGTATGCACGCAGATGGACGTAAGAAAGCTGCGCTTGCTCCACGTGAAGTAAAAGAAAGCAAAGAAAGCAAAAAGAGTGATAGTCCATTTGTTGAGGATGTAGCTGTTGTTTACTCTAGAGATGAGCGGATTGATGACGTTATTTCTAGAGTAATTGCTGCAATGGATAAAGCTGAGGGCATGGATATGGGATCAATGGATGTCCCTACTGTTCCTGAATTGCCATCTCCAGTAGATGAGATTGTCGGTGGAATGCCGCTTGGTGATGAAGAAGTTTTAACGACTGGAGCAGAAGAAGTGCCAGAAGAAGCACCAGAAGAAACAGATGTTGAAAAGGCTCCAGTTGAATCAAAAACTCCACAAACGAAAGTCGTGAATGAAGAGCATTGTCCAGAATGTAAGAAACCAAGCGACTATTGTAAATGCCCTTGCCCTGACTGCGGTAAAGATACGTGCGAGTGCAAATAGGAGATTGAATGATCATATCTAGATCAGTCGTTGCTCGTACTGGCCAACTAGGCCAATATCAACTTTTACAGGAGTCGTCTCCTTTAAAGGTTGTTAAGAGCGAGACTGTTGTAGTTGAAGACATAAATGGCCAAAAACGTAGCGTATTGCGTCTTGCCGGTAGATTTCAATATGGTGAAAAACCAAATTCAAATGGCAGAATTTATGATCATGCCATCCTGGATCACGCAGTCAGTGAAATACAAGAGGATATTAAATCAAGACGTGTTCTCGGCGAATTTGACCATCCAGCAGATGCTAAGATCCATCTTGATCGTGTCAGCCATATCCTTACGAAGCTATGGATGGAGAATAATGAAGTCCTTGGAGAAATAGAAGTATTAGATAAGACTCCATGTGGCACTATATTAAAGAACCTTGTTGAAAGTGGCGTCAGCATTGGAATAAGCTCTCGTGGTGTTGGTGACATGGAAACGACAGTTGTTGAGGGCCAGGAATATTATAAAGTAATGCCTGGATTCACATTTGTGACGTTTGATATTGTTGCTGAGCCATCTGTTCAAGGAAGCTTTTTGAGTGTTATGGAATCGCGCAATAGGTTCAATAAAAATTCAAATGAGTCAGTTAAATCTAAAGAGCGTGACATCTTGAAAGAGATTCATGATTACTTTAATGAGAAGAAATAATGGATAAGAAAACCGTTAACCCTTGGGCTATCTGCACATCAGAAGTTGGCAGAGAAGACAAAGAAAAATATGAGAATTGAGTGAAACAAGTGAAGGCCAAGTTTGGCTTAGACGAATCTGTCAGTGAGGCAATGTTCGCCATTTTGGAAAATATGGATGACGAATCAATTGACGATTCTGAATCTGATAATCTCGGAATGCCACAAGAGCCAGCTTCTGAGCAGTGGGTGATCATGTGCCATGGTCAAGAAGACGGTGAACAAAAGACAGAAGTTCATGGTCCATATGCCAGTAAAGAAGAAGCTGTTAATGATTTGAAAGATTGTATTAAGGATGAGTTTGGCGATGAAGCTTTAGCTAATGTTGAGAATAAGATTGGCGATGGGCATGTGGAAGTAAATGGCTGGACAAAGGTTGTTGTGCCACTTGTGTCGCCTGATGCTGGTGAGTCAGATGAGCTCGATAAGGATAAAGATGAAAAGCCATCTGAAGAACCACATGGCTCGTCAGAGGGATCTGGCAAGCCTGCATGGTTAGATTCGATAGAGGATTGAAAGAATTAACGGCAAAATTATTATATAACATTTTTCAAGCAAAATTAAGGGAGAATTATGGAAAAGATAATAGAGCTCATGAAGGGCATTGGTGCTTCAGACGAACTCGCGAACGCCATATGTGAAGAATTACGAGTTTATTCCGAAACATTAAAGTCTAAATATGAGCAAGAATATCAAGGCAAAGTCGAACGTGCGAAGAAAGTCTGTGTTACTGAAGTCAATGAAGAAAAAATTAGATTAGCAAAACGCGTAAAAACATTTTTGGAAAGTAAAGCGGCCTCTTTTGAGGCAGCCGCTACACGTCAAAGAGCGATTGAAGAATCTGAGTCAGCCGTACGTCTAAAGAAGGCTAAGGCCGTTCTTGAAGGCGTTGAATTAAAAGAAAGCGGCGCGACTAGTCAGCAACTTCAAGACTCGTCTAAAAAAATAGCGAGACTCGAAAAGATGTGTGCGACTCTAAAAGAGGAACGTAATACTGCTGTGTCGAAAGCGAATGTCGCCAATGACATCGCCGCTAAGACGCTCCAGCGCAATCGCCAACTTGAGGAAAAAGTGGTGACAATTGGTGAAGGGTACTGCCAAGAGCATAAGCTGCCATTCCCAAATAGTGGCAAGTGTGCTAAATGTGGTGGAGCACCAAAGGTTGATGACAAAGCTGCAGACAAGAAGGATGAGAAGGTTGCAGAGAGCAAAAAACCAGAACCTGCTCGTCTTGATGAAAGTCGGAAAGCCGCAGCTGGGGCTGCGTCGACACGTAGAACAATGACTGAATCGCAAACACGTTCATTCAGCTCGGCTGTGCAGCCGGTTGCTGAGGTACAAAAAATCGCCGATACACTTGAATAATATATAAAGGATAAAAATGGATAAGCTTATGGTAGAAGAAGCCCGTCAAGAGTCGATTCTTCGTGAATCTCGCAAGAATCAGCTCGTGAAGAAATGGGCTCCAGTTCTTAGAAAGTGCAAGGAAGTAAAGCCATCAAAGTTTGGTCTTCTTGCTACGATGATGGAAAACCAGTATAATTGCTGGGATCCAAAGGGCCGCTCGATGATCTTGGAAGATGCGACGACAACTGGTGATATCGCTGATTTCACTCGTTTCGCCCTCCCATTGATCCGCAAGAGCTATCCACGTCTAATCGCGGATAATCTAGTTGGCGTGCAACCAATGAGCCAGCCAGCTAGCTTGATTTTCTACATCCGCTATCGTTATGCTCTTAACAAGGGGCAGACACAAGCTGGAACACAGATCATGCGCCAGAATACCGCTCAGGCGTTCGGTCGTCAGAACGGTTGGGCACTTGATCCTTACTACAGCTCACAAGTAGTAAAGAATGAAGACGCTGTAATCAGTGGCGGCGGTGACGTCGTTACAGCAACACTATTGCATAAGCCGGTTCTAGCAGGCACGGTTGTTGTAAACGTTTACGCTTCCGATGCGGATAGCTGCGAAGACCCGACACCAATCATTCAGGTTAGCTTCGATTCGAACGGCGACCCGGATCTCGTCTTGGTGGCAAGCCCAACTGTTTATACAGTTGACGAGGCCTCACCAGGCGCTACGGTGTTTAGCCACTCAACAGGTGTAGTACAAGTAACGTTGAGTTCTGGATCGGTAACTGGCATGATTGCACGCGTAGATTACGAGTTCGATCTTGAAAACAACCCGTTCCAGCCAGAGGTTACGCTTTCGATTGATTCGGATAGCGTAGCAGCTGCAACACGTAAGCTAAAGACCTCGTGGTCGTTAGAAGCTGCTCAGGATCTCAAGTCGGTTCATAACATCGATGCTGAGAGCACCCTGACAGATCTAATGGCAGACGAGATGGTAGCAGAAATTGACCGCGAAATCATCAACGATCTAATCGTTGCTGCAAGCATTCGTGCCACGCATAACTTTGCGACAGGCGCTGGTGCCTCGGTTAACTTTACGGATCGCAACATCGCCCTCCTGTACAAGGTATTGGAAGTTGCAAACATCATCCACAGAACCACACTCCGTGGTCCTGCAAACTGGATGGTAACATCTGCTGATATCGCTTCGAAGTTTGAGCAGCTGAACGATTTCCGTGGCTCGGACGCGCTAGCTCAGGATGGTATTGACATTGGTATTACATCTGCTGGTACAATACAGGGCAAATTGAAGCTCTATAAGGATCCGCTATTCCCAAATTGTAAGATCCTAATGGGCTTTAAGGGCTCGAGCGTATTGGATAGTGGATACTTCTATGCTCCATACATCCCACTACTCTCGACTCCAACTGTTTTGGATCCTAATAGTTTCACGCCAAATAAGGGTATCATGACCCGCTATGGTAAGAAACTAATAGAAGATGGAGGCCTTTACTACGGAGTTGTAAACGTTAGTAACTTATAGTAGAACCTCTTATCTTTAACAAATTGTTCTTTAAAAGAGCTGGGAGAAATCCCGGCTCTTTTTTTATATGTCCAATTAAGATAAGAATTTCTATTAGTAATTGTGTAGTAATAGAAATAGATGTAGATAATAGTAGAGGTAATGAATGGCTAACCTAAAACGCCCAAATAAGTGCGACAGTTGTGGGTCTTCTAAAATATCACATGAATTCAAGCCAGAACGATGGATGTGTGATGAATGCCATAAAATAATCTTTCAGCGTCAACAACGCAGCACTGGCATCTGTACTGCATGCGGGAAAGCTGAGAGCCAAGAAAATCCATTCGCTGGTAAGAAGAACATATGTAAAACACCATGTTATCAATCGCAACAGAAACAATATCGTAAAGATCACGAGGTTGAGTTGAAAGCATATCGTGAAAAATACTTCAAAGATCTAGACCCAAAGGTTCGTTGGCAGCGTGTTCGCAAATCGATCATGCGTGGTCCTGAATCATTCTTACGTGATCAAATTTTACATATTAAAGCCCATTCTAGAAATCCAAATAAATATGACCCAAAAGATGATATTCGACGTGAATTCGATTTAGATGTAAGTTATGTTATGACCATGTGGGATCAGCAAGCTGGTAAATGTGCATTGACTAAATTGCCTATGTCTCACCAATTCAACGATCTTTGTGCAGCTTCAATAGATCGTATTGATTCGTCTAAAGGCCACATCAAAGGCAACGTTCAGATTGTCTGTCAATGGATAAATTCTGCAAAGAATGATTTCTCTAATTCAGAAATCTTAGGTGTGCTAGACCAGTATCTTAACATAAGAATGGCTGCCATCAAATGATTATATTGTTTACATTTACTGCTCTTTTTGTCGTTCATCTCTTTTATTGTCGGACTTGCAAATTGAAATAATTGTGTAATAGCGGATGTACCATAAACGTCAAAAAGCAACAAGAAACATTAAAGTATCTTAATGATGAAGATTTTATCGCTTGCTGGTCTTGTCGTTGATTGGATTGAAGAAACTTTTAAAGGACGTGTGCTTATCAGCTATGCTGCGTATACGGCGGCTCCGGCAATTATTATTCCAGTGAAAGGAGAGTATAAACAAGTTATCGTTGGTGTTATAAATAAAGATTGGGTTCGTGTGCGTGGACGTTATTTTTATCCATCAGATCCAGATTTCTTCGAAAAATTATACATTGAACTAGACGACGCCTGTAAAGACCCTGAAGTCTATTGGAAAATCGATTGGACATAACATTTCAAGATATTGTCTTTCAATGGGGCAAAGACAATAAAAACTTGACATCTCGTGGAATCATTGCAAAATACGTCAAACCATCATCAGACCGACAGATTGTTGGGTTTTATATATATGGTATTTCTTGGATAACATCTATTGATCATTGTTTAGCTTGGCGTCCAAGACATATTTCAGATAATTGTTGTGATCCAAAATATGTATGGAACAATAAGTTGATCATTGATATAAATCCAGCAGATCCAGACATCTTTACAAAAATTGAAAATTATATATTGGCTTCATATGAATGTTTGAAGACGCCCGCTGCCCTACGCCATGACCTGGAAATATTGTAAAGACGTTGTAGTATCTTGATTAATCCAATTACAAACATATTATATGAATAAGGTTTTGTTTATTTGCAAATCAAGATCAACTAGTTATGGGATCCCAATTGGATTAATAAATTCAGCGCGCTTTGTTGCTAAGGCGTTACATCACCATAATATTGAAACCAAAGTTGTCGTTGTAACTGATGGTAATTCAATTGACCATGAAGTGCATTTATATAAGCCAACTTATGTAATGATTGAAGCATTATGGGTAACTCCAGCAAAGATTAAGGAATTGTTGAAATTGCACCCAAAAGTGCGCTGGGCTATTAGGATTCATAGTAAAACCCCATTTTTATCAATGGAAGGGATTGCTTTTGAATGGATTAATGAATATAAAATTATTTCAGAACAGAACCACAATTTCATTTTAGCTCCAAACAATAGAGGATTAGATCATGAGCTGCGTGATGTTTTGAAGATTGAATCTACTTATTTGCCGAACATCTACCTGCCACAAACTAAATTTAGTTGTAAAGTGCCAGATGGAATCATAGATGTTGGATGTTTTGGTGCTATCCGCCCGTTTAAAAATCAACTTTTACAAGCTATCGCGGCCATCAAATTTGCTGATGAGATTAGGCTTCCGATGCGGTTTCATATTAATGGAGATAGAGTAGAGCAAAAAGGGGATCCAATATTAAAGAACATCAGAGCATTATTTGCGACGAATAGTCGACATAAATTAGTTGAACATATGTGGATGCCACATGATGAATTTATTAAATTAGTCGGTAAGATGGACATAGGTATGCAAGTTAGTTTTACTGAAAGTTTCAATATTGTGGCCGCAGATTTTGTCAGCCAGGGGATACCAATAATAACATCCAATGATATAACATGGATACCATGGATATATCGGACTGATGCGAATTCTGTTGACAATATAGCTGGTGCGTTATGTTGCACATATAAGATGCGTAGGTTCAAATTTCATTATGTCAATTATGTTGCTTTATGGATATATAACAAATTAGCTATTAAAAATTGGTTGAAATATTTAAATGGATGATTTATGGAAGACTACTATATATTAGATGACGCATTTGGTGGCTCAACTAAAGCATCTGGCAAGATGAAGGTTGGCAATGATAATGTCCATTTCTCTCTTGAGGCATATGGTGCCATTTATGATGTAGTGATTGATGGTATAGAATATCAACAAGTTTGTGGAGGCACGGATGGCCCAGATCTCGGCGCGCGTGCCTTCAACAATGATTGGAGATACTCTAAAGACAACAAGCCTGTGGAGTTTGGGCTATTATATCAATTGTTAAGCAAGTTTGATAACCAATCAAGAAGTGGTGGTGAGACAATGAAAATGTTAGATATATCCGAGCTTGGCAAAGACGAACAAGCTGACATGCGAAATATGACGCCAGAACAGCAGGCTGAACATATGAAAAGTCGAGAACCTGCATATATATTGTCCCATATAGTCAATGGCAAAATTGTTGATTCTCGTGAAGTTCCAGATTATGAAGATTCAATGGTTAAATTAGACGATCCAATAAGAAAGATAGCCGACTACATAGAAGAGGAATAATGTTTATGGTCGATAAACAAGAAAAGCTTTGTATTGACTGTGATAAGCCGATACCTAAACTCAGACTGGAAGTTCTTCCAAATGCCATACGATGTGTTGCATGTGCTGAACAAGCAATTGAGCAAATAAAAGCTGAACTGAAGCCAGATCCAGATGCTGAATATCCGAGAGGATGGTAATCTAATAATATCCTCTTTTAATTGCTATCAATTTCCATATTATTGCAGATTCGGTAATTGGTCGATTGATACCTTGTGGTAGCAATGATGGCGGTCTTAGGATTTTTGGAATCTCTATTTGTTTGAATGTTGTTTTTATTTTTCTTGTGAACATATAGCGATTAACTGGTGGCCAAATTCCGCCACCGCCATTAGCGTATATCATATAATTATATTCATTGATGAGTTCGATGGCTATATAAATTTATGTTCCATTAAGGAATGGCTATGCAATACACACCATTTTTAAGGTGGCTATTAATTGTGGTAACTACATCCATTGGGTGGATGTTTGCTGGGCAATTTGGTTTATTTAGAGAGATCCATTATAAAGATGCTTCAAGAATATGTTATGTAATATTTGCTATATTGGCATTTATGTCTGTTTGGTGTGGTCGACTGACTAAAAATTTAGATTCTACTAGTGGCGATGGACTTGCGACAATTGAATCGTCTGCTGATGTGGGATGGTTTATGAGTGACTTATGCCTGTCGCTTGGGATGCTTGGGACTGTTATTGGGTTTATTATGATCTTGGTTGGTGGATTTGATTCAATGGTTGCTGGCGATACTGCATCTTTAGCAAAAATGTTTACAAAATTAGGTGCTGGTCTTGGGACAGCATTATATACAACATTGATAGGACTGTTGTGTAGCATGATATTAAAAATGCAATACTTCAATCTATGTAACGCGCTCGATTTAAAGAAAGTTAATTGCAACAATGAAGCATAAGATTAGGTGTTATGATAGTAACACTACCTGGTATGATTTGTTGATGAATATGATGCTTGGATTTATGTGTATGTTCGTTCTTGCATTGGCCATGATGAATGTACAATCACAAGCTAAGAATAATGAAATAGAATCAAAAGCTGAATTTGTCATTACTGTTGTTTGGTCGCCTGAATCTGATGCTGATGTTGATGTGTATGTTGAAGACCCACAAAATAATTTAGTTTTTTTTAAGAGGCGTGAGGATGGATTGATGCATTTAAATAGGGACGATCAGGGACATGTAAATGATATGGTTGTAACAACAGATGGGCGTATTGTCTATAATGAAAATCGTGAGACAGTAATGATACGTGGATTTATTCCAGGAGAATATGTTGTTAATGTTCATATGTATAGAGGTGGTTTTAAACCAATTGATGTGATTGTTAGGCTTGATAAGATACGCCCAGCGACAACTACTGTTGTTACGAAATCTGTTGTTTTAAATTATGATGGAGATGAAAAAACAGTTTTTAGATTTATTGTTGACAAGGCCGGTGAAGTTACGAACATAAACGAAATTAGTAAAAGATTTGTGTTGGAGAAATAATGGGGATAGGAATACCTATTGCGTTTCTGATTTTAATTGTGTCGCTTGCATGGCTATTAATCCATGTTAAAGGAAGAATTTTTACTAAAATTTTGTTTGCCGGTATTGTTCCATATTATTGTTTAGTTATGTGGTGTTCGCTTAACACTTTTGCTGGATGGGCTACAGATGAATTGACCCCAGATAAGCTTATAGTCAGATGGATAATAATTGAAGAGCCAAACAAGAAAACTGGAGACGAAGGCGGCATATATATATGGATACAAAGCAGTGAGCAGAATAAATTTAACGGATTAAATTTTTTAGGATATAATTCTGAACCGTATGAGCCACGTGCATATAAATTGCCATATTCTAGACGATTACATGAACAAGCTGAAGCTGCGTTGAAATTATTGAAGAAGGGCAGGCGGGTGACTGCTGCGCGTCCTTTGCCTGGTGATGGAGATGGAGAAGATGGAGAGGATACTTCAGGATATGGCTATGATGACAACGACAATGCATTAAAATTTTACGAGCTTCCACAACCTAAATATCCTGAAAAATACGAATAGCCAGCGAATTAAACATATTATATAGGGAATATATAATATGGCAGGGATACACTACGACGACGAAGACATCAAAAATGCCGTGATGGCGATCGTCGGTGATGCATCAGATGACGAGGACATTTTTGTCATAGATGATATTGCTGATTATACGATTTCTTCATCTTATGACTCCTTCTTTGCAGATGGGTATCAGTTTGGATTAAGCAGACCCGAAGATACTTATGTTACTAGTTTTGATTCAGATCGTTTGGATAGGGTTTGGTATTTTGCTGGATCAAAAGAGGAAGTGCTTGGAAAGCTACGTCTAATCCAATCACAAGCTAAGAACGCGAGGGCTCTTGGTAATATTTCACAACATCTTGGACCTGAAGAATCATTAATTGCAAGGATAGCTAATAATTTATGCGATTAGTTGAACTTTCTACTGATCGTTTACTGATTGAATCAATCCACCCTGGATTGCATGATGCTATAGCATCTATAAGTAAAAAATTCGCGGATCAGTTGAGTGATGTTGTCAAGTTTGCCCCTGCGGTTGGTGTTGAACAGTATATTAAAGTTCACGGTGAAGTTGGTTGGATTGTTGGATGGCTACAACGTGGCGGAGATAAACTGCCAATAGCAATGTATGCAGATGGTTCAATAACTATGCCTGTTGGTGTATTTGATGAACGTCATTCTAGATGGATAAATGCAGATAAATTTATTAATTATGTAAGGCGTGGAATTAAAAAAGAATCAAAACAGTCTGAAATTCATAGAGTGATTGAATTGCTTGATAGACTCATTAGTAACACTTCGATTGAGAGAAGTTTACAAAGTGGTGTGCCAGCGGTTACGATTTGGAGTGAAACGTGGAATAAAATAGCCAACAGGGTTGGTTTGCCACATCTAATTGCAAATCGTAACGACGATCTGGTTATCTCACCTGATGGTGTGACATTAAGTAGCAATATCTCACTTGATCGACACTCTATCTCTATTGGTTGGCCTGAAGAGATCGTCGATGCATTAAAATCATGGATTAATAGGAAATTAGCTAAATATGCTGTTCCAGCAAATCTTGCCAAACAATTTGATACGGAGTCTGAGTAATGTCAAATTTTAAAAACGACGATGAAATAGAACAGTTGGTTATGGCGTTATTAAATGACGAAATTGAAACACCAGATGAATTATATGAAGTAACAGATGCCTATCTCTCATATGATGAATCAATAAGAGGGGGAGATATAATGGATCTATTTATGCATGGCTTTGATGTTGCTAAAAAAGCTGGAAATAATGATGTCTATGAAGTTTCAGGAAGGGATGATACGTTTTTGTTTATAGGTCCAAGAGAAGATATAATAACTAGATTGAAGATGATTCAACCAACAGCGAAAGGCATTAAGGCTATGGATGATATTTCTAAACATTTAGGACCAGAAGAGTCACATATAGTGAATATTTCGAGATTTATAAACTAATATGCGTTTAGACTTAATATTTAACGGCACAATTTTACAAGAGGGATTAGAGGATAAAATGCCGTCTCTTGTAAAAGAATTCCCTAATTTAGATCAAGAACAGGCAGAAAAATTAATACGACAAATTGCTGAATCAGACCCAACAAACAATAAGGCATATCTACCATGGTTAGTAAGACAAGTTAAGAAACAATTCTTGCGTCTCCCAGAAGACCATGAGCGTGCTATGCTGGCATTGCGAGCGTTTGATCAAGGGAAAAGGCGTGCTACATTTACTGCTCAAAAAGATATAAACTCATATAAAACATTTAATGATCTTGAAGCAACAATTGATAAGCTACAAGGTGTAGACTTACAAAGTAAAAGACAACAAAAACGTCAAGCAAAAGAAGAGGGTGCTGAAGTCGTCTATGAAGACAGTCAATATGCTATAGTTGAAGTGCACTTAGCAAAAGCTGCTGTAATCTATTCTAAGGGAACTAGATGGTGTACAAGTAATGAAGGTACAGCAGCACATTATTTAAATCAAGGTCCTCTTCATATCATATTTAAAGATGGCGAAAAGATTGCTCAAATGCACATTGGATCAAGCCAGCTTAAAGACGTTACTGATAGAGAATTTATACCTGATGAAAAACTCGGAAAGATAATAGCTAGCAATCTTAATATTAAAGTGACAAAACCAGATGAAGTGTTCTTTATTGCTAAAATAACGAGGATACGTAATAAAGAATTAGAAGCTAAAATGCTAGCTGCAGTTCATGCTGCTACGCCAACGAGCCAGTCCGGCGCGGATGTCCGCCTCCATCGTGGTTCACAGCAGAATTTACACGGCCATCAGCTCTATAGATATATTAAAGAAGTTATCGGTGCTCGTTGGCCAGAGGCTGAGCAATATATATTGCAGGACCCTGAAACGGCTGCTTTATATGCATCAGATATTATTGGAAGCCGTTGGCCAGAAGCAGAGCCACAAATACTAAAAGCGTCTCCTAATACACTCACTAGTTATGCTACTAAGACTATTAAAGGCCGTTGGCCAGAAGCAGAGTCAGCTATCTTGGTAGAAATTAATTCAGCGATCAGATATGCTAAAGATGTTATTAAAGGCCGCTGGCCAGAAGTAGAAAGCAGAATACTTGAAAATATAGGCAAAGGTGAATTTGTTACTGCAATTAGCTATGCTGATGAAGTTATTGGTGGTAGATGGCCAGAAGTCGAACAAAAATTAATATCATCTGTGTCTAAGAATATATACAATGCATTTTATCTGTTGCATTATGCTGTTAGCGTCATTAAGGGCCGTTGGCCAGAAGCAGAGGGATTGATATTAAAGTCTAATACGACGACATTATTTGATTACATTAGAACCGTCATCAAAGGACGTTGGGCTAGACTAGAAAAAGCTATCTTAAATGCACTGCAAAAAATAGCTGTTGGTGATGATTGGCGTGAAATTGCTAGATTGGGATTTAAATATTCTCGTGATGTGATAAATGATCGTTGGCCAGAGCTCGAAGTATTATTAAAATCTGACCCAGACTACGCAGAATTATATGAGCGCCACATAGCTCTTAGGAGTGGCAAATGAATTGCAAATCACATACCCCAGACGACATAGCATTTCTAATGGAAGATGGTGGTAAGAAGTATAAAATTATATTAAAACCATTTAATGATGACCGTATAGCAGACAAGCAGCAACAGCTAGGATACATCAATAAAGCACTACTGTCAAATGCAGACTCTTATTCGTCAGACTACATTAATAAATTGAGAACGAGGCTTAATAAACTCCAAAATGACATCGAGCATAATCCTAAACGTATGATAGAGGCTGACCACATTGCATTAGTTAATGATGGAACGATACTTGTTGGGATTAATCCTGGTTTAAGATCGTCATCGCAGAAGTCAATCGCTCGGTCGAAGCATATGGCAGATTTTTATAAAATAGAGCACACGAGGCCTGGTATGTATGCTGATGATCCTAGCCATACAGATTATATTGTGACCAGAAAATTTGATAAAATCCTATCCATTAATATAGATAATATAATCTCGATAAATGGGAAACCAACAGCTGGTCGTTTAGATGATGTATCTGGTGGTATAAAAAAGCTAGAAGGGCATTTTGAAGATGAATAATTGTAATCCAGAGCAAATAGCCGCTTTGATGGAAGATGGTGGTAAGAAATATAAGATCATTTTGAAGTCGTTGCATTCAGCAGTTGAGAGACAAATACAGAATGATCGTCAGAAGTGGGCTAAATATCAAGATTCTCCGATGTATCAACAACAATGGCGAATAAAAAGGCTGGCTGATTTAGAGGCTTCGACACAACGCGTCATTGAAGCGGATGCTATTGGTTTTATAGATAGTGGTACATTACTTGCTGGCATAAATCATGGGGATCGAACAGTGCATATGTCTGGAGTTAGGCGACGTGCGCCTAACACAATGAAAAGTTATTTACATAAGATTAAACAAGTACCAGAATTTTATACATTGGTTGGACATACAAAGCCTGGCACTAGTGCACATGATCCAAGCCACACCGACTACATAATAAAAAAGCATTATAATACTATATTGTCTATCAATATCGATAATATAGTATCAATAAACGGAAAACCAGTGATGGGTACTGATGTTGACGCTGGTTTAAAAGCATTGGGTGATACAGCCGTTGAATGATAATTAAATTGTATGGTCGTCGAACTGCCAGGCATATGCCTATCCTCATGCTTAAAAGCTAGAGCTGTTACAAGCCTTAGGATGGTATGCTCTAGTAGATAAGTTGAATGTAAGGATTAGACTACGTCTAATCCGTTTTATTAGTTCGACGACCATGCTAAAATTAATTGACTGTTTTAACCTTAGGCCATTTAAATCGTCAGTAATCAACCAATTAAATAAGATCATATTCAATCCTAAGCTATGTTATGTAAAATCTTATGATAATCTTACATATTGGGATTTCGGATTGGATATTTTAAATAAGGCATATTTCATTGAAAATCAAATAAGACAGCACAAATTTACGTTTCAACCATTTTTGCATGTTCAACGTAGAGTGAAACAAAATAAATTAAGAGACATCTATGTTGCTACATGGCAAGATAAAATTGTTGATAAATGGTTGAATGAGAGCCTTAGCATCGCATTTGATAAATGGTTTTCAAATAATAGTTATGCATACCGTGTTAATAATTTTGGGATTGACGTCTGTCAACAAAAAATATCAAAATCATTAATTGGGAAACCATTTATAATTAAACGTGATATAACAAACTATTTCTATACAATAGACCATGATATATTATTGGATAAACTGGCTTGTCTCATTGATAAAAATGACTATTTATATCAATTGGTTAAAGATAGAATTATATTTAAATATGTTAATGATGGTCTGGATGATGAGCATGTCTCTAACATAGGGATTCCATTTGGCTCTTCGATAGCTTGTGTATTATCGAATGTTTATTTAACCGATGTGGACAAGAAATTGTCAAAATTGCCAATAAATTATTTTAGATATGCTGATGATTTTATAATGTTGTCATCAGACCAGAACGTTGCATTAGATGCTGCATCATTATTGGATGAGTCAATAACATCATTAAAACTCAGCTTGAAACAAAGTCATCGTTTGAATTTATCATTTATTCCGTGTCATGGGTTCATTCAAGCGTCTAAATTCAAACATTTGGGTTTAGAATTTACATCTGCCAATAGTGTAAGATTGTCGGTTGAAAAACAGAGAAAAATCATAAACTTGTTTAAAAGATCTCTGGAGTCTGTTAAAGCAAGGATTAATAGAGAATGTAATATCAATAATAGGATTAAAATTGCTGTTGATGCTATAAATTCGGTGATATTGGATCGAATCAGGAGCGTCGCAATTATAGATTATTATTTAAAACATGTAAATGACGAGCAGCAATTGCAATCAATGGACCTTATTATTGCAAAAATTATTATTGGCTGTGTTTTGAATAAAAAATTTAAAAACAGAGATTTTTCTACAATACGATTCAAACAATTACGCGATGCTGGCTTGATATCACTGAAACATAGACATCGTTTACATGCCCATGGCCATATTAAGATAGATTTTATGACGATGCGCAATGATATGCTGATTAAAAGGAGAATGCAATCAATTGATAAAAAGATTGATCGTATAAATCAATTAAAAATGATTAGAAAAATTAACAGTATTTCAAATGTGAATGATAAACGCAATAAAAAATCCTAAAGGGCCGAGGCCGACATATTTAGCTAAATTAGTGCTGAAGTGGATTCACGATAATTTTAATTGGGTGTTTTATATTCATCCAACTTCATCTGATTGCACCATATTATATGTTAAACGACAACATAAATTTAGTCCGATTTTACCGAAGAAAGATATATGTCTTATGTATATTTCTGAAACAGAATGTATAAGATCTGTTTATTGGCAGATAGTGAAACAACCATCGCGCGGATACGATAAGACCAACATGGCTGCGCCAGATTCATTTAGTAAAATTGGTAAATGGATTAATACTGATTGTTCAGAATGGATAAATAGAGGGGCAATACTTTTAGATATTTCTACAAGGAAATAATAATGCCATTATTTTGTACATCTAGATCTGGGATGCGCTCATTCTTTACTGAAGAGAGTGCAATGGATGCATTAGTCAAATGGTATACTGATGATGGCATACATAAATCATTTTCTAAAATTGAGCAATGCGAGAAGATATTTATAGATGGTGGTGGTAGTGTTTTGATTGATGAACCAACCGTATCTGTTGATGCAAATGGAGTTAAGTTTTGTACATTCCTACGTCATGTGCCATTTGTAATAGAAATATTGAAAAATGAAAAGATCAGTCATGTTGATGGGTGTATTAAGTTTGGTGGGTTTCATGGTCGAGTCTACGTAATTACAGACGATACAAGAAATGCTTTAATATCATTATTTGAAGAATTATACATAAATCGAAAAGAAGAGACTGACATGTTGGAGTTTAAGCTCATGAATTCGCTTGTTGATAGCGGGGTTTTATATCTTGGTAATTGCAGCTGTCAATCAGGTAGGCCATATAAAAATTGTTGTGGTAATCGTAATTAATGGACTATCAAACTAATCAAATCGATCAAGATCAAGCTGGCGTGCCAGATTTACGAGCTATTATTAATACATGGCTTGATAGTAATCAATCTAAATTCACTATGAATGGATTTGCTGTATCTATAGCAAAGGATAGCCACTATATCTCGATGACCATCAATGGGAAAACATTATCATTATTCAAAATCGATAAAGATGGTGTTGACCTTGATAGCCCTGCATGTAAAATAATGGCTACAGACCCTAAATTTTTTAATAAACTAGAGTATTGTCTTAATTCATTGTATAAAATAATAAAAGAATTTATTGCAACGATTGAGTATTGTTGTGGTCATTCTGCTGTGAATAGTATATTCGATTAGTATTTGACTATGAAGAGCAATGATTAATCTAGAACTTAGTGCTTGTTTGATGTTGCTGACTGAGATGAAGAAGAGTCTTATAACTAATGAAGACAAATCTTGGAAGATTTCTGATTGGAAAGAAGTGATATCAATTGGTAGGGGTATTAGTGACAAAATGGACCATCCACCTAAAGAGTTTGTGGAAATACTTAATTGGCATGAGATAGAGATTATACGTAGGGGATCAACCGTATGATATGCGCCCGTGGGCTATTGGATGGCCGGGGATCTCTAAAATCTCATAAACCAGTTCGATCCTGGTCGGGCGCACCAATAGTGCCAGAAGTATCTAAATTTTAGGAATGGTTATGACATAGGAAACTCGTTATTTCTACGTTTTTATAAGAACTGATTTAACACTTCGACAACAGGTATGCCAGGGAGCGCATGCCGCTCATGAAGCTGGGATCCACTTCGGGGATAAACTAGCACCAATATCATTTATAGTTATATGCTCTGTGCGAAATGAGGATGAGCTTCTACACGCACAGCATGACATCAATAAATACGGAATTAGGGCTATCTTATTCACTGAGCCTGATCTACACAATCAGGCAACGGCATTGGCTACAGAGCCAATACCTAAATCAATGAGGAAGCATTTATCAAAATATGTTTTGTGGACTGGAGAATAATATGCATTATACGTAGGACCGTGGCCCACCATATTTGCTGTAATAAATTGAATTTGTGTTAATTTTAATACTATTATTATAGGAGCAAATATGGATATCAAAGAAGCGATTTTTACAATTAAAGAGCGTATAAAGACTCTGTCAGCTAACCAGACGCTGGCAAAAAGAGCTAGGAAGACAACCATTCCATATGGAGAGTTATACGAGATAAAGAAAAAGCTTGGCGGATTAAAGAAGGATTGGTGGTGTGCTCAAGGATATGTTGCAGACCATCGGATTGAGATCACTGCATTGTTGAATTTCTATCATGAAATTCGTAATAGTGAATATAGACATGGCATCTGTTTGGGTACAAAGTGGTATTATGATAGACAATATGATAAACTTAAGAATGAATTTGCATTAAAAGGGGGCGATAATGTTAAAAATATTGTATGAAGAAATTTGCAATATTATTATTATGTTGCATCCCATTTTTGAGCGGATGCACAGTTACGTGGCGTAATTATGATGGGATCGAAGTAATGCATTGTATTAGATGTGGTGGTCGTGGGTACTATCATGTTTACCATTGTAACGTTTGGTATGTAATAGAATGCCATCATTACAGGTAGTATTTAATTCAAATGATTGATGCTGAAACTATATCACATAATCAGTTAGATGATTTAGTCGCGTCTGAGATATATGGATCTAAGATTGTTGGACGTACAACATGCTATTTTGTTGATGGCCAATGGGGGGTTGCACCAGATACCGATCCAGATTCATGGATGTGTCCTGCATGCGAACGATCTGTGATCGTTGATCGTTGTTGTTGTGATAGCACAATGTTAGAGATGATGGATGGAGAGGCTAAAGATCAATATAACAAACGGATTAAGCATGATACATTTGCTGGCCATTATATATTCTGTTTGACGGCTGTTCCACAGTATAGTGATGAATTAGGCCTTGCTCTTGATATTGTTAGTAAGCTTAACCCATGCATGTTTTCGCTAAATTATATAGATAATTGTTGGATTGCTGAATTATATGATGCAATAACGTCGTATAAGGCCATTGAAAAAGGGTCACTTTTTGACACCACTACTGCATCTGCTGTTGTTTGCAGAGCTGCTTTAAAATTTGCGATGGCACCAGGCAAGATACCAAATGGATAAATTGAGGCGTGCTATAATTCGGTTGGCATTTAAAAATGCCGGATTGATGAAGGAGTATCGTCTTATTGAATTCGGCAATAATGCATATATGGTTATTACTAAAAATGATCTCCCTCTACCTAACGCTAACGCCACAATTATCGGGATTGATGTTGATCATGCTGCTGATTCTACAAGTTGGTTATTAGATACCGTTGTAATTGAAACAGTTGACGACGACATTTTGATCAGTGGATATACAGGAGGATTAGACATTAAGATTTCTTTAGCAGACCCTGATAGTCTCGACATGATAAGCAAAACAATTAAAAAAGCCGTTGATAGATGGGTATCAAGACGAGTTCGATGAGTGCACTTCTGACTAGAGATGAATTCAGAGAAGCTGTTTTCAAGCGTGATAATTATAAATGTGTTATGTGCTTGAAATCGGCTATTGATGCACATCATATTATAGAACGCAGATTATTTTCTGATGGAGGCTATTACATTAATAATGGCGTATCAGTTTGTGAAGAGCATCATTTAGCAGCCGAATCAACACTCATTTCATGTGATACACTCCGTGAGCAATGTGGAATAAATGAAGTGGTTCTACCATCACACCTATATCATGATCAAGTGTATGATAAATGGTCCAATCCAATACTACCAAATGGGATACGTCTGAAAGGAGAACTTTTTCATGATGAATCAGTTCAGAAAGTCATCAAACCTGTATTACATCTTTTTACAGATCGTGTAAAACACCCACGTACACAGCATTTGCCATGGAGTCTTGGCCTTAATAGTGACGATCGAGTAATCGAAAACCTCTCTTATTTTGATGGAGAAGATGTAGTTGTTACAGTTAAGATGGACGGTGAGCAGACAAGCATGGATCGTCGTGGTTTCCATGCTAGATCGATAGATTCATCTAGCCATCCGTCCCGTGATTGGCTTTGGGGTCTTCATAGGCGTATTGGCCATGAAATCGAGCCATCATGGCGAATCTGTGGTGAGAATTTGTTTGCTAAACATTCGATCTATTATAAAAATCTGCCAGCGTACTTTATGGTCCATTCTGTTTGGAATGATAAAAATGAGAGCTTAGCTTGGGATGATGTGGAAGATTGGGCAAAATTGCTTGACTTGGAAACAGTCCCAGTTATATATCGTGGTGTGTGGAATGAAAGTAGGATACGTTCAATGTATATATCTGAATTTAATGGGGACCAATGTGAGGGATATGTTGTTCGTATCGCGCGTTCTTTTAGATATGTTGAATTTAAAAATGTTGTAGCTAAATATGTAAGAGAGAATCATGTCCAAACTAATAGCCATTGGATGAAACAGCCAATTATTCGTAATGGATTAAAATAACAATGGATTTGATAAGTCTAATCGATGAATGGTTGAAAGATGAGATGCCATTATGGAGGGCTGCAAAGAGCTATAAAACGCTTGATTACGGAATTTGGAAGGATTCTGTTGGTTCGATAATATATAAAGGTCTCGGGTATACATACGCAATTGTATATGAAACACGTCTTATGTTTTTTGAAGACGACTTAATAATTCAAGCATATGATGCAAAATTTTTCCCACTCTTATCGAGTCGTCTCCATATGGCACAAATCGGATTTCGGAAAGCAGAAGAATCGAGGAAATCATGGCCCCAACATTAGCAGAAATAGTGGCCGATTGGTTTGAAGATAATAAAGAGACACATAATTTGAGTTATTGGCATGTTGTCGGCAATAAAATAAAGCGTAGGTCTTTTGATAATAGTTATTATATACCATTTATTATTCAACACGACAGAGTTCGAATTAGATCTAATTATGGGGAGATACTGGCGTCTGATCCAGATTTCTTTAATAACTTATTAAATATTATACAAGAAAAAGAAACGTATTATCATGGGCATTAATATTAAAACCAGAATCTGGTGGGCTATTAAAACCAAAATTTATAATGTTATCCGGTGGATTAAATATCGAACAATAAATCGTTTTAATGTAGTAAAAATAAAAAGTTTAAAACCTGGATATTACGACATAGATCTTCGTATGTTGCATGCAATGTTTGATCTGCTTGTTGAATTTATAGAGAAAGAGGAACCATTTGAACGCATAGATTGGGATGCTACACCAGAAGTTTCTAATGCCGCAAAAGAGATCAAAGAACTATATGAGTGGTGGGTATATGTCTATCCACATAGAAAATCACCTCTTGACGATCTTGATGAAAGTTTGATACCGCCAATATTGAGTGATAGAGCACATTTAGATGAATATCCAGCATATCAGTTAGCACTAAAAGAAACAATAAAATTAGAAAATGAGTGGGACGATGAAGATACAACAAATTTATGTAGATTGATAATGATTCGTGGATTTTTGTGGACTTAAATTTTGAGGATGTATGAAAGAGAAACGTAAGTCTGGTTTCGAAGATGAGAATATATGGTGGACTGGATTAATATGTAGACATAGACAACATGATCCACCAATGCATATAGCTATTACAAGTGGTAAGATTTATAGACACATTTGTCCAGGGTGCGGTAGAGAGACTGTTCTTAGGAATAACATATCTTGGAATGTAAACACAGAACCTGTTGAATAGCAAATCTAATATATGCCATTTGATTACATTTCATTTATCAAATCAGTATTGCACGAATCTGGTGAAGAACCTAGTTTTGATATTTTATTAGAAGCTGTGTTAGTAGAAGGATATGTTAAGGATTGGGATACTAGTGATAAATGGGCTGTCGATGAAAATGGTAAGCATATTGGCAGTCGTGATGTAACAATTGATTCGAATAATTTTGAGAATGTGTCCTCACCAGGAGCAAGTATTTCCCGTAATGGATATATCTTTCTCCCAGTTCCATTTGCGATCGGTGATAATGACGGAAAGCGAATTTTGAGACATATTGCTGGGATTGTCAAGGATAAGGGTAGTGTAACTGTTTCTGTATATCCAGGTTATGGTGTTGAATCTGAATCAGGCAGTGGTACATATCCAGCTAAAATGTACAAACAATTACCAGCAGAGACTAAAACCACTATAGGGGATCAAATTGGCAATGGTATGATAATCCATGCAATAGATGGAGAGCCTATCACTAATTGGTTAGACATCCCACCGCCAATTGATGTCGATGAAACAAGACTTAGCCCTCTTGACGTCTTTTTAGGTCGCACTGGTCGCACTATGGATGTACCTAAATGGCTAGAGGAGCTCGTTCAAGCAATTGATATTGCCACTAGAGATGGGAAAGTTAAGGCTGATTTAGCAAGAAAAGTTCGTGGGTTTGAGTCTAGTTTGGTTCTATCAACACCTAATGGGGATGCAGTCTTGGTGATAGCAAAAGAGGCGCAGAACGCTGCATATGTTTTTAAGAAACGTATGTGGATAGAATCTGATGAGGGTACAAAACCTGTTGACAGCGATTGGGATGTTATTGTCAGTAAGAAGATGAAAGATTTTATTGCCAGATTCAAACGTCGTCCACGTGGTACTAAAAAAGAAGACATACCAGCACCACAATTGGAGGCTAAACGTCAACCAAGGCTTGCTCTACGTGATTGGATGCACAAAACTGAAAAAGAATGGGGTATTGAACAAGGATATGTATTGCGCCGTGATTTTAACAAGGCACATATAATCGATTTGATGAATAATGGTATCAGTTATATGTCTGGCTTGGCGTTGGCTGATAGTGGTAGTACGATTGAACCCGCTGCATAAAAGTATTTTCTTTGCGTTTCTATGCCATCGTCTGACATCAGAAGTGTGAAATCGATATTTGGAATCCAGCTATTTTTAAAAAATGTCAGGAAAGGCAAAGGAGGCAGTGATTAAATGTTGTTAGATGACGATTTAGTTAATCACTTGCATATAACCTTGATGTCATTAAAGCTTCGTCTATTAAGGTACCAAGTTCATTTAAGCTATTTGGATGTGATAGGTTTATGATGGCAGTATCATGATTGCCATTTTGTATTTTTAATATCGATCCATTAACTTCAATAATGCACCATCTATGCCCTCGTTGTATACGATCGTCTCGTATCCATATCCTGTCACCTATTTGTTGAACGCCAAGGCATTCTGATAAACCAGATGATGCAATTGAATTGCGTATTACAGTAGTGATAAATACATCCATATAATATTTTTGTGGTATTTTATAGGTAGTTTAATGTCAAAAACTAGTAGATCAACAACAGCAGTTTGGTTATATTGTTGTAGATGCAAATCTCAACAAGTTATATGGCGTCTATCAAGTAAGCTTAAAGATAAGTCGCATATTAAACATTTGTTTTGTAGTCGTTGTAATAATAAAACTGCACATCTCCAGCTTGATGATTGTTAAAAATAATGTAAATGTTTAATGTTTTATGTAGTAAGTGTAGTGTCAACAAAGCGACATATTATATTATGGAGATTACTGATGATGCTCGACGTGAATTGTTTTATTGCTTTGACTGTTTAGGAGAGTTAGATCTATTAGCATGTCAGTTTCCAGTAGGTGTTGTGAAAAATGACATTAAATGTGGTTTTTGCGGCATGACATTATCAAAATTTATAAAGACGAAGCGAGTTGGATGTTATAATGATTATGATTTATTTAATATTGGGCCAATATTACTTCAATACCATAAATCAGACATGCATGTTGGTAAAATTCCGTATACTCAAATAATATCTGAACTAGATGTATTGCTAAATAATGCTATAAAAGCTGAAAATTACGAGAAAGCTGCTGAGATAAGTGATTTAATTATTGGATTAAAAAAATTGAAAGATATCAAGGAATAACTATGTATATGAAATTTGGTAAATATAAGGGATTAGAAATAAGCCAACTACCTGTTGGATATCTAAGGTTTATTGTGGACACATTTGGGCCATGTGAAATCAGAGATGAAGCTAAAAAAGTTCTTAATGGTACAACAATATCGCAAGAACAAAAATCTAAATCTCTTGAAGAACAAGCTAATGAAATACTCGGTGAAAAGCCAATTGGTTTACTAAGACGTGGCAAAGGACGTCGTAAAAATGGATAAGGATTTATCCGTTTTGTAGATCTGACTTGCCAGTGTGTCCGTGTAATTCAGCTTTTAATTTTGATATGTATCCTAAATATCCTGCTCCATGGAATTTAGAATACTCATCATATGTCAGACCTCTTTTGCGCTGTACTGACATGGCTAGTGCGTCGGCTATTGTTAATTGTATGATTGTGCTAGTTGTTGGAGTTAAACCTAGCAAACATGGTTCATTTATTTTACCATAATCTATAACAATGTGTGTGTTTTTCGCTATTGTTGCGTGTCCATCTCCTGTTATTAAGACAAATATTATCCCTAAATCTTTTGCTTTATAAGACAATTCCAATATCTGATCAGTCTTGCCAGAATTTGAGAATGCCACAATCAATTCATTTGGTTTGACTCCGCCAAGATTGCCATGTAATGCTTCTGTTGTATCAATGAATGCAGATGGGGATCCATTTGAAGCTAATGTTGTTGATAATTTTTGAGCTGCTAAAGCGGCCTTACCGACTCCAGTAGCCCAAGATCTGGTAGTTGTTAATAATATTACTAAATCATTAAACTCTTTAGTGTACAATACACTTTTTATATCATTTAAGGATTTTATCACTGAATTGAATAAAATGTCAGATGGACTATCAAATTGATTGTCTAATGTCATGTTATGTGCTAATTTTTGGTGTGGGCAATTGCCATATAATCCATATGAAGAATTGCAGTTCCAACATGATACTTTATATCCTTGTGGAAAATTATTTTTAATCAACCATCTATATAATTTGTTATTTACACTAGTTCGATGTTTATAGCCGCCATCATTAATGTCTATAACTAGAAATTCCAATTTATTCTCACCGCATCCGTCGCAGCTGCATTTAGGTTGTGGCCCACCATATGCGCGCAACACCTGCATTCGTTGTGCAAGTTTAGACTGTTTCCCTGATTGTTTTTGTTGTTCTTTTTCTGGTTTGTGAGTGTTCATTGCGGATAAAAGAAAGTTGAATGGCTAGCTGGCCTTGTCATGTATTATGGGATTGGTTTATATGAAACAGAGCATAATAGTTCTGATACGGCAGCTCCAGCACCAAAATCTGTTTTCTTTAGGGTTAATACGTCACCAGCCGACAAATCTGCAGAGAATGTTTCAGATGATGCATCAAATGTTGTAAAACTGTCCGCCGACCCATCAAATGTTGTCAGTACTGTTGTACCGGACCCAGTTGCACCTTTGTTTACTAATTCTAATTTAGTATAATTGATGCCATTTGATGCTACGCTGGCTCCATTTACCAGTGACATCCCATAGACCCGACACGCCGTTGGTGCAACAAATACAGCCTTTTCTGCGGCGGCTCCAGCTCCAACAGTGCCGAACATGGCATTTTGCACAATTAACGCCTGAGTGGCTAGCGCGTTGTCTGTCAATACTGCCAATTGGTTTTCTTGGTTGTTGTGGTGTGAAGCAACAACTTTATCGGTATTATCTTGAACTATTGTCTTGACGTATGTCGTGAGGCCCATTGTATCTCCTATCAACGAGTTTATTTATTTTTGCTGTCTCGAGTGTACAATAAGGATATGGCAAATAATAGATGGTGGTTAGTTGCTTTTTTTGTATTAAACGTCTTTGATGTTGTTTCTACCGTAATTGGCGTGACTGCTGGGCTATTTATTGAATTAAATCCGCTTGGGTTTCATAATGCTGTAATATTAAAAATATCTCTTTTATTATTCTTAGTCGCTTTAATGTCACATAAAAAGACTCGAATGGCATTTATTGGATCCAAAGCGTTTTTAATCGTTAAGCTATTTGTATGGCTATATGCATTATTGGCATTATGGCATTTTATTCAATGGTATATGGTGTTGTTGCATTTTATATCTAATAAATTATAATAAATAATTGACGCAATTCGTGCAAATGTATATAAGGTCAATATGATTAGGTTATCAAGTCTTTGGTCCGAAACGCGGCTTGTGTCGACACATGTCGATACATTGCTAGGGATTAATCACCCTAAGCAACCAACCGCGCCGTTTTATCGCGGTTGCGATATTGGAGGCCAGAGGGCTTAAGAAAACCACACAAATAGAGAAGTAAACGAGCCCCGCTTGAGCCTCTGATATGAGGAGCAGGCGGGGCTCGTGCGTTTAAAGAGTCTTGTGTGCGGGAGTACACGAGATATGGGATTTGACAATTAGGGCAGAACATGAAAGAAAAGGCAAATGCCTGTGATGGGTAGGGAATATTCATCACGGGATTAACATTGCGTGCCGGATAGGGCGAGCGCGGCCCTATCCGGCTCTGACAGGATTGCGGGTGTCGTCTAATAGTAAGACTCTTGGCTTCCAACCAAGAAACGTCGGAGCATTACCGACCATCCGCTCCAAAAATCATATCCAAGTGTATTTAAAGATGTGATTTGGAGGTAATATGACTAATTCGGCGAATCGCGCACGTAGTAGAGGGATGAAGCGTTTCTGGGAACAGAAGCATGAAGCTAATGAAAGTCGGTCTTGTTCGTTAACACAGTATTGGGATTCACCAGAATCGGCAAGTCATCGTCGGAAGCTTAGCCGTGCAATGAAGCGTTATTGGAAGTCGAGCAAGTAAAATTTTTAGACTGCGATCCAGTGATCGGTGGGCACTCCAAACGCCTGCAGCTCGAGGCGGCATCGAGGCAGTCTGCCATGGGTCGGTAGCTCAGAGAAAGAGCACCGTGGGTCGTAGAGACTTACGGAGGACGGAGGTTTAAGTCCTTCCCGGCCCACCAATATTAAATGCCACTGTGGTGAAATAGAAGACACATCCGTCTTAAAAGCGGACGCGAGAGCATGAAGGTGCAAATCCTTTCAGTGGTAAACTTATAGCTTCGAGGGCAAAGTAGTCGAGCCACCTTCCTGTCACGAAGGAATATTAGCGGGTGCGAGTCCCGTCGAGGCTGCCATTGGGGTGTGGTGTAAAAGTAGCGCGACTGGCTTTGAACCAGTAAGCAAAGGGGCAGTACCTTTCACCCCAGCCAATATTTTGGGATGTGGTGTAAAAGCTGCACGCTTATCTCTGAAATAATAGGACCTGGAGCGTTACCAGGCATCCCAGCCATAATTCAATATCTAATAATTATCAATTCTAGATTTTTACAAAAATACAGCATGAAATTAATGACACTTTTTGAGGCTGTTGATTCATTTATAATAGATGGACGAACAGTTAAAATTGGTGATTGGATTGAAGTTGACGGTTATCCATTGCAAATTATCAAATATCGTGGTCGCTTTCATGGTGATGATGCATTTATCTTAAATGATGCTAAGTTACCTGATGCTAATGGTGTGATTTTTGCAGACAGACAAAATCGTGCACCATTTGAATATCAAAAAGCATGGTATGTAGATGATTTAAATGACGCGAAAATAATTGACGATATTAAAATGTATTCTAAATCTAAAAATTATCAGTGGTAACATATGAGATTATCATCACTCTTCGAGGCAAAAAAGAAGCTTAAACATGTTGGTATTTTTATTAAATTACCAACTGATCTTAATAGCAAATTTCCAACTTTGAAGGAAGATGATAGTCCAGCACATATCACGACACTATATCTTGGAAGCCAAGATTATGACATGGAGGATAAAATCATCATATCTGCATACGAAGTGGCTGAGAATATTGAGCCGTTTGAGTGTGAACTTAATGGCCTTGGATATTTTCCAAAAAACCAAGACGGTGTAAAAGTAGCATTTGTAAAGGTGAAATCATCTGGATTGCATTCATTGCGTAATAAATTGGTCAAATCCGTTAATGAACATAAAGTGGAGTGGGAGAATACGTGGCCTGAATTTAAACCACATGTTACATTGGCGTACATGGAAGATCTTGACGCTGAATATGGCAAAAAAATACCAACTGGCAAGTGGACATGTGGCTCGATGGAAGTATGGGGATTTGACAAAAAGCATAAAATAGAATTTAAAAAGAAACAATGAGTGAAATACACGATGCAGGTGGGAGGCAAGTGTCTTAGGGTGGTTCATAACCACATCAAGCCGGGGGCAGTTCCCGGACCTGCTACCATTATTTGGACGGTTAGCTAACCTAGTGAAAGCGCTGCCCTGAAGAGGCAGAGAGCCCGGAGCGTAACCGGGACCGTCCACCAAATTGCCGTATCAGGATGTAGCTTAACTTGGTAAAGCGTCCGGTTTGGATCCGGAAGAGTGCAGGTTCAAATCCTGTCATCCTGACCAATAATTGACCATCAGGGATAAGGTCAGATAGCGGGCCGCGTGACTCGGATTCACGAGACGGAAAGTGCAAGTCTTTCATCCCTGACCAACATTGAATGAAGATAGTGTAACTAACACACCAACGATGAAGTTGGAAATGTTGACATTGAATTCAACTCTTCGAGTAGGTATGCAGTGGGTTGTGAACCAATCTACTCATGGGGTCATCGTCCAATGGAAGGACATCTGAATGGCATTCAGAAAATCGCGGTTCGAGTCCGCGTGGCTCCACCACCACCAAAACTACAATATGATTAATAAAATAAAGAGCCTTATATTCGGAAAGCCACAAGATGTACCGATTAAGAAAGCTAAACTAAAGAGAAACTCGAAATGGTGGGCGGTTCGTAGTGAACATCTCAAACATTGTGCTGCATGTGTAGTATGTAGATCTACCAATGATGTTCAAGTTCATCATAAAAAACCATTTCATCTATTTCCTGAACTTGAACTAGATCCGCTTAATCTAATCTCATTGTGTGGTGAAGGTGGCCATAATTGTCATTTGGTTTTTGGACACCTATGTGACTTTTCTTCATATAATGAAGAAATTGATCAAGATGCTAAACGGATGTATAAGAAGATTATAAAAAGACCAAATTAAATATTAAGGGCTCCTAGTTCAATCAGTAGAATGCTGGCCTTGCAAGCCTGAGAAATCGGAGCATAACCGATGGGGTCCAAATTTGAGTGCCTGGTCTGTCGCTGAAAGCCCATGGGAGAACGGCCCAAAAGGGTACAAGTAAAGTTCTTCGTAACGTTCCCATTAGCAGTAGGGACTTATTATAGTGGCAGGGCATAATGTCCGTTATGACCACTGTAAGAGAAGAGCATATCTTAGCCGGTGTCGCACGATAACGATCGTTATCGGACTTTGTGGGGTTAGCCGTACCATCGAAAGATGAGAGGAGCCATAAACAGATGCTAATGTCGCGACTAAAGCTCCCAGTACGCCGATTTGTAGCAAAAAGCGAGGTCAGCAGGTGCTCAAAAATATTATATGAAATGTATGTTTAAACTTCTGTTTGGTGGCTTTCTTGGTTTCTTTATACCTTCATCTATTGTTGTGATCACTATGTTTGTGATCACCGCATTGAATGATGACAAGTCGTGTATTGTTATTGAGCCTACACCAGTCATCATATCGTCACCGAATCTACCAGAATCAAAACCAGAACCAAAAAGCCATATTAAAATGTTTGTTGGCACGATCAAAGAAATTGAGAAGCAAATCAATAAGTGGATCGATGACAACAATATTAAAGTGATCGACGTATCTGTTAGTGGGCCACTTCCGTATAATTCAGAATTTTATGTTATAGTTCACTATCAAATTGATTGAGCGTACTGAACAGGGCTGGGCCAAAGAGTTCAACAATCTGTAAAATTGCCACCTTCGGGTTTGTGGGTTCGAATCCCTCTACGCTCACCACTAATATTTGGGGCCGATAGATTCGACTATGGATCTAAATCGGATGACTGCGCATCGCGGTTGATCTCGAGGCCGCGTTAATACGAGATCGAAAACACAAACGGCAAGACACCTCTTGCTTTAGCGGCTTAACGCTACGTCGATTGTAATGACTCCGATAATTACATGAGACGTTAAAACATCGGATGGACATCTTTTAGTGCTTCGAATGATAGATGTCGACATAATTCGAAGCTATAAAATCGTTGAAGCTGGCTGCTCCTGAGACGATTTCAAGAATTAGCGCAGCCTATATGCGTAGATGTCACTGAGGATGAATCATAGGACGAGGCTGAAACACGCCTCCGGCTCCACCAAAATACGGTGGTTGAAGGCAAAGAGTCGAGCCGCCTGGCTGTGACCCAGGCTATTAACGGGTGCGAGTCCCGCCAGCCACCCCAATCGCTAGCGTAGGTTAGTGACAGACCCCATCATTGGTAATGATGAAGCAGCGGTTTGATTCCGCTCGTTAGCTCCAGTATTTAAAAAATATTATGTCAGAACGACCAAATAATGATATGTTGTATGTGAACATTATAATTATAGCTTGTGTTTTGATATTTTTAATGGTTAAATTTGGATTTGATTATGGAAGGTGAAATGAACGGGAGTTCATCGCTTGCTCGAAACAAGATGGTACTGAAGAGTATGGGGATCAACACCTCCACCTTCCGATAAAAATAATATATGTCTTCACTACGATCAGCACTTGAGGATCTTGTTAGTTTGCTGGACAATGACAAATTGGCTAGCATTGATAAAATAGCGTCAACTATTGAAAGAGAATTCAATGTAGATCTCAACAATTTTATTGGTCATGGGGATATGGGTTATGCTTGGTTATTATCAGGCGGATTTGTTTTTAAATTGACTATTGATAATAATGAAGCAAATGCAGCTGCCAGTCTAATTAGTAAAAGACATCCAAATGTTGCAGCATACTATAGAGTTTACAAAATAGGTGATCTAGATTTATTTGTAATATTACAAGAATATGGCGGGAAACCATTGACAGACCCTGACCTCAAGAGAACTTTAGATGCATTACCAAATGACACAGACGAAATTGTCAGTCAATTAAAAGCACACTATGATAAGACAAAGAACAATGCATTTAAGCAATTGTTAGATGGGATGCAATGGATTCGTGATGAGGGGGTAGGATATTTTGATTTGCATTCCGATAATGTAGTGCAATCGAACGGGATCTATAAGATCATTGATGTTGGTGGTGGTGATGTTGAAAAACATAAACTTAGTGTAATAAAACTTGAAAATAGACTTGATTCTGCGTTTTCACATATTGATATAATAGGACTATGAACAAAATGAAGGTCGGTGTCGATATAGATGGCACCATCACTGACTATCCTGAATTTTTTTCCACATTAATAAGATCTGACATTTTTGAAATTCATATAATAACAGGAAGGGATCCTAGTTGGCATGAAGAGACCATATCAGATTTGGATAAATTTGGAATTTCGAAATTTGAAAAAATTCATTATGCAAACGACTGGTCTGATAAGGGTAAAATTTGTGTTGACAATAACATAAAAGTCTTATTTGAGGATATGGATGAATTTATAGCATCAATCCCTGACTCCGTTGCTGTATTTAAGATTAGGAACAATGGCAATTTTAAGAGGGGAATGTGGCTGTAATTGATTTGTTCCGTGGGCAATATGATTTTCTTTCTAATTTTTACCCAGTTGAAATTGAATACAGTGGTGTAATCTTTCCTTCTACGGAACACGCATATCAAGCAGCTAAAACTCTAGATCCATTAGAACACGAAGTCATAAAAATGGCTGCAACTCCAGGCAAGGCAAAGAGATTGGGGCGCGGTGTGACATTACGTGATGACTGGGATGTCATAAAGATTGATGTGATGCGTGAATTAGTTAAACAAAAATTTACAAAATATCCAGATTTGGAAAAGAAATTATTGTTGACAAGTGATGCTGAGCTGATTGAAGGAAATACATGGGGAGACCGTTTCTGGGGTCAATGTAGAGGTGTTGGAGAGAATTGGCTTGGTAAAATTTTGATGGAAATCAGAACTAGTTTAATGAAACATTAGGAAGGTTGTAGGAAATGGTTCCTAACTGGGCTTGAACCCCAGGCCAGCTGAAAGGCTGATCGTTCGATCCGATAATCTTCCGCCATGCGGCTATGGTGTAGCTTAGTAGCACGAAACCTTGCCATGGTTTAAGCACGGGCGCGCATCCCGTTAGCCGCTCCAACATTAATGCACTGGTCGTCCAGAAGCTAGGACACTCGGTCGATAACCGAGCAA